ATTCCGGAAGGTGGCTTAGGCTATTGTAACCCAACGTCAACTCTTCCAATTTCTGCAAGTTGCCGAATGATTCCGGAAGACTGCTCAGGTTGTTGCCACTCAAATCCAATTTTTTCAAATGATGTAAGTTACAGATTGATTCTGGTAGGTTACTCAGATTATTAGTTGACAAATTCAACTCTTCCAAATTTTGCAAGTTGCCGAAGGATTCAGGCAGGCTGCTCAGATTGTTGTCAAACAAATCCAACCATTGCAAACTATGCAAGTTGCCGATAGATTCAGGTAGTCCTGACAATAGTTTTCCGGAAAGGTTAACCCTTGTTGTTGAACGCAAGAATCTGAGGGCTTCCACCTTGCTTGTTTTTGAAATGCCATCAAGATTTTTCATCCAAAATTTCAAATCAAAAATCTCCTCAATCAGAGAATCAATGTCAAACTCTTGACCCTGTGCTACCATGATGGCAAGTTCAATGTTATCCGGTGTTCCGGATTTTAGAAGGCTTGTGAGCTTTGACTTTATATCAAACTCCTCCTCCTCTTGTATGTTCCCAAAGAAGCCCTCATTCAAACGCTTCTTCATTATTTTATTTATTTTGCTTATGTCCATTTTGTGTTTAAAAGTTTATTTTATTTATATGTAGATTTTTCATCTAGCTTTTATTTTTAAATATCTAATGCAAATCCTAGTGATTCGGATAATTCTTTTAGCCGTTTTACTTCAGATGGTCTCAATGGATTATTCTTGACACTGAGCACTTTGAGAGAAGTTAGACTCTCAATTATATGTGAACACTCTTTTATAGCATTTTCATGAAGCATTAAAACTCTTAGGTTTTTTAAATTTGATAAGGTTTCAGGAAGTTCACTTATCTGATTTCGACCAAGTGAAAGTTCATTTAAATTTTGCAGACTCCCAATTCCTCTTGGCAGTGATGAGATTTTATTTCTTGATAGATTCAATTCTACTAATGGGTGAAGATTTGCTATGCTTTCCGGAATAAATTCTATTTGACTGTCAATCGCAATCAATTTTTCAAGAGTATATAACTTTGTTATTGGTGTTGCGATTGTTAGAAAGTTATTTTTGCTTATGTCTAGGTGTTCTAATTTGCGTAAATTTTCAAATTCAATCGGTATGTCTGAATCCTCCATATATTTTGTATTGAAAACAGCATAGGTTAAGTTTTTAAAATATCCAATACTTGATGGAATTGAATCATAATTTGGCCAATTGACTGTAATATGTTTTCTTTTTAAAAGTTCTTCCACTACTTCTAAATTACTTAAATCTTTTCCGAAATTTACATAATCTCTCCAATATGACAATTGAAATTCGTGAGCAAGTAAATCGTCAAAATCTAAATTGTACATCTCACAAAAATTTTGAGCTAATTTGATATTACTAATATCACCTGAACGAATAAGCATTATTATTTTTTCTTCAGCATCAAACTCCTCTTCATCGTTTTCTGAAATTGTGTTTACAGTTTTTTTAAATTGTGATTCAGTCATAATCACTTTTAATATCTGAGATTTCATATTTTGCAGATGTGTTATTAATTATATATGAAATAAATTGTTTGGGCATCAATATCCCAATGAAGTTTCAGCCAAAATCTAATGAAGTCATCGATAATTTCAAAGGGGATTCCATAGTTTCTTTGGATGTCATTGTAGATTTTTTCACTAATGAAGGTTAGACTTCCGGATAATTCGATTATCTTTTGACCTTTTTCATTATATCCAGTTTGCCCCTTTGGAGAATTAACGAGTTCAAAGGAATATTTGTTATCCAAAAGTGATAAAACCTCCTTTATTTTTGAACTATATCCCGAATCGTTAATAACATCGAAAAACTCATCAAAGTTCGATTCTCTTAGTAACTTAGTAATAAACCTTCTCATAAAAATATTCTTAAAATTTCAACATTGGTGTCCGGCTTGAACACGGTGTATGTTGCTAGGCTGTCTTTCATTGCTATGAATCCGTCAAAGCCTAAATCCCTCAATGTGAATTTAAATTCAACATCATCAAAAAAGTCTTCAGTCGTTTTCATTTCCTCATCATCCAATGAACTATAATCTTTATTCCAAAGACCCATCAAAAACATCACAAAGAGTTCTTTGTGCATCTTTTGAGATTTTAAGCTTACCTTTGAAGGTAAATGCTTCAAAAGGATTGAACGATGCGTAGGGTTATAAATATCAAATAAGTTACCTGTTATTTCAACTTCCATTAAATAGAAGATTTCTTCATCTATATAATCCTCAACACTTTCTTTTGCATCTTCCCTGCTAGAAAAGAATTGATACTCATCGATGTTGAATTTGTGGTCTCCTATGAAATCCTGCTCGATAGCTCCGTAGGCGATAATATTATTCATTTACTCATAAATATTTAAAATGGTGTATTTTCAAAAAAAAAGCCGCTCAATTGAGCGGCTATAAATTATTTCACTTCAAATTCGTGGCGAAGCTCTCCGCCTTCTGAGTCAGCAAGAACCATGATGTAAGTGCCTTCTGATAGGGACTGTACATTGAGGGCTTTGTAGTTATCTCCTTGATGAATTCCTACATTATTCTCGCCGAGCTTGAATCCCTCCTCGTCGAAGATTTCCATTTTAAAGGTTTGATGCTCCGGAGAATCGAGAGAGAAAACAAACATTCCATCTGTGACAGCTGCTGTTGAACAACTGAAGTTTGCCTTCAGCATTTTCGTTTTTTGGGCAGCAAAGAGTTGGGATTTGATATTTTTGACAGCTGTCCCATCTTCTGCACTTTCTTGGTTTGAGAACTTGATGTTGATAAGGCTTTCCGCCTTTAAACCTCTAGTTCCGTTCCCTTCTACTTCGATAACCCCAAGAGGGGCTGTGGGTTCAGTCTGGCATGAGAAGGTAAGTAATGCCAATAAAATAATAATAATTTGCTTCATTTTATTTTTGTTTGTTTGTTTGTAAAAGAAAACAGAAAAATCTCCTCGGAAGTTCCGAGGAGATTTTGAAATTTCTATTGACGTTTAATTGTCATTTTTTTGTTTATTTCCGCACCCGTTTCGTCTGTTAATTGAAGAATATAAGTACCGTCTTCCAATGTTTTAACATTCAGGTTGCGATAGTTGCTGCCTTCAGTAACTTCGAGTTCGCGGTGAGCAGCCAATTCATAACCTTCTTCATCAAACATTTTCATTGTAAGGTTTTTTTGTTCTTCCGATTTTAGGGCAAAAACAAAAACATCATCTTGAACAGGTTCATCCGAAGCAATAACTTCAATGTTCAAAGTTTTGGCAACTTTTTCAGCAGTCATCAATGTAGTATAGATTGTGGCAACAACTTGTTTGTCATCATTGTTATCCATCAACAAAACCACTGCAACCATTTTTTCTTCTTGAACCGGAGTTGCAAATGCGAAAGATGCGATAAGCATCAGAATAAAAGATACAATAAAATTTTTCATGTTTTGTTTGTTTATTTATAAATATTTGTTCCTAGCGTAATTTGATGGAATTTTTTAAATTGACTTCCATCCTGTCAATAGTTTCAATTGGAACATCATGGCTATTTTGTTCCTCATGGTATTTTTCAACCACAATTACAAAAACTGTATAACCATTTTCTTTTGCTATGTCCATATAGCGTTTGAATTCCGATAGCTTAGTGTTTGTATTTGCAAGGGCAATTCAAAATTACTTGTGGCACAGCAATAGCGTTATTATATCGCTCAATAAATTTTTGAATGTTTAACAGTTCATTTTTTTTGCATATCGTTTGTTTTAAAATTGCTTCTATATCGTTTTCCCAATATGGAATAACTAATAGATGATAACCATTATCAGTAGCAAATTGTTCCTTTATGCTGTCATTTTTAATACGCAACAGATATTCTTCTTCACCTCCGAAAAAATCATTAGGGGCATAGTGTTGATTACCATGATATTCGATAAGTAAATTGTGTGATTCAATGTAAAAGTCGAATGGAAGCAATTTTTTGTTGACACAACCCTCAAGTTTTTTTTGTTGCTCAAATGTAATTCCCATTGATGACAATATGCTGCATATTTGGGACTCACCCTTTGAATTTCTACATACTGGGCAACCTTGCCCAAATAAATGGTCACATGGTCGTTGATAAAAAATGCCATGTTTTGGGCAGGTTATTGGAACTTTGGTTTTATTGTTTTTATACTCAGTGATGTAACTATAACCATAAGTATAATTATGAAGTTCGTTACCTCGTTGCATAAATTCGTCGAGTGTCGCCCGTTTCGATTCGATAGTTCTCGCTCTTCCACACTCCCTACAGCCATTACCAACTAGGTGGTCTCTAGGTCTTTGATAGAATAGACCATGCTTTGGGCAGGTTATTGGAACTTTTGTATTATTATTTATATACTCTGTGATTTGACTATAATCGTAAGCAAAGTTGTGACGTTCGTTTCCTTGTTTTATGAAGCTATCAAGACTATGCTTTGTATTCTTGTTTTTTCCACCCCCTTCCCGACACATTCTATATAAGATTTCTTACTTTTAAAATTGCTCTAATGTTGTCAATCAAATCATCAATCGAAGCTCCATTATAGACGATTTCATCGAATTCTTCAAAGGAATCTAATGCTGTCTCAGGAATGGAAAATCTTTCTTCTAAGAATAGATGATATTCTTTTGAAGGTTCAAAACCTTCACAGAGGGTTATACGCTCAATGAAAATCTCCATTGGAACTTTCTCGATTTCCCAAGAATAGTGTGTTATCCAGTTGTTTTGTGTTAAAGTCACTAGATTTTTAAAGTCTTCCTCATACCATTCTCGGCATGTTTTCAATCTCACAACCTTCAAAAACAGCGGGTTTGAACACTTACTTTTGATTGCTGCAATTTCATTTGGATAACGTGTATCCGTGATAATCCAGTCTTGTTCATCTGTATAGTCGGAAACAGTGGAAATTATCCAAGCATTTGGTGAAATTTTTCGGCGGACACAGTCCTCAGCCAAAGTTTTCATCAGTAACCTTGGAGTTGTTTTCACCAGCACATAGTTATGCCCCTCAAGAAGTTTTGAAGCTTCTGTTGAAGTGACATGAAAATACGGCAATATGTCTCCTTCATCATTCTTATAAACCCACCATTCCGGGGAGAGGTAGGAGTTTTTAAACTCTCGGTTTTCCAAATCAATCATATCACATCCAATCATAAGTGCAACCATTTGCTTTAGTTTAGCTGCAAACTTCTTTTTCATTGGGTAAGGAAAGTTTTCAACTCTCTTTGAATTTAAATTCACGCTTGAGAGTTTAAAATCCATGCTTTCAGCTTCTAAAAAAAGACCTTGTATAATTTTGCCAACGAGGTCTTTCCCTGAATTTATTTTTCCTGAGATTGATATAATCATTCTTTTTTTTATTTAATTGGTTTCAAAATCTTCGTCGAAATCGTCTAGGTCGTCTTCAAAATCATTATCGTAATCTTTCAAATCCTTTCTTTCAAACTCACCAAATTCATTCATTTGGTAAATTTCATATTCGTGTATTTCGAGTGCAGCGATTACAGAATTATGCTCCTCATAGATTGATACAAGTTCCTCAAAATCTTCAGCAGATAAAGGAATTTTTGACTCTCTAAAAAATGACAGTAATTGCTCTCTTGTATCAAACCTCTGAGGGATGTTAGTCCCAAGGGCTACAATTTCAAATGGCATTTCATTAAAACGCTCATAGAATACACCCTTTGAAACAACAATTTCCTCCTCTGCTGAGGGGAACTCATTTATCACGTGAAGGATAAAAGTCTTTAGTCCTAATTTTACAGCTTCTCGATAATCACCATAATATTGGAACACATCTACGTCACCCTCTTCAAGTACAATTGCACTCTTTTCAGTTTCAGTGACGATTGAATTAGCCTTTTTTTGAAGCTCTTCCCAAGAAGTTTCAATTTTTTTATAGAATTTAATTAATATCATTATCAAGTTTTGCAATTACGGTCATTTTGTATACTTGGGAATATGATTTCGCAAATGCAATTGCCCTTGCTTCAGGATATTCCATATCCACTAAAAAATTTTTAACAATCATCTCTAAAGTCCGGGTCATATCATCGATAATAGCAGTCGTTGATTGAGGGGTGTTCAAACCCTTCTTTTCAAGAGCTTTTAATTTAGCATCCATCTCACTCTTCAATGCTGACTCAAACCTATGAATGATTTCTTCATGTGAAAGTCTATGATATTGGGATAGGAAGTTATAGCAATCTTCGTTCACTTTATAATCCTCCTCCATCAACCTGATTGTATCCTCCAAAAACTTAATCTGGGAGTCATCTAGTTCCTCTCGGTTCTCACATAGATATTCCCTAGTGTTTTTGATGTATGCTTTCATTTCTTCAAATTCGAACATATTCGTCCTTGGGGTAGTCTTTTATCCATTTCAAAAGCCCTTTATGTTGAGGCTTTTTAGATTTCTGTATGTAATAACTCTCACGAATTTTCCAAAAAGTCTCGTAAAACTTCTTCTCTTTTTCATAAGAAATTGAAATATTTCTATTGAAGCATTCAACTTCTTTGGAAGTTATATTAAATTCTTTGGAAGGCATGCAGCCGCATTTATATAACACTTGCTTGAAGTGAATCGTTCCCGCTGAAGAGCAAATTGCGTTAAAAATCATGTCTAACAATAATGGATTATGCACCAAAAATTTTTCACCCTGCATAATCTCAATATACATCCGCTCATACATGTAAAAAGCATCCTCAAAGGAAAGTTCTTTCATTCTTTTGAGGGTTGCCTTTTTTTTCATATAATGCTCATACGTTTTTGCAGCAATCGAGCGATTAGTTCCCACCAATTCCCCATCAGAATTATAGTTTCCTGAATCATGCTTCGATAATTGAAATGTTCCATCTCTGAGTTTTATCTCTCGCTTTGAATCTTTCCTCATAATGTATGTGAAATCGTAAGCGAGCCTGTTATCGATTGGCGTTTTATCCTTTGCCTTATAATTTGGGTTTGGTAAGGAAAAATATCCAACAACAAATATAATTACGAAAAAGCTATTGGGATTCATAAATTAAAAAGGCAGGCATTTTGTTGCCTGCCCATGCTACTGACTTCTTTTTGTTCTTACCATAGAATAGAATTAAATTGCTGAAGAAGTCTCTTTCTTAATTTGCGGAAGATGCAGGACTCGAACCTGCAAGTCTATCGACCAACTGTTTTCAAGACAGTCTCCTCATCCAGCCGGATACCTTCCAAAAAACAGGCTTCTTTTTTTTTTCAATTACATGAAATTGAAAAGAGAAAGATTGCTGAAGAAGCCTTAGAAAAACTGACAACTTTTTTTCGGTCAATGATTGATTGATTGTAAAAGATTGCTGAAGTTGTCGATATATTAACAAAAGCGTGTTCCAAAAAGTTCCCAAGAAGTAATTAAATTTCTACGAAATTAAAAATTTCTTGAGAAATTGCAAGCATCATCGCATCATAAGGGGTCATAGAGGATTTCTCCTTTGATTCTCCACTTAAAAGCAGTGATACAATTGAGCCATCATATCCACCTATGATAATAGTCCCCTTATCATTTATGGTCGATGGAAAATCCTTTGTTCGAGAAGCTACATTCCACCAAATAATTTGCATTTTTGGAAGACCAACTTCTCGTAGCTTACGCATTGCAGTTTCATAGTTTGTCTCATGAGATGAACTAGGATTGAACTGCATGTCTGAAACAACAAGCAATGTCTCTGGATAGTCAGAGACCGGAATTTCAGGATTGGCTTTGCGAATTCTGACTATTTCATCAATCACTGATTGGAAGTTAGTTGTACCCCACGCACAGTTGTCACCTGTAATCTGTCTAAACTTATCAGTGAACGTTCCCGACAGTTTTTTCACGGTGCTTTCAGTATCAAACATAATAACATTATCTTTGAAAGCGCCTTCATTTAGCGAGGAGAAATATATGCCAAGTCCAATGCAAATATCGTAGGCTGTAACACCATTCGCTACAGAGCACCCCATAGACATAGAAGTATCTAAGGCACACCAAACATTCCCTTTGATTGCCCCGTCCTTTCGACCGACTCGCAAAAGTTTTTCAAACTGTTTATTTACAGTGAATTCCTCTGCCAAACTAAGTTTGGCATTTTGCAATCTTTTCACCAATTCAAATGGGTAACCTGTGAATGCAACAACATCACGGCTTTTAATCCAGTCTATATATTTATTCTCCAAGCCCCATTTTTTAAGAAAGTTCTGACCCTTCTTATTGGTTGAGGTTAAACGGTTTAAGAATTTGCCACCGATTGTAGAGAAATTTAGCTCATCGAAGTTTTTTGCACAGATATCCCTTTGGAATTTGTGAGAAATTCCTGAAGCTTTAAATTTTCGGTAATCTCGTTCAGACCAACCCATTTCAGCCATGAGTTCAGACGCAAACTTAAACATTTGCTGTTTATGAACTGTATTTCTCTCCTTTCTAATTGTCGGAAGATACTTTTTGATATTTTCAGTATGGTATGCTGCCGATGCTTCATTTTCTGAAGCACGGATAGTTTCCGCAAATAGGAATACTATTGCATCCAAGCTGATGATGCCCTCAGTGTCCAACTCGTAGATTGTTAATAGGTCTTTCCATGAACCGACTTCAGGGAGCAGGTGCATGTTGGCATAGAAAATGTTAGGATGATTTTTTGCAACCCAAATCAATCTTTGAAAAATCTCGTAGCGTACACCCATCCCCTTTTGAACTTTTTCAGTTCTGATTTTTCCTTTTAATTGTCTTGTTACCATTCTCCAATAGAACAGCAACTTCATTGTCACTTCAGGGTTTTCACCCCAAAGTAGTGCCATATCTCCATAGATTTGTTGTTTATCTCTAGGAGTAATATATGTAGCGACTTTAGCGAATTGGTCAACAGCAATACTACCTGTTGAAGAATTAGACAATGCACCGTTTTCTGTGCGAGTGTTTTTAGTTGTAGTGGCGTTTAAAAATTGGTTCATTGTTTGTTTTTTTTTATTGTTCAAAAATATTTTCAATTCTCAAGATTTCTCCTAATCTTAGGATTAGGTCACCTGGTTCAATTTCAACTTTAAGACCATTACTGAAGGTAATGGTTTCATGTTTATCGGCAATTAAAATACCTTCAAAAGAAACTTCAAATTTCGGAAGATGATTTCCATATCCATTGGTGAATTCAACTGTATTGATGGATTTAAGTGAACCGTCTTTATTAAAGAGGCGGCTTTTAATCCAATCTGTTGGCTTCCGATATTCAGCCTTTTTCTCCCCACTAAGCATTACTTGAAATGGTAGCCTATTGAGTGTTAGTTTGAGGCTATTTTTGGAATTTTTCATATATCAGTTTAATCCATTCGCCCATTATGAAATATTCGGTCTCAAAGGGATGTTTTACTGCTTCAAAATTTTTTATTTGGTACACTTTAAAGTTTCCATTTGGGAGGCTATAAAAAAATTCCTCTTTTTCGCCGATAATTTCTCCTGCCTGTACGATAGGCGTTTTATGGCTAAAAAACGGGGTAATTTCCCCGAATTCAGGGTCTATGTGTTTCATAATATTTTGTCTGCAAATATTGTTGCTACTTGTGGCATACTTGTGTTTTTCACTGAAGTTTTAAAGCCCCTACATTCACAAAGGACTTTACATTCTTCAACCATCATGTGGCTAAGCCACATTTCTTTTGAATTATAGTCAAGGTCGATTTGCTTTATGGTTAAAATCGCTTTGACATATTCAGCAACTTCTAAAGAGAGTTCTGTCTCTTTTTTTAGCCTTGAATAAATCTCATAACGCAAATCTTTTCTATTTCGTTCCCTTTTATGAGATTTTTTTACAATTTTCTTTTGATATTTTTCAAAATCCTGATGAATTTCACTAAACTTCCTAAAAATTCCTCTGACACCTCTGTTTCCAAACCGAAATGCAATCACAGTCGTGTAAGTTATTTCTCCTTGTTCGAATTTAGAGTCTGTTCCAATGTAAACTTCAAACTCTTCTTTTGAAGCCTTCAATTCTTCGCAAAAGGATATAATATCTACTTCTTGCTTATTATCATATCTAAACATTGTTTTAAATCTCATCTGTAAGTAGTTTTTTATTGAATCTTATCCATCTTGTATATAATGCTTCCTCAGCTCTTGAGTCAGATGAATTTATCTCTGCTTTTAATTTATACAAGAAGTCAGAACTGTCAATTTGTTCCATTAGTGCTTTCAAATTGAGGGCGTTGATTATTGTGTCTGTATATGATGCTCTTGTATGTGAACTCTTCACGTCCCCAGCGTAAATGAAACCTGTATGTAAGTCAAGGCTCATCGAAAATTCAATTTCTGCTTGGCCTTGAAATATAGAACCTTCAGTCGTTAGAATTATATCCTCAACCTTAATAAAAATTGCATTCCTCATAACTCCGAGTGGCAATCGAATCTTCAATTCTCCAGACCTAAGAAATGTGCTTTCAAGTATACCAATAATCGTATCGATTGAGTAATGGTGAGGCGGAGAGTTGACATAAATCCCTTCGACGAAGCCCCTTATTCGCTCGTTGACTTTTATTTGCTCTCTTTGGAAATACAATTCCCTAAACCAATTGGGAATTTCATTTGGTATTATTAACATATTTATATGAAAAGTTTATATGAAAACCTTTCTGTTAGTACTTTACAAATTAGCCAACATCATAATCCCTATTATATTGGTTTTAGCGTTTGTTGTTGGCGTATATTTCAATCTCATAAAAGTGCAAATGTTACAGCCTGCAATTGCGATACCCGTTTGTCTAATACTTGGCGGACTTTTAGTTTTTGCATTCGGTAAACTTATAAAGTTATGGTAGTATCAATCATTATAGTGATTTTAGTCGCAATTATTGCCGGGCTTTCAAAGGCTGTAGCAGATATTGTTGAACATCGTGATAATTGGGTAAAATCAATTTTTGCGGCATATAAACCAAGCTCATTTTGGGGACCAAAAGATATAACATGGTTTAGAAAGTATCGCTCGCTATTGACTGTAACCATTTTTGTCTTCACCACTGATATTTGGCACTTTGCAAATTTTATCCGACATTCCTTCACTTATGTGGCTTTGGTGACTTTTTTTATTTTAGGCGGAAGCTTTTGCATTTTTCATGGGTTAATATTTTTAACCATTTACATTACATTATTTTTAACAGCATTCAATATTTTCTACCACAAAATTCTTAGAAAATAGTTAAATTCTGTCCCATTGAGATTGAGATATCGCAATGACATTCATTATAACCCCACCATTTGCAAAAGGTGAAAAAATAGATGATTGACCCTTTTCCACAAAGGGTTTAATTAAAAGCATAACTGTCCCAACTTGCCCCATGATTCTGATGTAATCTGCAATTTGCTCTCTTCTTGGTCGATTTATTGTTGTTATTGTAAATCCATTTTTTGGCAGTTTTATTTGCCTTGATTCAGGGTTATTTTCAACCAAGAATGAAACCCCCGGGGTAATTGGAGTAACACTTCCATCCCTTTCCACTTCAACATAGTCAGAAGTGATGAATTTTATAGGAAAAGGCCACTTATCTCTTGGGAGATATTGCTCTATTTCTGCATAAAGATGATGATGCTCCATTAATTCATTTGTGGTTTTTCTGTTCCGTTTGCCAAGGAACTTTGCTTATTTACTATTTTTGTACAACCACAATCATGGTCGAATTCCGGCTCTTGAAGTATTGAGTCCATATATTCTTCAAATGTCATCGTTTCAAATCCATCAACCCTCATAAGCCATTCTTCGGAATGTATGTAGGTTATATGAACTTTGAAGAACTTCTGAGGATTGACTATCCTCCAATGAAAAAATGCGGAAAGCTCTTCTGAAGCTTCTAATTTTCTTTTGTTTGCATCCTTATTCATAAGCTCAGCAAACATCGAAATTATGCCAAGAAAATATTCTCTATCTTCACCTCTCTCCACTCCCATGTCATTCAAAACTTCGTGAAACAGTTCTGGTTCTTGATTATTCAGGTTTTCCATTTTGTTCTAGCTCTTCTATTTGTTTTTTTATTTCTGCACATTTTTCATAATCCTCATTTTCCAATGAAGCTTTTAAACTTCTTTTGAGTTCTATCAATCGCTCGGTCATATCTACTTCTTTGGTGGGTTGAGTTTCTTTTGAATCATCAACAACCATAATGACTTGAGAGGTGATGCCACCATCTTCACTAATGTGAGACACCGTTACACGCTTTATTAGCTCCTCAGTGACCTTTACCTCCCCACCATATTTTTGTTTTAATTGCTCCATCCTTTTGATGGTATCTTCGAGTGTTTGCTCATTATTTGAGCCAAAAAATGATTGGAAAAAACTATCAAGCATATTTTTATTTTTTTTTGTCTGAAATAGCAAAAAGCAAGCCAATGACATTTTGGCTTGCTTTTTTTTTCTTATTGTTTTACGAAAACCGGGAATTTTCGGTAGGCGATTTCAAAATCCGCCATCCATCCAGTTTCTGCACTTGACGAAATGTTGAACTGTTTGAATTTAGTCTTAGCTTTACCTGAAATACGATATACCTTGTAAGTTCCCGTTTCCATATATGACATTCTTATAGGGTCATAACGTCTCATGGAGAGTGTGTGCTCACCAAGATATTCAACGGTTTCTATTTCATTGCCGTTGACCTTGCCATTCGCACTCCATCGACATTGGCAATTTTGGCTTTCGATGAAATTAATCTTCATTAATCCGCTTTGGGAAATTAATGTTGGCTGGGGAACAATCTGTGTAAATCCGGGTACAGGGGCTTGGGTGTATGAAACTCCCATAACAAATGGGTTTTGGGCATTGATGCCATTGAACGACACGTTTTGTGCCATAACTAATGAACCACTTGCAGTGTCACCTTCAAGTCCAAACGAGTTCAAAGTGTTGGCATTTGAGTAAGAAACCACTTCGTTTCCGACACTATCCAAAACTGTAACTTCTACAAGTTTCAGGGTATCAATACTTCCAATGGGAGTCGGCGGAGGTAAAATGTTATTGTTTTGTTGACAAGACGCAAACAATAAGCTTGAAATTGCGAAAATTACAATAATGTTTTTCATGTTTTTCATGTTTTTCATGTTTTTTTTGTTAATCAATCCAGCCGTTCTCAAAAACTTGCACAAAATCAAACATGTGCAGTTTTTGTTCCCAATTCATCGACAGGCTAGGTGCTGAAAAGCACCGAACTCCCATCTCCAAGGGCTGACACGGTGGAACTCACCGCCAATTTTTTCAGGTTGATGCTTGCATTCAAATCCCTGTCAATTTCGAGGTGACAAGAATTGCAAACATATTTTCTCTCAGAAAGTTTCAAACTTTGCTTCTTGTTGCCGCAGTTCGAACACAACTTGCTGCTGGCAAAGAAGGTGTCCGCCAAAATGACTTCTCCTCCATACCATACTTTTTTGTACAACAGTTGCCTTTTGAACTCGAAAAATCCACCGTCAAGGATTGCTGATGCAAGCTTTTTGTTTTTCACCATGTTCTTCACCTTCAAATCCTCTATCACCACCACTTCAAAGTTCTTGGCGAGATAGGTTGTCAGGTTGTGAAGACAGTCCTTTCTCACATTCGCAACCCTTGCATGTATTTTTGCAAGCTTTTGAACAGATTTTTTGTAGTTGTTGCTTTGGTTTTCAGCACCTCTAACAAATCTTCTGCTCACTTCCTTTTGTTGCCTTCTGAGCTTTTCTTTTGCCTTTCGATAAGGCTTTTTATTTTTGAATATTTCTCCGTTGCTGAGTGTTGCCAAGGCTTTTATACCTAAGTCAACACCAACGACAAGTTCTTTCTTTTTTGTGATAGCTAGAATGTGTTCGACTCTGAATGTGATGAACCAATGGTCTGCTGTCCTGCTGATGGTGCAGTTTTTTATCGACTTAACCTCTAGGGTTTCGGATAATTTTACCCACCCGATTCTCGGAAGTTTGACTTTGTTATCTTCTATCCTTATTCCATACTTACCATTATCTTCCAAGTAGAATGAATCGCCTCTTCCTTTCTTTTTATACCTCGGTAGTCCTTGCAAACCTATTGATACTTTAACTCCGTTCACATGTTTGTAGTGAAGAAGCTTGTATCCGGATTGCTTTTGCAGGCGGTGAAAGTTCTTGTAGGCTGTTTCAAGATTCCTCAGTGCTTGTTGTGGGGCACACTTTGACACCTCATAATACCAAGAGTGTTTCTTTTTTACTGTTGCTACAAGCCACTTGTGAAGGGTGATGGCGGAAGGGATTGATTTCCCGTCTTTAAATAAGTCATTGCAATAGTTCAAAGCCTGATTGTAGGCATGGCGAGCTGTGCCTGCATGTTTTGCAAACATCTCCCGCTGCACCTTTGTCGGCTCTAATCTTATTTTTAATGACTTATATTGCATTTTCTACTTATCTATCAGCTATGCAGCAATACTAAAAAAAACTTATACCTTGTATGGCAATTAATATGCCAATGGTTAGAAATGTTACACTTTGTTCAAATATTCTTTAGCTGCTGCTAGCCTTTTTTAGGCGATTTAAAGCTTAAAGGCTCAATTCCTGTTTTCAGGAATGTTTTAAGCTCTGATTTTATAGTTATTCGCTCCGCTTTTGATTTCGACTTCTTCGCATAACGTCTAGCATTAGTTGAAGAAAATCCTTGCCGACCTCTATTTGTTTTTGCTTCGTAATTCATAACACAAGAGTTTTTAAAATTGTTCCAAAGAAATTACACTTTTTTCATTTGTACTATAAATTTTCTGAAAAGAAGTGTATAATATGTTATTTCGTATCGCTCGCCTTCTTTTATGTTGTGAAATGTTTCTGAAGGATACCTGAATAACCCACCTATAAATATATAAGTTCCACTTTCTGTAGAAATTTTAAAATCTGTTTGATAAACAGCACCACCCGGATTTACACCAAAGTAGTGCTGAATCTCTTTTTTATTTACAATTTCCGTTTTCCTTTTCATAGCATATCAAAGTCTTGTATCAAGTTCTTCCTCAAATTCTTCTTCCTTGATTCGGCTTGTGACAAGGCTTACATACCTTTCGTTGGATTCTGTTATATCCTTCGGATGAATTTTCAAAATTTCATTTGAAATTTTTACTTCATTTTTTGAGATTTTCAGTTTCTTACCAATATTTCGACGGTCAAGATGGTATAGATATTTATATGCAAAATCCCAACCATAAATCATTCTGAGGTAGTTGGTATTTCGAACTTTCAAGCATGGGGTTTTTTCGACATCGATTTGTTCAGGTTTAATCATGATACCCTCCATATTTTTTGCTACAAGCCCATCAAAGAATTGCTTGGTGTATTCAACACTGTCTTCAAAATTTTTATCTGCCAATGAAACAACTAAAAATGCGTCATCCGAAACTTCGTAAAATCCAAAAGCATTGGAAGTTTGGAGGTGCTGTGTTCCGTTCAAATAGACTTTTTTCAATACGTTGAACGGTTTGAAGTGAATTGTTGCCTCCTTACCATAAATATCGAGCTGCTCTTTATATTTTTCTAATTGACCAAGCATAAAACTTGGGTTTGGAACAAGGCTTTCTGTTACAATCTTATCCAATGCCTTATAAGCAGATATTTCATGCGGCTTGAACTCGGAAATATCACCTTCAGCAGACTTCAAAAGAAATTCTGAAAATTCTTTTGATTTTGAAAGTGTTTCCAATTTATGGGTTATTGAAGACTTTTTAAGCTCCTGTGCATGTGACAAGCAGGCATTATAGTAAGATAGAAAATCCCGTTCAATCAACTTTTTGCCCATTGCAGCCCAAGGCATCAACTCAGCTTGAACGATTACTAATTCCAAGTCGGTAAAATCGAACCTTGTATGGATTGGCTTAACCGCCTCTAATAAAGCATTCCTATCTAAATAGTCTATTAAATGCCCCTCCCTTGAGGTGAATTTCGTATCATTTATATCCTTTGATAAATAAATGTCACAATAAGACCCCATATACTTAGGTTGTACAACAACTTCTTGAACGCCTTCGTTCTTAAAGTGGAGCAATGCCTCATATATAGATTCAATTTCCGCTCGCTCAATGTTTTTCGGTGCAGGAGAAATTGTTGGGGAGAAGTGCATAATCTTCTCTTTTATTGCCCAGAATATACGAGCTTGTTCTTTGTCGTTTTTTTGATTTCGTCGCATTTTAATTTGTGTTATTATCAGTGAATGATTGAATTCTTTCTTGGTAGCTCAAGAAGAGTGTTAATTTTTCTGTGTAAATTTCACTCTCCTTTACAGCCTCCTGTACAAAATTCTTTTTTGTCTGTGTAATTGCAGAAAATAAATCCTGCTTCCATGTTTCAGGTTTTAATGTAAAAAAAGCATCATAGCCAGTTTTCATCCTATCAATGTTCAAGCAGAAATGCTTGTCATAGTACTCATTTTTGAGCGGTAATGTGCTGAAACCAATAGGTTCGGTTGGATGAGATATAGTTAGCCTAAAATAGTCACTATCTTCTTTCAATTCTATCGAACTTATATCGCAAAAGTCGATGAAATCAACTTCTCCTGTTAATTTTTCAGGTTCACTAATGCTATGTCCTCCAAAAGATAATCTTATCCCTAAGATTTTATCACCTTTTTTTAATGAGCCTATTCCTTTTTTCTCTAGTTGTTCAGACTCTTTTCGCTTTAATAGTTCTAAAGCTGAACTAATCTGTGCTTGGAGAGCCTCAAGCTCCTGCAAGGTCATTTTTTTTATATCCATGCTTTTTATGCTTTTTTTATTACTATTGCAAATGATGGGCTGATACCCTCATAAGAATCTCCAATTTGAATCTCATGAGTTTTAACACCCATTTTCTCAATTTGAATTTTGAAGGCTTCAAATTCTGACCTGTTGAATTCAAACTTGTGGTCATGATGTCGGAATTCATGGTCGAGTTCATAGAACTTGTTAAAATCCCTATTTGGAGTTGTGAGAATAAAGTTATCAAAGCTAACCCTTTCGATTACAGTTTTCACAAGTGAGATTGCCTCCTCAACTTCCATGTGTTCAATGACTTCTGTCAGTATAACATCAACCAATTCCTTTGAACGGTAATCTTCAATAGAATCGAGAAACGTTATATCATGCTTGTAATTTTCTTTTAATTTTTCGACAAACTTAACATTTCCTCTATCAATGTCAACAGCAAAATAAGAATGATTCTCACTCATGTGTTTCAAAAGTAGTTTACCATATCGCATTTCACCACATCCAATGTCCAAGATGGATTTGAGGTTTGGTAGCAAAATATCCCGGATTGCTTGCATTCGTTGTGTATGGGTATCTCCAAATGCGAGTTGCAGGTTTGGTATTACCTTATCAAGTTTATGCTTCATTTTTTTGAATCGTTCTTCATAGGGTAGAAGTCGGTTTTTAAATAAATAAACCACAAAGTAGCAAGGTTTGGTGTTCTCCAAAACTTTTATGTATTTTTCTGCCAACTGTTCATCAAAGCGGAAAAACTGTTCGTTTGTTACTGCAATGAATAATGCAGACAATAAAAGCAAGTTAAAGGCGTAAAAGACTGTCAACTCCCCTTTAATGGTCAGCGAGTAGAGATTGAAAGAAACTTTCTCGACTGAAATGCAGTCATAGTATTTGGATAAAATAAATTTTCCATTTCGAACCCAGTTTGAGTCGATATATATCGTTGGAACATTTATTTCTATTTCATGAGGCTTGTCAACCTCACCAATAGTTTTACCTAGCCAAGGTAAATCCTTTGCTTCAAATTTTTCCTTGTCAAGGATATGGCGGAAGAGCTCGGATGCAATGCTCAGTATAATTTGCGGATTACAATAAGATTGGTAATCCAACGCATGATTTTCGTCACAGAACGAATATTTTGAGTCTTGGAAGATGACTTCATACTCATTATCTGAAGCACAGTTGCCAATTATAACCCCATTCCTGAGAGGCTTGAGGTCTAATCCTTGGAATGTATCTTTATTCTTGAGTAGAATAGAGAGAAGTTCCGGATTTTTAGATTTGATGTTAATTTTCATTTGATTTTTTTTTATTATCAATAGTCAATTAACAACAATCGATACTTCAAAGTTTCATTGCGGGAGTTTTTTTTTTACATAAATATTTGAATTTTAACTATAGGTAAAATAAATGGCTTTTTTTCACCAAGATAGCCAAAACATAATTTTTTCACCTCTTTGGTACGCAAAGTTAGACATTAAATAGTTATTTATAATTGGCAGGCGGTCATCGTCTAAAAAATAGAGATAACCTGTGTTGTTACATTTTTCCTCACAAAATAACTTGAATTCGGCTTTTGCAGAGTGAGTCCTATCCCCTCCACTTATCCTATTCACTAAATCTAATAAATCGATTACATCCCAGTTACATAAAAACGTTAGTTCCATTTTTTCCATAGAATTATTTAGGCAACAATTGAAATTTAGTGTCTCCAACGAATCCTCTTTGCATCTCCAAAATGCAAGTTTGAACTCGACTTCCTTTGGATGTGCTTCTTGGCAAATGAGTGATTGATTTCAGCCCCCATTTCATAATATCAGAAGTTCTTTTCTCACCATTGATAATTGTTGAATATGGCATCAATGCAATAATATTATTACTCATCTCCATACACTTGTAGAGGATTTCATATCCTTGCTTATTGGAGTGAATGGAGGATTCATGACAATCCAATCAAAGCTTTGAATTTTCATTTGAGAGAAATCTTCAGGTGAATTTACAACTCCTTTGGATTCTAAGGCTTTCACTAGATTACCCCTCCCTGGTGTAGGTTCTAAAATAGTTCCTGCATTTTCAGGTAAGAAAGATGCCATAAATTGGCAAATATGGGGCGGGGTTTGGAAGTTGTCGCCCTAGTCCTTGAATGATTTTTCAGATTGCATTATTGTTGATTTATAAAGGAGAAAATGAAGGCAATCACATCAACAGTCCAACCATTTCCAAGTGCTTTAATTGCTTGGGTTGTGCTTATGCAAGATGTGTAACCATCGGGGACTGTTTGTAATCTTTCGCATTCAAGTCTTGTTAATTTTCTAATTACACCTTCTATCTCATAAAGACCAGTTTTTCCACCAATCCCACCACTATTTGCGTTTAGTGTCGAAGATTTACCATCGCTTGAATAAACTCGATTCCCCTGTGAAAAATTACGTTGTAATAGTTTACCATTGTTCAACCACAACTTATGCGTAGGACTCATAACACCACCTAAGCAAATCAAGCCGTTATTAGATTTATGGCTATCAATTGGAATGAAGCGAAGCGTGTTTTTCGCTACGGTTGTCATCGCGTTGCTTTTTTCTGAACCATTCAATTCGTAATGCTGAAAGGTTTTACCCGTTTCATCATATCTTCCCCGCTGAGCCAATCCCATGGATAACATTCCGTCTTCAACAATATCCTTTAACAGAATTTGCCTATCTTGTGGTTGTCCTACGACAGGAATATTAGTCCAATAGAATCTAACTCTGTTTTGCGCTGAAACTAAGTTGGAATTGATGATTATTGGCTCAACACCCAAATATTTAGAGATAATGTCTTGATATTCTTTTTTCATCTTGACGTTTTCAAGCAGAAAATATTTGGGTTGTAGCTCATTTTTAAGCCTAACAAATTCAAAGAATAGTTTACTCCTTGGGTCGTTGAAGTTTAATTGTTTACCTGCAAAACTAAACCCTTGGCAAGGACTTCCTCCTATTAATAGGTCAATCCTGGGTAAATCTTCAGCTTTTACATTGACAACGCTACCCAACTGTATAGTTTTTGGGAAATTAGTTTGGGTTACATTAATAGAGTGTTTGTCAATTTCTGATGCAAAATACTTTTCAAATCCAATTCCTGCTCTATGTAGTGCGATTTGACCACATGAAATACCATCAAATAGGCTTAATACATTTAGTTTTCTCTTTGTCGTGTTCATTTTTATAAATATTTCTCAATGATTCTAATCAGACTATTAGCATAATCAGGATTTGTCGAATATCCCGCTTTTTGAAGGGTGATAGCCCACTTCTTGTAATCTGACATTGGGATATCCTTTAATCTTGAATAATATTTGTTAAATTCGCCATCTATTCGACTCCTCAAAAACAATGAGTGGTGACGCATTGAAGCCCATCTGTTTTTGTATGCTGCAAATTCGGCTTTTATGTTCACTTTTCTCCCCGATTTAAACTCTGAAGTGGGTTTAACTATTTTTCCTGTGACATACTTTAGTTCTTCATCTGAAAAATCAGGTTTATGTTTTATTCCAAAGAAGTTATTATATTCTTTTGCAATTTCATCTCTTCCCCAGCCCGATTCAACAATTGCTTGTGCGACTTTGATTTTAGCTGGAATTCCGTATTTCTTTTCTTCTTCTTTGGCAATTGCCATAATTTCATCGATGAACTTTTGTTCCAAAGAAGTTTCAGAAGTTTCATTAGGAGTTTCTTCCTTCTTTGGTGTTGATGAAGCTTCATTGGTATCCGCAATCAGTACAGAATCATCTCCAAAGAAGATTTCGTTATTTTGAGTTTTAATCAGTTTAGGCTCAAATAGAATCAGTATAATCAGGATGCAAAGTAGGGATAGGGATACAGTGAACAGGTACTTTTCGATGTGGTATTTTCTTATGAAGTTCTCAATAACTTCTATTGTTTTTTTCATAGCTTCTTTGGGGGTTATTTTGATTCAAGTCGCATAATCGCATTGAAATGTGCTGTTGCGACCCTTCTTTTAAAATTTTGAGTTTTCATTTGTTTCCTGATGACTCTATTAGTGAAAAACTCATTTTCCGATAATACAGCATAGCAATCTGTTGAGGAAAGAATGGTGTAACTTGCTTCTTTGTATGAGCCGGTCCTTGAGCTTTTTCGCATTGTATGTTCAGGGAAAGATTTTTCGATTTCCTCGTATAAGTATTTAGCGATGGTATCTGAGAATTGTTTTTTATCCGGATAGCCACCATCTCTATTGAAGTCCGAAGAATAAACTTCGAACCCTGATGCCGTTTCAAAATTGTCGGCATCTTTTGGGGCTGCGTTGGCGTGGATAGAAATTAAAATATGTTTTAAGTTTGAGTGGATTTTGTTTACCTTTTTTGCCCTTTGGAGAAGCGGCAAGTCGCTTTTTTTGTCTGTATTGACCCAAACATATTTTATTCCTGCGCTGTCAAGTTTTTTTGACAGCATTTCTCTAACCTCCCAATTAAATTCCCATTCATAGAAGCATTCTCCGGTTTCAGTATCCATTACAGACTTATTATTACAATCTGTCCCTGCGTACCCATGTCCTGCATCTAAAAGATATAGATATTTTTGGGTTGTGCTGTAATACTCGTTTGTCCTTGTAACATAAACAATACTGATTGCGAAACAAATTTTCACAATCAAATATATTGAGAACAGCGATAGTGCAGTTACTTGGCGAATTTTTATCGTTTTCATATATTTATGCTAAAAGAATAATATGGCATGTGGATGTAAAGGTAAAAAAAATACAAGTTCGCCTGTATATAAACTAAAGCACTCCCTAATTGAAAGTGCTTCAGTTTCAAATCTTAAAAAAACAAAAATGCAATTACGTGAGGAATTGCAAAAGAGGCTTTCAAGCTTGACTTCTTAGTCAAGCGTTGCTTCGTCTTTATCCGGGTCTAAATTACTGTAGATGCGATTTATCTCACTACGCAGTGACAATAATTTGTCCATACCGTAATGTAGCATGACACTTTCATGCTCGACAATGTCTGCTGCAACCTTTGAGGTTTTCCCTTTTTCGAGGTCGTGCGAGATGTACGCCACGAGTTTGTCGATGACCATTTCTTGATAGTTTTCATCAAGCATGTCAAAGATGTCCTCATTTATGACAAATACAACATCGACACCGTGCATTGCGGCATGTGGATTCGTAACGATGACTTTGCCGCACATAAAGTCTTTCGTCATTTTTAATTCATCGTGGTTTGCAGTCCACTTAATTTCTCCCATATTAAAATGGGAGATTCTTTTTTGAATAAATTCGATTAGTTCCGGTGATGCGGGTTTCGCGTTTTTCATTAGTCAACAGTTTGAAATTCTGATAAAATTTTTTGTTCATCGACACATTCATATTCTTCTGAATGCGTCGAAAATAGTAACGCATTTTTTGTCGTTTCAGTTCCCAAAATGGAGAAATCAAAATGGTGTACCTTGTAAATTGTTCTGTGCATCGGGTTTAAACACTTTGTCTCATGTGTGTTTATGTACTCTTCGATTTTTCTTCTTGGTACTTGATAGGCATAATACTGTGTGAACCCTGTGCCTGGAACTAAATCCACAATATAATAATGGTGGTCTTTGTCCTTGTACAGAGATGTTATAACTCTACCGCTTTCGGTCATCGAAATTATACCTACAAAAGACATTTCGTTCAATGTTAAATTTGTTTTTTTCATGAAAGTATTTTATTTTAATCGTTATTTAAAGAACACTACCAAGACCGATGGTGAATGGGCTGTTCTAGTTGTTAAAAATCAAAAGCTTGTTAAAGTTTTGAATTATTATGATAAGGAATACTATGCCAAAAAGCTTTTTGAAAAAGTAAAAATTGAGAACACTTATGAGTTTCCTAAAAAAGTTGTCACACATGACACTTCATTTGTTCGAAGTGATTGGGAAGTTTTAATTGTTCGGAAAAGGCGGCATGGGGATGAATTTAGAACTGTTTCAACTTGTATTGGTGAAATCACTGAGGTTGCAGCAGGTGACTGGACTATCATTGACAAGTTTGAACTTTATGATGAAGAAACCTTCAAAGTCTATGGGTACAGCACTAGAATGACTGTAACAGGTATTTTAGCAAATATTCTTCACCCACTGTTATCTTCCAAGGATATTTATGATGTTTATATTCTCCATAATAAGCTTTTTTTTACATGTGGTAATAAATCAATCCTTATTCTGTGTAAAACTTGTAATGATGCTAGCCGACTACACAACTATTTGTTGGATTTCTACAATTCAATTAGCGTTACAAAATTCTTCTTTCGTGGTAATCCTGCTTCTACAATAAGGAGAAAGGAGCTACTTGAGCAGGCATCGAAAGCCCATAATGTTTCGATGTCTTGGATGATGCGAAGAAGTGTTATGCCTTAAAATTTTTTTGAACATAGTCCTTCACTGACTCAGCTGTTATAAAAAACGGCTCAGTTTTAAATTCTACCAAAAAGCTTGTGCCTTCGCCTTGTATTTTATACACCGCGATGGTGACTTCTTTTTTACTTTTTACAGCCTTTGCCAACAATAGTTGTTTATCAATTTTAAATGAGTATGTGCCAACGATTTCTGAACCCCTCTTCTCTGTTAAATTGATAAGTTTTGGGTTGGGCGTTGCAGTGAACAGTGTTTTTACTATTTCACTTTCCCTAAAAAGTTTTACTGCAAGTGCGAATAGTAATATGTAAAGGAAAGTAAACATGTAGTTACCTGTAAAATATTCTATTATAGTGGTGACTGTAAGTATTGTAATGATTGGGTTTTCTTTTATTGCTAATATAAATTTCATCGAAACATTGAGAAGTATATTGTATTTATCCAGTGTTTTAGTTTTTTCATCATTTTATCCCATCGATAAGCAAGGAAAAATCTTTTTTTGTAGGTGAATTTCCCGCCTTGTGTTTTTATTTGGTCTTTATGTTTCAGTAGATAATTAAAGCTTCTATTACCTTCCTTATTTATCAATTTTATTGCTTTTTCGTCTTCTTCTTCCATATTAAAATAAAAAAAATGGTTTCTTTTTTAATTATTTGGTTTATTGTTGGCTTTGGCATCACGACTATAATAACAAAGTCTGACATTTTTGAGCCGCTCCGAAATTACCTTGACAATGGAGGTGAATCTGTTAAAAGTAATTTCTGGGGGATTTTAATAAATTGTCCCATGTGTGTAGGGTTTTGGATTGGTATTATCCAAAGCTTTGTTCTTTTCCCATTCACCTATAATACTTTTTTTATGTCTGAAAATTCCGATTTGGGAACTTTTTACGAAATTTGTTTTACACTTTTTTGTAAAATCTCAGATGGGGCAATTATAGGTAGCGTATCATGGAGTATCCATTCTATTATCAATGTCTTAGATAAGTACTATGACGTTTTAGATGCTAAGGAAGTTCTACTCCAAATTAAGGCAAAAAAAGAGCTTGATGGGGAGCTGTAACTATTTTTGCCTAGGTTTTATTTTATTGATTGTATTTTCAGACCTTTTGGCTTGAGTAACCAATTTCCGCTCAGCAGTCTTCTCCTTCACGATGCTCTTTGCCTCTTCGAGAAGTTTGCTGAGTTCTTTTATTATTTTTTTTACGCGAACTCTTGCGGCTTTTCCCCGTTCAACGTTGCTTGCCTGCTTCCAATCAAATTGGGCATTATAATGATGGGCTTTTGTTGCGCCATACTCGATTCTACGATATACCTCTTGCCCGTTTTCAATTTCTAAAACTGTGCCATAACTTTTATCTCTAAGGTATAAAGATTCTGTGGTGAGTAGTTGCACCATTTTTTCCCTAAGACGCTCCAATGAATTTTCAATCATTTTTATGTTAATATGATTTTTTTCTTTGGATTCTTAAAAAAAAACTCCTAAATTTTCATCAAAATTTTTATAAAGGGAAACTAACTCATCCAAATTATTATTTGACTTGAATTGAGTGATTGTGAATGTGCTATTTATCCTAGCCCTGAAATCATCAAAAGTTTGTTTGGATTTCTTCTGAGAGTAATAAAATTTATTGAAGTACTCAAATAGCTTCTTTTGGAATCCGAGATTCTTATGAAGCACAATACCTTCATTTGAGAAGTTATTTATTACTTCTGATAAACAGTATTCAAAATGTTCTTGTTGATTGGTTTCATTCATGAGCTCATCACCAAGATAAGTTCTTTCAACAGTGTCCAATATCGAAAAAAGAAAATCTTTTACAAGCTCCGCACGGGGGTAAAAGATTTTCTTTTCAACAAATGTTTTTTTATCCATGCTTATTTATTTCTTGAAGCGTTGAGGAGCGTTTTGAACATCTCATTCTCATTCAGGACAGGCTGTTTCGTCTCCTGTTCTTGAATATTCGCTATCTTTTTAAACTTCTCTTCGAGTTGTATTCTTTTAACAGGATTTTTATGCTCCATGATAGTTGGAAGACCATTCACACCACCTTCCCAAAGAATTTTATATGTGTCCAATCCATCAGAAACAAAGAATTGATTTTCATTAACCTTACATTTTGAAGGTATTTTACTAATCATGTCGGTTTCGTTTTTGAACAGTTTCTTAAAGGTGTATTTTTTTAGCGTATTTTCAAATGCAAGGTCTTTACCGTTTTTCTTATCATCTTTTATATTTGGTGCAAATTCAACATCTTTACCAAATACTTTCGCCTTTCTCACTTCTGACTTATCTTTTGATTCTTTTCTCTTTTTAGCATCACTCACCATCTGTTCTCCAACCTTTCCGCCCTTCTCAATTGCCTCCTTGTTCTTCTTTTTTTGGTTGTCACTAATGCTGTCATAAGTGATGTCCTCCATACCGTTTTGGTGTGCCTCAATTCGCTCATCCGCTGTTTGGGTTCTGCTCTTTTTTTCAACCTGTTTATCTTTTAGGTTGTTTTTTGTCGAGGCATTGACTTTTTTCGTTCTTGAATCAACATCGGATTTTGATTCTTTTCCTGATTTCTCGGTGTTTTTCCCTGAAGGTGAAGTTTTATATCCTTTGGGTTGTTGAATGTTTTTAGAAGAGATTTGTTTACCCTTCTCTTCGATTGGCTTTTCACTATATACTTCCTCTTGAATCAAGGTAGCTTTGATTACTTGTTCAATTTGTTCAAGGGTTATTTGTTTTCTCATTTTATGTTCTTTTAGGTTTTCCAATGTTTTCATATCCTGTTTTGAAACGGCAAAAGGGGTTTCAAAGGCTCCGGATGATGCAGAAGTTGTCATCTCCTTAATTGATAGCTTATTCATTATTTTTTTTAGGATGACATCTTTATCCGCTTTATATTCTGTAACTTTCCCTAATTCGCTCGGCACTCTCTTCTTTTGTTCCGTGCATTTCGCATCTGCAATCATATCATCTTGTACCGCAACTGATGCTTTCTTGAATACTTCAAGCTCTTTTGTTGATAAAGATTTTGTATAACAGCAGCCGTTTATTTCGATTTCAATCTTGCATCCTCTCGGATTTTTTTCACAGGAAACTTTCATTTTAATAATAAATATCTTTATTTATCAGTTTTTGTGAGTTCTTTTCTTAAAATTGCATCTCTTATTGCAGAGAACCAAACAGTTTCAAAGTACAAGTTTAGTTTGTGTAGGGCTCTTGTGACATTACTTGATAGTTTTGCATTATCAACAGTATAATAAACCCCATTGTCTTCGTTATTCGAATAAATAACAGCCCATGAAACTTCCCCTGCAATTTTGCCGGACCATTGCACCCTTTGATTTGTTTCATCATAAGATAAACTATCGAAGGCAGCATTAACAGAGCCAATCTGCTTTGATATGTCTGTTATGAACCCCGAAATCAGTTCATCATCTGTGCTAAACTCGACCTTATTTTCGTTGAGCTTTTTTTTACCAAACCCGATAATTTGTTTACACATCATTCGGGTCATATCATGTTCATTAAGTATCATTCTATTGCTTTTTTAAATGTTTCAAAATCCCAAGCAGGGGAAATGTCATAATGTTTGCTGTCATAATTACTCCTAAAGCAAATACCTTTGAAGTTTGAAACATCAGCCTTTTGTACATTTGAATGTACAACAGCTTTATTGATATTTGCTTCGCTTAATAAATACTTGCAAAGGAAAATTGCAGCATCTAATTGGTATTCTGTGTAGGGTTCCCAAAAATTTCCATTCTTCCAAGGTCGTACAATAACCTCACCCTGGTAGGTGTTATTGTACATATCCATTAACCCTGATTTATTTTCAAAAAGTAGCCCCATATTTTGAATAGCTATGGATATGACATCTTTTGAATGCTCGTTATCTAAATAGTAGGAATAATACTTTATGTCAAAATGTTGGAGTATTTCTCCATTTTTCATAATCGTAAAATGAGGAACTTTATTAAAGTTACCGCCATCCCTGTTAACCATTTTTAAAACCCCTTCTTTATTATATGAATAAGAGTTTCCGAGAATAATCTGCTTCTTTTCGCTAATTACTCTTACATAGTTAGAGGTATTCACTTTATTCTCGGTGTTTATCATCATTTTTTATCTGGTTTTAATATGATTGTCCCCATCTCATCATTTCTTAATACATTTACCTTTTGATTTCCGGCTAATTTATTCTCGATTACAACTTCAGAGTCTTTTTTTGGTTCTTCAACTATCTGAACAATTTCTTCAGGCTTTGTTACCGCTGCTTCCGGCTCTGCTAGCTTTTCAACCTCCAAAGAAGTTTCATCTTCTGTTGATACTTCTAAATAATTATCAGGTGTTATGATTTCTTCAGGAACTTCATTATTTTGTTCAGTTATAACTTCATTTTGTTCTACCAATTCTTCTGAAGGTTCTTCAACGACTACTTCTTTTACTAGTTCATCCTCCTGCACAACAATATTGGTGTCTTCTTTTGGGGGGTCATCTTGTTCTGATTTTTCACGTTTAATGGATGTAGCGACCCGCTCCCTGACAACCATATACATGTGAAATAGGATGGATAACAGTATTGGAATTAGTGAGCCTTGTAATATCGCTATTGACCGCTTAAATGTGACATCTGGAATCACCCCATTTTCATCTTTAGAAAAAATTGCTTCAAAAATTGGGGCAGTCAATTCTTTCCATGCTTTGAATCCTTCACTGTTCACATCAATTTCAACAAAACAAGCATAGATATTACCAACAAGTTCGATAATCACTACAATTAGAAAACTTAAATATGTTAATTTCGTGTATTTGGTCGATAAGAGAGATGCGATTATACTCACCCCGGTTGCAATAGCAATTATTGCAGAAATATAAAATGAATTTGCAACCCCCCAAAAAACAGCAACGTGTGTTAGTGAAGTGATTGCAAAAATTAGTATGGCTAGGATGAATAATGTTTGTGTTAAAAAACTGTGCTTATTTCCTAGTTTCATTGACAATTGCCTTTAATTCGTGGGACTTTTTGTTTTTACCATCGACCTCGTTTTCTATTATAAGCATAAGTTCCATCTCTTTTTGAATGAGTTGGCTTTGGGCTGCTGAAACGCTATCGATTGCTTTCTTTATCTCTTTTTTATTCCGTGTCGCGACTTCTTCAAGTTGCTTTTTGTTTGTACAGGTCATGCAACCATTTGCAAGCGTCAAGATTAAGCAGACACTAAGTAGTATTGTATTTAGGTTTTTCATTCTTTTATGATGTCTTGAAGGTGAATAAGTTTTCTTCTTAGTTTTGATAAAATTGCCTCAATGTTATTGAGGAATGTTTGTGGGGTGAATATATATCCCATTTGAAAATCAACACTGAATTGCAATATATTTCCTGTGATACTATATTGAACTTCTTTAGAATCTTTCACTGTCTGATGAACAATTTTAATTTTCTTTAGAGGCTTCATCATTTCAAATGAAAACTCAAAGTCTTCTGCTGAAGTTTTATACACTGTTTCTCGTCCAAATAATGGTGTTAAACATTTACTTTTAATCTCACCTGTTGCTTCTTCAGATTTAACATGATAGTTCGATGTGAATTCGTATGAAATGGATTCTTCGCCCTCTATAAATATCTCAATCCTGTTCAAAGAGCTTTTTTGTAATGTTCTTGTTTCACTGCTGCTTTCAAAATTAGGAGTTAATTTACAAGGGATGCTTTTTAGCTGCTCATTGTCGATATAAAAAAGTTTAACAGACTCTTGCTCTCTAAGCGGCAAGCTATCAAGAACCTTATTAATTTCTTTAGAAACAACCTTAAACTCATCCTCGAAAACGTGAGTGTTATCGCTTGCAAAGCAATCAAAATATTCTAATGTTTCATCTTCATTGTCAAGAATTGTATTATTCCCTGAGATGATTTCAAAGCATTCATTAAGGTCGTAATTAACACTCTTTTTAAATTCAAAGGTGTTATTTTGTTTGACGAAAATGTCAATCGTTTGGTCTAATAGATTGAACACAATTTTTCGGTGTTCTCCCTTCTCAAAGATTTCTATTGAGTCTCCATGCCCAGGTTGCTCATTATGCTTCTGAACGTAATGTCCCAAATAACGTTTTCTAAGTGTAAGCTCAGATATTTTATTTGTTGGCAGTCTAACCACAAGACCATATTCCTTAATTTTTGCTAACAGGTTGTATTCAAGCCATGTCCTTATATATGATGCGAGCGAGCAAAATTTACCGTTCATGTATGGCTCGTATTCCGGTAAAATTTCAAGCAAAATTAGGTTAGCAAACCCAACAATGTCATCTTCCGGAAGTGCAGTTCCGTTTAACGATAAATGGAACTTTTTAGCGTATAAGTACACAAGTTTTAGTTGTGAAAGTATCAGCTTATTACTCGCCTGTTCGTTTCCTGATTTGTACAAGGCAAAAAGCCTCACGGTTTCTGTTTCCGTGAGGTTTTGCACTTTTCTTCTTTTCCCTGTTTCTTTTCTTTTGAAAATTTCAGGAAACTCCCTCCGTAATTTCAAATCAATCGTTGGAAGGTATTTTTTTTCAAGTTCTATAAAGCCTTGCATAAGGCGGATTTATTGTTTTTCTTTTCCACCCTCAAGATTGTATCAGAAATTTTTCTGAATCCTTCGGGCATTGTGTGAGTAATAAGGTCGACATTATCGAAAACTTCGCATAATTTTCTCAAAATTCCTTCGACTTTATCAAGGTTTATATAGGAAACACCACCAAATATTTCATCAAGTATGAGTGAGTTTGAAATCGGTAGATTGGTCATCCGAACATTGACGCAATGTAAGGCTAAACATGATACAGTTTTTTCAAATCCTGACCCTTGATATAGGTTATATTTCCGACCTTCTCTTTCGATAACAAATCTTATGCCCTTTTCATTATAATCAACAGAAAGTTTAAAATCTGTGCCATCTAAAATCTCATCTAAATCAGAATTGATTTGAGGTAAAATGGACATGATAATGAATTTGCTTAATCCTTCATCACTATGCACTTGTACATAAGCCTTTAAACTTCTTTCTTTTACAATCTCTTCCTGTATTGTTTTTATGTTGTCTTGTGTAGCGGAAATTTTATATTCTTCAACTTTAAGCTCCGATGATAAATCAAATATTTTTTTATCAATATTAGAAATTTTAATAGTAGATTCTTTTATTTCTAATTCCACGCTGCTTATTTGACTATCTAACGAAGCATTATGTTCCAATTGAAGTTTAGAGTTTTGCAAAAGTTGCGCTAAATGTTGTTGACCTGATAATTCACTGTTCAAAAGTTCAATTGTTTCCATAATTAACTCTTTAGAACTTTCATTAGCCGATATTTTTTCAGGAATCGTCTTATAATGAGCCAACGTCTGGAGCTTGACTTGCAATTCATTGAGTTTCCTCTTTTCTCCTTCTGAACTTTCTTTAATCGTTACGATTTCATGGGTAATCCTCTTTTGGGTTTGCTGAATGTCTAGTTCGATTTCTCTATCAATTTGGAGTGAACGCTCCTTTAGTCGCACAGCTTCTTGCTCAAATAAGGAGAGCTTTCCTGTTAATTCAGAAATTTTATTTTCAGTCAACATTTTTTCCCTCTTACCATCTTCTTCATGCCCACATTTACTACAAGTAACCTTTGGAAAAGGCTTCTTGAGCTCCTGTTCAAGTTTTACTTTTTCTGTCAAATAAACTTGATATTCAGCTCTTCTTTCATCAATTTGCATTTTAATCGCGACCTTTGCCTCATTTAGCTTAGGTGATGGAATAATGTTCAGGAGTGCCGCTTCCTTTTCGTGCATCTCCTTAGAAATTTCAGCAATTCTTTCGTTAGCCGATTTAATTCTTTCGGTAATTTTAACATCTAGGTTATCTAAGGTTTCATTTCCTATTTTAGTCAAAAATTCAGAAAACTCCTTTGAAAGTCTTTCAATTTCTTTTGAAATACTTTCAACTTCAGTATTTTTTGCTCCGATTTTTAACTGTATATCCGATATTCGTTTTTTGATGTCTTCCTCATTTACATTTATGATTCGATTATCAATACCGAGCTTTTCTGCTTGAAGCCCATTGATAATCTTCCTATTTGCATCAATCATAGCCAAAATAGAAAGCTTTTCAAGTTCACAATCTGCCTTTTGCCCTTCAATTTCAACAATCCTTGTTGCCGATTGTTCAATTTGTGTTTGCAATTCTTGTATGCTGAATTTACTCATCAAGCCTGTTTTTACATGGCTATTGAGCATCTTGCTTGAAATTTGATATTTTTCATCGAGTAATCCAAGCCCAAGATATTCACAAAAAAGGCGGTATCTTTCTGTTTCTGAAGTTTCAAGCCACTTCTCAATATTTTGACTTTCGTAATATGAAGAAAATAAATAATCTTCAAAAGTTCCTATGACAGATTCAAACTTTTTTCGTGTTGCTTGGGCATCTTTATGATTCAACGAAATTGCATTTCTACCGAAATCCTGATTGAATTCCCCTGATTCATCTGCAATGTAAAGGTTGAAACTATGGGATATAGTACCAGTTTTACTTTTTTTTAATTCCCTTTTAAGGAAATAAACATCATTTCCAATTTCTACCTCTCCTTGTATATAAGCGAGGTTATCTTCAGTGAATAGGTTGAATACATCTGCAAATGTTATTGCAGTTTTTCTACCGTACTTTATTTTATTCCCATACAGTAAAAAAGCACCCATTCTCGCAAGAGAAGTTTTACCACCCATATTTGGGGGATTAGACTCAATAAGGGTTATACCATCAGTGTCATAAGTCCTTTCAAAATCTCCATACGAAAAAATATTTTTTCCTTTGATTTTAGTTATCCTATATCTTCGATTTACTGAAGCTTCATTTGTGGTTGAGATATTTTTGATAACCTCTTCATCAATTTTGAAAAAATCTTCCGGGGAAATTTTTATTCCTTGGGTATTTAAATAATCGATGTAAGTTTTTCGGAGCTTATCAGCATCAAGGATAGATTCTAATATAGATGTCGAAATTCGCTCCCCAGTATCATTTCTTTTCAGATAGATTCTTTGTACTTCAACTTGTGATTTACTTATCCCATATTTCTCAGCGACTTTTGCTTTTATCTCATTTTCTTTAGCCTTAGTCATCACATGAGGGTAATCCTTCCACTCAAAAATAATCTTTGAGTTTTGTTTCAGTTTCATCATTTATTTAAGATTTTTGATTTTGAAATTGCCTGAAATTACATCTTGAAATGTATCAGACGTTATCTTATATATTCCATGGTTTATTTCCACCTCAATGAACTTATAAGTGTAATTATCTAAATCCCACATTACAAACCCATGACCGTTTACAGACTCCCCGGAGTTAACTTGGAATAAACTTCCTGAGTAAACTACAGGGATTTCATAAGGGATTTGTTGATGTCTATGGATGTCACCCATCATTACAATATCAAATCCTTCAAAAATTGAAACATCATAGCGATTATGTCCCTCTGTTAAATCATAACCTTCAAAATTAATTGCCCCCATAATTGGGTCATGGAATAAGGCAATCTTTGTTTTATTCGACTTGGGAGGATTAGGTATCCCCCTATCATGATTTGAGAAATTGCTAAAGATTAGATTTTCAATCTCGTAATCTTCTGTAGACTTCATATATTTTATATTTCTCCACCCTAATTTAACAAATGCGTTGTATAAGGGCGTTATATAATCCATCTTTTCTGGGTTCCTAATGTCGTAATCGTGATTCCCAATAGAGATTACAGTTTTCCAATGTGAGGAAATCTTATGTAGTGCATCAAACATAATGATGAAGGCTTCGTTTGATGGTTCTTTGGAAGTATTATCAAACAAATCTCCAACAATAACAATAAGAACTTCTTCCGGAGTACAATCCTTGGTATGTAATTGTACTGTTGAAATAAAACTGTCGATTGCATCATTAAACTTCTCATGATTTTTCTTGGGCTCAAGATGCCAATCTGCGGTATGGATAACTTTTTTAATCATAGAAAAAGGATGTAGCTTTAGTTTGCTGCATCCTTTAACGTTATTTATATGCTAAAAGTTCTAATAATTGTACATTTTTTTTCCTAAAAGTCCTTCTCTGTACATTCTCTTTTTAAGGCGTTTTAAAAAGTCTTCATATTCAACATTATAAAGTTTTCTTTTAATTATATCTAATTGTGGTACATAATCTAATAATTCCTCGTATGAAATCTCATCCCAAATATCTTGATATTTATTTTTTGCTTGGTGAATATTATGAATAAGGGCTTGGACTTCAGGAAAGCTTGACATTTGAGGAACTCCCCTAATGTATAGTTTACGCCCGGGAATATTTAACTCTTTTGATAAGTGGAAATTATGTAAAGAGTCATCAAGACAATGTACAAGTTCATGATGAATAGTACCTTTTAACTTATGCTCGCTAAACTCAGCTAAAAAACGATTTGCAGGCTGCTCTAATCCTTTTGAAGTGGCGTGAACATCACCATTAAACTCTGTTAGGGAGACATTAACAGCATTTTTATTTATGGTTATGCTTATTAAGTTTTCACTAGGTTTATAGGCATTATGGACTCCATTTTCCGGCGTATTAATCCGTATTGTACAGGGATTTATTTTATGTGCTTGAACACATAATTCACTTCTAAGGATATCTGTAGTAGTGGTTTCTGATTTAAACATATCAGGAGTTATAATACCTGTTGATGCAATTGTGTCAATATCACTTTTAAAAAAATTATCATAAATCAAATTGACATCAGAGTCAATTCTCATTAATGCCTCTTTTAGTAAAGTCTCTTGTAATATCTTTTTTATTACACTCTTCATTTAATGTGCAGATAAAAGAATTCTTTTTACGTCTGGTCTTTGGGCTGCATCATCACCATCATTTGGTGTGACAATTACATTATAGAATGGGTAGTCCATTTTTGGTGAAGACATGAATTCATCATAAGTAACCAATTCTTCGACAGGGATTGAGAAGAAGTCTGAAACTCTTTGCTTATATTGGTCTTCGCCTTCATAAGTATGAATTTCAATGCCACTCATCAGTTCTTTTGGGATTACTAGTGAAAGTTTTTGTGATGAAATATTTTGTGCTTTTTTTGTCTGCTCCTTATTAGCACCCATTGAAAATGTCGTGCTTCCTAAATCTCCTGCGGCTGCAACATCTGCCATTTTTGTATAAGCATAGTCGATAACATTATAGCCAGATGCTTGCAAATCTTTAATGACATCTTTTGCGATTTGAACATAACGTTTTGTGAAAAAGTCGCCTGAATCATTCCATCTGATAACAACTTCATTTTTATAACCTGTTAATGCTTTATGTTCTGTTGCACGAGCCTTTAATTCATTATACAACTGCGTTTGATAGGCTGTTGGGTCGTTGAGGAGAAGATTTAATCTCCTTGTAAAAGAATCGTAGGCTTGTGAATATTGGATATAATTTCCTTTTCTTGCATAGCAAATCGAAACACATGAACCCGCGCCAGGGCAAGTGTTAATCACAAAGAACTTATCCTGTTCCTTATCATAAACAATTCCTCTAAATGCCGGGATGCCTGTGTTGTATACAAATTGGTTTTTGCCTCCCGATTTACTCATTTTTGAATTCTGGCTTATAATTGTTTTTGGCGGAGTAGTAATTCGTTCAATAAATGCTTGAACATCAATTGTTGCATCCGGGTTGTCTTTAAAAAATGCGGATTTAGAATGGATGAAGGGCATTTTAACATCAAACTTAGTTCTTTTGCCATAGTCCTTACTTGCATTGGCTCGGACTTGATTTAAATAGTCAACGATTGCTTCTTGAGAGAGACAAACCGTTTTCACATCTTCAAATTCCCCTTTCCAATCTATTTCGTTTATTTTAAGCTTCTTTATTTGCTGTTCACTTATTAAGATAACCATTTTCTTTTCTTATAAATATTAAGATATTCAGTTTAATTAGGTTTTGTTATCGGCTTAATAATTCAAGCGTTTTGGTTTTCTTAATTATCTTTTGGCTAAGTTATAATGCGTGGTTAAATATAAATTCTTTCTTATCCTTTATATAATAGGAATCTTTTTCGCTATGATTTTTAAAACTAAATGTTTCAAAAAGTTTTGAGAATTCGTACACACGAGTTTCGGAAACAGTTATTAGAGGTTTTGTCGTTTCTAATTCGATAATTGACTGCCTCATTAGTTCAGTGCCAATTCCCATCTTTTGATAATCGCTTATAACTCTGAATGTACAGATTTTTTTCTCTGTAAATGTACTTTTTAGAATTGACATTCCAACTATTCTTTCATTAAAAACTTTAATTATTATAACCCGCTCCCCTAATAATATTCCAGGCTTTAAAATGGAGTAAAACCAAAATCGGAAATCCGGATATTCTTCGGTAAGGTCGATTAAATTCTTGAAGACTTCATTTAGAATCTTTTCGAACATGTCAGGATTGAACCTATAAAAGTCAGAATTTAAAAAGATAGTTTCCATAATACTATGTATTTAGCTAAAGTTTATACTAACTTTTAAATCCTGGTCCACTAATCCAAACAGATTTTGCCTCGCAAGTTATTGAAGTGTTAGGGTTGCAATACTTTTTACCACAGTTAGGTTTTAAGTATGCAATAGTAATATGAGGATGGTAATCGGGATAATCATTTTCAAATTCGAAGTTATCCTTCAAGAAATTGTGAATCGGGAGCAGCTTAATGGGGTTTACATCAATTTTTAAAACATCAAACTTTTCGTTTTTAAAAATACTCACACCTGTGCCTTCAATCTCGATTTTTGGGAATTGTTTACAAATGTTTAAAAGCTTCTTCTTATCTTCTGTTGGTTCGATTCCATAAAGAATCGTAACATGTGGTTCTTGTTCAAGACCCTTTATATTTTCTTTTAAGTCAATGTATATATCTGAGGTTTTAACTTGGGTTAATATTTTATCCCAATTTTTAGGCTCAATCCTATACATAACCGCAATCTTATCGTAACCCATAATGTACTTTCGAACTTTTATAATAAATAATAATCAAATCTCAAAAGTATTATTTTTGAGGATAGCAGATTTGATAATTTTGTAGAAATTAGCCTCATCATTCTCTGCGTAAATTGATGCAATATCTTTATGTTCCTCAATTTTCAAGATATAAATCTTACCCTTTAAATTTCCGTAATCAAGGGTAAATTTAAGCTTCAATGCTGTTTCATAAGCATCACCATCCAATGCAATAAAAAGATTTCCCAATAGGCGATTTTGTAGTGTTTTAATTAACAAATCGCTTGGTGATTTACCAAGTAATGGGATGCTATTCTGTAGGGCTAAGTGGTCAAACGGACCCTCAACTATGAAAACCGATTGGTCAAAATTTATTCTACCAAGATTAAAACATACTTGCTCTTTAATCGAAGGTGATAAGTATTTTATTTTACTCTTATCTGTAAAATCTCTGCCTGTAAAATAGTCGATTTCACCAAATTCGTCAAATGATGGGATAATTATCCGACCTGCATATTTACCGTCAATACAATATCCAAGTCCAAAGTCGATTGCCTTCTCTTGAGACACCTTACGAAGCTTCAAATATTCCAAAGAAGTTTTAAACCCTCTCTTATTAGAGTTTTCCTCTTCAAATGATATAAACTCTTTGGGGAATCCGAGCTCATTCTTTGCCACTTCAACAGGCAACTCATATACCTTTTGAGGCATAATCTCCCTTAGAAATTTATAATCTTCTTTAGACCCATATTTTCTTATGAGTCTAAGTATATCCCTGCCCTTCACCCCATCATAATTCTCTCTGCAAGCCCAACAAGAGTAAACGTTCTTTTCAATGTTTACCTCTAGGTTGCCCTTATGTCTGCCATTATCGCAATTGGGGCAATCAAAGGAAATTTGTCCTGTTGAATGATTAGTTGCCTTTGGTGTACCGAAAGTTCGGAGGAGGGCAGAATATACTTCGCTATTCATTTTTAAATTCTACATTTAAGTAGTTATCAATATTAAACACCTCAAGAAGATACTTTTTTTTAACTTTTAGTTTATCCTTTGCCGATAAAGTTTTGTCCTTATCAATATGGTTTTTAGTGAACTTCTCATAAGCTACATTTTTCTCAATGATTGTAACACAATTTTCATAGGAAAAGTTGCTACCATCCCAAAATTCTTGTGTACCCATTTTTGTCCACAGTCCCGATTTTATCATGAATCCCAATCCTGCAACAACGCTATCCGCCCTATCAAAATTTGCTTTACTGATTTTAAGCGCATTATTCAATATCCACTTAATTTGAGGGTATCTTTGTGAAACCAAATACATAATTAGGAACTTACCCCAATCATTCTTTTTCAATCCTGCAACACTTTTTGGGAAATCACTCATAAGTTTACCATCCTTTCCTAAAAGTTCAGGTAAGCCGAATCGCCTTGCATTATCGACAGAAATGAAGTCGATTTTGATTCCAAACCTTTTAGCTAAAAGATGGCAAAAGTATTCATTAAAAATTTCCAGCATCTTTGCAACTTTCTGACTCATACTGTTCGCCAAAGGTTCTTCTACAATGATTCGGGTAATATTAAACATTGAGTATTTTTCATGTAAGGCAACAACATATACTTCTGCCTTCTCCTTTATCCGCTCAAGTTGAGTTTCAGGCTCAGGGTTTAAGTTTGGTTGGAAGTGATTCAACTCTTTTAACACACCATAGTCGCCCATATCTTCAAACAAAGAAATCCCCATCGTGGAGGTACTCACGTCTAGGGATAATACATAATTTCTTACCATTTTTATTTTAATGTAATCGATTATAGATTTTTATCAAAAAAAAAATTAGAAGTCAAGGGATAATTCTACTGCAAATTTTCTACCTTGCGGCATTTTTATAGGTCTGCTAAATTTGGTTATTGCGACAAGGTCTTGTTGGCTGTCGTATATTCCAATTTCTGTGAAATACAGATTATTTCCTTCAGCCCAAGTTGGATTACTGCTTTTTACAAATAATGAAGCATCAATAATCAACTTGAAAACCGTCCTATATATACAAGCTCCAATTGAACAATCTAAATTCCCAAAGAAAAATCTTTCGTCACCAAATTGTAGGTCTTCAGGACAAATAATTTCCGGAATATTTAAAACCGCAAGATTGTAAAAAGAACCTGAATTATATTTTGTTTTTGTTATATAAAACCCATTCAATTGTGGGGTTTGACGCTCCAAATATAAAGGATTTATAGTATAGTTTGTGACATTTGTAATCTGATTAGACGTATAATTAATACTTACCCATTTTTCAGGATTTGGTCTATCATCAGGGTTGTCAACAATCTGAACAAGCAATTTGAACCTATTTGCATAGAATCCAAGCCCATCATATCCCATTTGCTCTAATTGCCGCATGTATGGAAGGAGTCCGGTATCCTCCAAAGAAAATTCAATATCTCTGTCGATTTTAGTATTGTTGATGAATTTAATATACTTTTGATGTGGTAAAAAGTATTGGAGTCCGTTATTAGCCTCCATTGTATATGTTACATACATTGTCTTACCCTTTGGTAATACACCTGTCCCAACTCCATCTTGTGGAGAAATCATCTTACCTTTAAGGTTTGGCAATGTGAAGTTTCGGCTTGATTTATATGACATTACTGCCAATAATTCCTCATCGTGAATCACTACAACCTTTAATTCGGGAAACACCCTTCCAACAACCATTGGAGTACCACTAGCACTGATAAATGTGGGGTCTTCAACGAGGTCGAAATAAGTTATGTCACTATTTGTAACAAGTTTGGAATCCCCTGATGAAATAAATTCCATTCCTATGATATTTCCGGTTCCTGAGACTCCTGAGAAGTCTCTTCTATGCCACATGATTGTTGGAAATTTCAATCGTAAATTGATGTCATTGTCATGGTCAATGAAGTATTTTTCACCATAATCATTAGAAATATTTAGATTGCTAAAGTGGATTATGGAAATTCCTTTGATATAATCATCATTCAAGTTAAGCAATTTATCCTCACAATCGCCTGTTTCTTGAACTATCTCGGGACAGTCAATATTATAGCCAAAATACTCCTTTTGACCTACATAATCAATAGAACCATAGTTCAAATACTTTTCATAAATTGATTGTGTTCCAGCTAGGCTCTCATTCCAAACGTTATTCATATTCAGAACATTTACATCCTCCGTTGTTACATCACACTGAGATATAAATTCAAGGGTTTCTGAATTCCAATAAGGAATCGTTGAGCCGCTGCCGTAATAGCTTGTTATTGATTCCCCACCTGGAAATATGTAAAAGTTGACATCAATGTTTGAAAGAAATGCGAAATAGGGTAGCTGTCTATCAACTTCAATTATTGTTGAAATAGGGCTTTGCTTTTTAATTTTATACCAAAGATATAAAACTGGTTTTTCGGTTTCTGATAACGATAAAACTCCTATATTTGGCTTGGTGATTTTGAACATGATGTAATCTCCATCATTGAAGTCTACAGTGCCAATATCTATTGTTGATAAGCCATTAAATTGGGAAAGTCCAACTGTTCCTATCGTTTTAATGTAATCAGAGTTGGTAATTAACTCACTTGTATCTCCCGAAAAAAATCCACGCTCTAAAGCTTTATTTCTGACACAGCACTCAATCGTCTGTTTTTCAGCAGGAGAGATTGGTTGTAAAATGCTGCAATCAATTTGCTCAAGGTAGGTTTTTACATTAGGGTTAAAATCTTTAGGTTTCATGACTTGGCTTGTGCCAAACTCTTCAGGAATCAACTCAATATTTTTGTAGTCAACTTCTGAATCGCCAAGCGACCAAAATGACCAATCAATTAGCCCCTTCGCGATTTTTTCTCTACCTTTAGCTGTTAATCTTGTAAGGATTAAAGGTTTTTTATTTTCTATTATATATCCCATAATTATACACAGTTGAAAAAGAAGCTTTCCCCAACACTATCAAAAAATTGAGTGGGGTCAATTGTTATGTTAAATGTTTTTGAAAATTCACATCCATTATCGAGAACTATATCAAGAGTGAAAGTAAATGTTGTTTCAACAACGGGGTCTGTCCCATAATTGTTCACAAATTGGAAGTCATCAATAAGTGGGAATCCCGCAGGTATCGTTTGAGTATAGTTTCCGCCTGAAGTAATTGTTCCTGTATCTCCTGTAACTGTAAATGTGGCTTGAATATTCATGGGAAACGGAGTTGTTGGAAATCCAATATTCATGTCGAATGATGCAGGGTTGCTCCCATTTGCAGTAGTTACGAGTAAGCATTCAAATTCAAGCTCGTCTAAAACAGATTGACAGTCCTCACAATCAACCTTTATCTCTGTTACGCCCTTTGTTGTGCACCCATTCGCGTCGATTGCTACTAAAGAGAATAAATCTCCATTATTTACAGCTTCCCCTGACAGATTCAAGTAATTAAATGTTAGTAAGTCTTGGACTTGATATGGTGGCGTTCCACCTGAAATTGAGAAGTATAAAAATGCTGTACCATCTGAGACTCCGCATTCATTTGTGTTACAAACATAATACGCATCAAGCACCAAACTACCATCACAAAATGTTTGAGGGCAATTGATTTGAATGGAATTATACTCTTCTAATGATTCACACCCTTGGGAATCTGTTACAACAACATTAACAACAGACTCGTGAGCAACAATTTGCCCATCTGTTGCCCCTGAAATCGTGTAAGGGGGGATACCACCGGAGGGTAAAATATGCAATATCGCCAATCCGGTATTCTGATTTGTTTCAGGATTTACTATACAAGTATAGGATAGATTAGGATTCACATTTGCCAACTCACAAGTTGTTCCTGTTAAACATTCATAATCATCGAATCCGATATAATCATCAACAATGTTATTACCATTTTCATCAACATAATACTCAACTAAGCGACCCCTAAAAAAACCATCTCCACCTTCGCCTGAAAAGCCGATTGTCCCTCCGGTTATTGTATTTTCGCATTGGATATTCCCGAAATCGAAACTTAAAAACCCATCTATATCTGCGAATGGCTCATTCAAACATTTATCATTCAAAGACCTACACTCAACGGTTACACCTGTTGTGATTAAATCCGGATTTGCTGCTACTCCTAGTGAATACCGCTGGTATTTATGTTTCGGCTTATGAAACAAATTGTTTTTAATAATATATTCATAGCCACCCCAAATTGAAGTAGCAGGGACTAATTGCTCAACTAGTTTAAACCAATTCGCACCAGCCAACTCTATCAAAGTTAGCCCATAGCCATAGTTTAACTCTTTTGAGTTTGCACATTCAATTCCATCTAAGTAAGTCTCATAAATGGCATTTAATCTCGGGTACTCTCTTATAAATTGCCGACCGACTACATCTATGTACTCTGTGTTAACCTTTGCTTTATTTAATGATTGGTAGTATGATTCTTGTGCTTTAAACCATTTTGAATTGTAAGAGTAATAATCGAACACATCGTTTTCAATATATTTGATTGGATTCAAATGAAGCTCCAATTCTTTTGTATTGAAAATCAAACGAGAATCACTTTCGAAATAATTTGTTTCTGTTGAATTATAATTAAACTTTCTTTGGATTTTTGTATCACTTTTCACCCAAGATTTTTTATTGTCTAACACTCGCTCAAACTCAAAGCCGAATCTGCTTGGAATAAGCACACATCTTTCGCGCTGGATTGCACAAATCTTAGTTAACTTTACATTGTCAATATATGCACAGAGTCCAAATTTAAAATTTGAGAAGTTTAAATTGAACTTCAAGAAGTATTCTACCAAATCACTATTAACCACAATCGAGTATCGCTTCCAAGATACCTCAAAATCCCGACTCGTTATAGGTTCGCAGTCTAAGCCGAGTTCTTCTGAAATAAGTTCATACATTGTTTCACATGAGTCACCATCACCATAAGTGCCAATTCCAAAGGGTTTTGTGTTTATGTCAAAGAAATATATTTCTTCGCTTTGTAATAGAACAAATTCAGTTTCACCCGAAGGCATGACAGTTCCCCCTGTGTAAACGATATTACTTCCTGTGACATCAAATAATCCGAAAATTTGGGTGTTTATTGAGAGGTCGCTTAATATTTGAATTGGGGTTCTCGTGTCATTGTAAAAGAATTCTAAGAATTTTTCACAATTAATTTTTGTCATCAAGTCAAATTCAATTGTGTATTGACAATTATCTTCAACGACAAAGCTTTCGCCTGATGTGTATCCTAAATCTAGTGCTATGTTTACATCCCCACATTCACAACTAAAGTCATCAATAATCGCTGTTGAATCATAGTTTACCGCAATTGGATTTGTACACCCGGATTTGAATATACAACTCCCATCATTTTTAGTTGCATAAGGATTATAATTAATAGCGAGCGGATTTGTACAACCTTGGATTGGGATTAGCGTTGCACAACTTCCATCATCGACATTCGCATCTGGGTTATACTCATAATAAAGAGGATTTGTACATCCGGATACTACTTCATATCCTTGTATTTGTTTTGAACAAATTGAGCTGTCTTCTGAAATATTTGGAGTTTGTAAAACATGATTGCAAGAAATTTCATAAAAACAATCGTCAATTCTTACTTTAGCCTTTGCATTTATTGTGATAAATTCAGGCTTGGTTGAGGGGTAGTAAAAATTAAAATTATGTGTGCTGCCTGTGCTTGTTATCGGTTGTGACTCTGAAATTGGTGCGTCATCTAAATCGATAACAGGGGTACTTCTAATACTATCGACAGTTACAGTACCATCAATACTAGCCGCACCTGCATTAAAAATTTCAAGCAATATTGTGCCTTGTACTAATCCGTTATTAGTATCAGGGTCTGCGTATGTTAACGTTTGCTTAATTACTATGTTATTATTACAAGCCATCAGGGATAAAGGGTGTTAGAATAATTATCAGTACTTCCTAACTGCCTAGGATTTACAGTTAAAGTGTAATCATTGGTATAAGTGCAACCATTTGCGAATACCGCAGTTAACTCAATTTCTAGTGTTATTGAAGTTTGTACTGAAATTGGATTGTAAGACAGCGAAACTGTTTCTGCACCATTTAAAGAATTAAATGTTTCGGTTATTGGCGAGCCGACAACAAACGTGTCACCTGTTCCAACACCTGTTATAACAAGGGTGACTGTATCAATTATATAACCAAATGGTAAATCTTCTAGTGAGTAAACAACATTTACTGTCGCACTCTTTTCAGCAAGGTTTACACTTGTAGTTTCAAGTGTTGATATTAATGTTATTTCTTCACAAGTTACAGGGCTTGGAGCTTCACAATCAACAGTTAATCCAATTAGACCTGATGAACATCCATTAGCATCAATAACTTCTACAGTTATAATTTGGCCATGATTGACGGTATCCCCGCTTTGTACCCCAATAAATGTATAAGGTTCAGTTCCACCGGTTGCTGTAACGCTTGCAATTGCCAATCCTGTATTTTGACCAAACTCATCCAAGATACATGAATATGATAAGTCAACTTCTATGTTTGTAATTAGACAAGGATTGATACACTCTACCGTTAATTCTGCAATATTTGAAGAACATCCGTTTTGGTCAAAGGCTATTAGGGAAATTGTTTGTCCTGTGGTAAGAATTTGCCCTTCTGTCCCCCCTGAGACAATATAAGGTGGTTTACCCCCAAAAATATTATAATGAAGTTCCGCTGTATCTCCTGAAATACAATCATACCAAGCATCTAGTATGATGCTCGTACAACCTGTAAATTCTTTTGGTTCAACACAGACTTTTAATACTTTATCTGAAATTGGGATTATGCAACCACAGTCATCCCTGAAAATTTCAGGAAGGGGGTCTGTTATTGTTTCACCGCTGACATTGAAGCATTCAGAAGTGCTATAAAGATTGTTTACAACTGAATATGTTAAGGTGCTGCCTGTTCCATCAAAATCTTGCTCAAATAATCTTTTGAAGCTGTTAACTTCTTCAGTATAGGTAACTGAAGAACCAGTAAATCCATTCGGTAGAAGATTATAGTATTTGTAAAAGTATGATAATCCCCTATCAATTTCACCGTATCGCTGGAAGTAATCTTCTTCGGTATCATCAAAGAATCTTGGGTATCCATCTTCGGTTATTGGTAAACTTTCGATAGGAAAATCAGTATCCGGAGATATTAAACTATACAGGAACTTCAACCGATTGACATCAATTGGGCGTTTTGCCTTTAAAATGTATTGGTTGAACTCTATAATATCCAATGGAATACCCATCAAATCCAATATAAATTCAATTGGATTTTTAGTTCCCTTAGATTTGAAAATCCAATTGCTATTTATCGCTAGAATTTTTAAAACTTCTTTTGGAAGTTCGTTAATTTCCCAGCCCAAAGCCTTAACAAATTCAAAAAGTAGCGATTCGGGCATGTTATCGTTGCCGTCATAAGTAACAGTATTTAAAAATCTTATCCCTTCAATTTGACTGTTTAATACATCTAATTCTCGTCCATAAACAATTAGTAATCTGTTGATTTCACCATACGTTGGGTATTGACCATTAACATCCTCCATGGTAACACTTTGTACATTTTCTGGTACAAGCTTTCGCATAAGAATGTTACCTTCGCCTTCATCAAATCGTGTTGCAAAATCAACTAAGTCTTGAACATATCCCTCATAGAATTGGCTTGTCACGTCGATGTTGTAAGCATCAATCATAGGAAATGTGAATCCTATTTTATAGTTTAATACCACGCCACCATCTGTTTCCTTTCGGTCTTTAAAAATAGCCTTATAACCAGTTTCAGGATTCAATAAGTATGATTCGAATTGACTAAGATTGAAATAAAAATTATTTATCTCGCTTTCAATCGGTTTAATATAAAATTCAATTGAATTATCCCCAGTGTCAAAGGGGTCACCTGAAACTGTTACTTCTATAAAACTATTGGTAGATTTTGCGGCAGGGATAAGATTGAGTATTGGGTAGGAAACTTCACCAACAACTAATTCATATTTCAAATAGTTTTTAGTTAAATTTCGAATATCCGCTACTCTTTCATCTTGAAATCGATAGTTTAAATTATCTAAGTAATATATTCCAAAGGGGTTTGAAAAAAAGTTGGTGTTGGCTAGAAATTTTGTCTCTTTAGTATAAGGATTATAGCCTGCACTAATAATATTATTCCCCACTTTGTTGAAAACTGTTGTAACAGAATTGATTGCTGCCGGGAATTTTAATATGATAGTATCCAATGCAACCCGCACAAGCTCAAGCATAGAGCCAAATTTTGCGTAGTATTTTGGATTCGTTTTATCAAGAAGTGGAGTTAGACTTTTTGAAGGTGAATTTATAGTTCCAATTAAAACATTTTCATCACCAATTGTTTCAGTTGTATAAAAATCTGAGAATTTTGGTGGATAAATTGCAGAAGTTTGGCTTTCATTTAAATTTGTTGTAATATCAATACCTCCCACAGTGTAAATTACTGTAGACTTTTCGCTCAATTTTAGGTCATTTGTTTTGTGCGGTATGATACCAACATATTTCTCTGCCATTACTGTTTAATATTATTGAAATCTTTTGAAAAGTCTATGTTTGTTCTTTCTTCTTTTACTTCAAAAAGTTTATCTGAAGTTGTTTCCTCTTGTATTACATACTCATTGAATTGTTTATAAATCTTTCCATCCTCATCGTAGTATGTTCTTACTCCATCCTCTACTGATTTTGTTTGGTTTCCAAAAAGCCCTATTGCAATTGTATCAAAATCATGTTCCACGAGATTTATTTCTAGTGACATTGGGTCAAAAAAACTAGGGTATAAGAAAACTTCTTGATTAGGTAGTCCAAGAAATGGTTTTACATCAGGCTTCACAGAAGAGGCAGATGAAGGTGAAAGAGTGCAGAATGTCAATGTGCTATTATCATTTAGTCTATATCGGATTCCCTTTTGTGTGGTGTTTGTTAAATTTTCTGAAATCGGTTCAACACGATTATTAGACGTGATAACTCTAAAGAAGTTTTGAACTTTCTTTTCTGTAACATTTACGGCGGTATTTACATACTCCACAACATATCCAATAAGCCCATTATTTTCAAATCTGAAAACATCATCTGCTGAAACGCCTTGTAAGTCAAAAATTATCCCTTTAATATTAGGCTTAGAGGCTAATACGCCGCAGTCTGAAATTCTCAATCTAATTCTACGGGGTCTAAACATAATGTTGTAAATTCCCTTTCGATTGAAAATTGATGTCGGCATAACAAATTTATATAATCCGCCAAGGATAAGCCCGGAGTCATCAGGGTCATCGAGTTTTCTAAGGACTTGAATCGGGTCGAGCTTTAATACTTCGCTTGAATCTGTCGTATAATCAGGTGAATATGTGTAATATATCTCACAATCTTTTACATCGAAATCTGCACATCTAACCGTACCGTAAAAACCTGTAGCCATTTTTATTTTAATATAAATATAACTTTTTCATTTTCAATAATGGGATATTTATCAAGTTCTTACAATATTAAAATATCCGTTTCCATATTGTTGTAATTGCCCAAGAGAAGAAATTTCGGCCATTCTAAGATGATTCTCTTTTACGCTGACAGTTCCCCTATCAATGAAGATGTCCTCTTGCACCCTTGGGACTTCTGAAACTCCTAGTCTAACATCTTCATGGATTAAAGCATTAAGCGACGAGTTGTAAGATTTGATGCCTAATGCCTTATACTTAAATTCGGTATAAGGGATTTCGACCATAATACCTAACCTATCTTCCACCAATCGATTAAAATTGTAAGTCTTATAGATAACCCCTGTTTCAGAAATATATTGCCCGGTATTATTAACCATTCCTCCTATCACATATTCTATAAAGTCGCTTGTTATGTCGATAACCCCTGAAAACATTATTGATGGTTCATCAGCATAGTTTAAACCCACAATATAGTTCGAGTTCTGATTATAACTTATGAATTGGTCTAATTGAGGTTCAGTTAATCCGCTAATCCAATAACTTTCGGTGGTGTAATAGTTTTCAATCGGCAACCCGCTTCTACGGTTAATAATATCAGGAACCTCGTTAATAAGTGTAATAGCCTCAACAAAATCTTCGGTTGTGAATGAACCAACATTTGTCATATTCGAGGTGAAAAGCAGGTCAATGTAAACAAATGATTTATCTATCTTGCCAAACTTCTCATTTACATTTATGTACTCCGAAAAATCGGTTGGGATTGGTGGGATTGGGCATCCATCAATGTTACTTATTTCCCCGGATATTCCTGGTCTTATAATTGGGTAATCCCTATTTTTTAGACTATCAATAGAAATAGTTACCTTTTTTTTTCTCATACGGTTTTTAGAGGGTAAAGCTTTATTGTCAAAGTTGTGCCTGAAATTTGCACATCTCGATTTAATGTATCAATAGTGTATTCAGCTTGTCCTCCCATTTTTATCAATCGATATTTCAAATAATTTAGTTGGTTTAGTTGGGCTATCGGTATTTGACCATCAAAACTAACAAATGGTTGAGATTTACCATCAATTGCATTATTGTATGTTATTGTTGTGAAGAAATTTATTGGATATGTATTTTGCGGATTTGCCAACCAAAAAAGATAATAATTTTCAAATGTACCCAACGCATTGGAAAATGGGTTTAAAATTTTATAGGTTACCGGCATTAACGAGACATCCAATAAGTTTCCATTTATATCCCTTTGGTCAGTATTTAATTGATTAAACACTGTATTTTGGAAGGCAAGCTTTCGCCTTGTTGGATTTGCAGAATCGAAAAAGCTAAACCTCAAAAATGATTTTTTGAATTTATTCCTACGAAACTTAATATCATCATTTGTATATCCAAAATAATCGTATGTAATAGGAGTTGAGCCGGAAAGCATTAGTTCTATGTGAATTTCAGTAATACCTGAAGAGGGGGTAAATCTAACCTTTTCATAATCTTCAATTGAATTTATCGAAGCTTCTATTGATTCTTCAATAAATGTGTCTTCAGCAAACTCATTTCCGGTATGGCTGAATTGCTGAGTAAATTCAACTGGCACAAAATTTTCGCCACTACTTAGCTTTCGTATGTTTATTTCAATATTTTTCATTATTCGCAAATGTTCTCAGGTTGGACTTCCTCTAGTTGTGTATCCAAGTTGCAAATACCAATGACTGGATTTGGATTACCCAAATCGAAAAGGTTACACGGATTTTGACGTTGTAGGATTAAATTAATTTGACTATGGGCATAATGACATCCATTTACAAAAGGAAGTTGTTCAGAATTACTAAAATCATTAGGAAGTATGTCTCTCCAAATTGCCCTCCCATCAGGCAAAACTGTTGCATAATCGGGGACATCATTATCTGTACTAAATTTTGTTTGAACATAGTTTGAGAATTTTTTAATTTGTTGTTTGTAGTGGGGCTTATAAAAATACCCTTCTAAGAAATTGTTATTTTCCCTGTTTAATGAATTTACCCTATGATATGCGACTTCAAGAACAATTTCTGTTTGGCTAACTTCATTGTATTCAATTATATCTCCAAATAAATATTCACTATTGTTCTGTGCAACATCTTCAATGGTTGTAATTAAAGATGTTGTGTTAATCAGATTAATATCATAGTCTGAACCGAGTACAGCGGTTTTAAGCCCACTCTGAACATTAGTCCAAAATGCTGTTGGGTTAACGTCTTGCCTCTTAATCAGGGTAAAGTAAACTTCTGTTAATTCCCGATTTAAATAATCCTCATAAAGTGAAAGGTCAAAAGAATTTGGAAAGTCAAAAGAATAAACTTGGTCATTATAAATATTTCTTGCGAACGCAGTTTTGTATAACACTGGCTCATCTATTCTTGATATTTTTCTGAACCATCTTGCAAAATATTTAGATACAGTACCGTTAAATGTTCGTTTTAAACTTGTTTGACTTGTACTGAAGTTTGGAAAGGGGCTTATCTCTAAATCAACAATAAAGGCATTGGACTCGTAAGTTCCATCTCCAAACCCAAGTGCATAAACCGTATGAGTTCCTTCAAACCCCGTGCTTGATTGGCTAGAAATTACAATATTATCCCCAACGACCAACCCGTGGTTAATCGGGCAAATTAAAACAGTCATTACCCTGTCATCAATTAGGATGGTCGTACCTGAAAATATCGCTATACCATCAGAGAGCGGGACAGAGTTAAATGATAATTGTTTAATATTGACAGTATCAGGATATGTTAGCCAAAGCTCCCAATTTGTGTCACCCGAAAGATTCAATGGTGAAAACCTATAAGGAATTGGTTCAAGATATATTCTATCGCAAGAACTATTTTCATCATTATAGTAAAACCAGCCATCCTTTTCCTTTAATATTTCAGCTTGAGAATTTACATATTCACCTGTATCAGTGTCATAATCCATTTTATCGATTATATCTTCAAAAGAATTTTCGCCGTCCCAATTGAAAAGAACATTTGAGGCAATAACATTTATCTCTCCATTGAATCTATAACATTCTGAAGTATTTCTTTCCCTTGTAAACAATTCTGCAACATTAAGAGTGGCATCGGTATGTTCAAAGGGCAAAGTTTTAGCGGTTCTCTTGATATCTAACTTCAAATGAAAATTTTCATCTACATTTGATTTAGAACGAAACCTCAAGGGAACTATTTGTTTTCTTTCTCCCATTAGCTTATGCAATTGTCAAAATAGTTATTTCTAAGCTTATCAAGGGCTGAAACGCCTTGTCTAATTCCAAAATACATGTAATATGGTGGCATGTTGTCTGCTTGGAAGTATGTTACATCATCTCTAAGGTCATCAAATCCTTGGCAAACGTCAGTTGTAAATTCAACAGTGTCACCATTATCATCTACTAAAAAATCACTACCTGTTGGCTGAGAAGTGGTTGAATACACACCTACCGTACCATAGAAATCAAATTTTTCACATAAGTTTCGTCTTAACAAAGTGTTCTCCCGGTCAAAAATAATTACCGCCGTATTTGTATCATAATCGGGGGTTAATCCACTTTCAGAGCCGGTTATAGTATACAATGTTCCATCATCGCCGTTGAAGCTTGTAGGGGATACTTCTTCGGCTTCGGCTACAATAATATCTATACCCGCTTGCGAACTTAGTGTAATACCCCTGAGATTAATATTGTTTACACCTGAAAGACAATTATTTGCTGAAAACAAGGTATTTGTTCCATCATCTTTTTGATAGGATGTGGATTCTAAGCCGTCAACAAGAAATGGTTCGCCGTCTATATCACAATTAACCATACTCCCCAACTCAATCATATTAGTTGCAAATAGTAATTTTTCCTTTTCACTAACTGTTAATCCAATTGGGTTTGTCTCATTAACACCAATGTCATGCCGAGGTGTATAGTACAAATAATTATTATACTCTGTTATTAGCCCTCTCCCATCTGTTGGGTTAATTTCTGTAACCTCCCAATTCCCATTAAAAAAATATTCACTTTCTGCGATATATGAGCGTCTACAAACATTCCTGCGATGTTCGTCATCAGGGTCTGCGGGGGTTGATGATTCACGGCATTCATAATCGCAAAATAATTCAAGGCTTTTACCTTTCTTCTTGAATCTAACTTTATAGTCAAAGATAAATGAATAAAGTGTGCCTATAACCCAATCATTATAAAACTCGTACTTAACAACTCCGAGCTCTTCTGCCAAATTTTCACGAACACACTCAGACCATTCAATTGCATCGATATATTCTACACCATTACAAAATAGACTAAAAAGTGAAACATCACAACTATTACATAGCCCGCTACAAAGTGAATAGTCAAAATCTTCACAATCCACTGTCACTCCTGCAACTGTAACTAAGGTGCTTAAATCTCCAATAATCAATTGGATAACCTTTGCACTTGAACCCATACCAAAAGTGTTGGCTGGGAATGTCAAATTTTCACCGGGTTGATAGCCTGCCCCACCGCTAACACAGCTGATAACAGATATTTGCCCACCTGTTATTACTACATTAAATAATGCACCATTTCCAGTACCGTTCGCAGTTGCACTGACTGAAAAATAACTGCCATCTGTACCGTCCGCAGGGTCAGAAATAATAGTTGGTGACATGACATGTGGAAATACTTTAATCGAATAGGTTTGACTTCCATCACTCGCATCATAACAAATTGCACATTCAGTTCTGTCATCGACTGTGCTACCATCGCCATCGATTAACGGTGGTGACCATGCAGGAATTGTTGGGATTCCGGCTAACCCTGAGTTTAAATCTGAACAAGCATTACATCTACAAGCACCTCTCTTGCTAGAATTAAACGGATGCTTTACAAAACATACAAATGTTAAAATAACATCAAATATTATTACTGTAATTAGTTGATTAAGAGCATTTAAGATATATCCTATTGCTGCAATAATAATACAAAGGATGTTATATATAGGGTTTAATGTTGTACTGATGCGATTATACGGGAATGGTGTTGTATTTTCACACTCACCGATGCGCTTTATCCCTGTAAAAAACTGTGTCGAATCACCTATCGACTTTTGGTATCTTGGGATATAATTCGTAACAGTATAGACTTTCTTCCATCTTACTTCAAAAAAGTCGCCTATATTTGTATCATCTCCAAACTGGAAACGATTATACATGTTTGGAATTAAGTAATTAGCGGTTCTATTTTTAAATCCAAATCGGTACTCATCCAATGAAACTCTAAATCTTACAAGGGCAGACGTTGCAATCCCAACGTTGGGGTCTTCGGATGGGATAATATTTCCAAATTCGTCGGTTATAACTCTATCTAAATTTAGCGGGATTGTAAAAGCCCAATTTCCGTTTTCATCTATGCCTTTGGTGTCAGAACTTATATATTCGGTAGTGGTTATTGAAGGGTCTTTTGAAATTCTACGAATCATTTCAATTTTCCCTGTTCCGGTCGCTAAATCACAGTTTCTTCCAAGTGTTCGTCTCGGTTGACATTTTTTTCTAACCGAAGATTTTTTTGAGTCTGTAAAGATTGAGCCAAAAAATGTTGCTGTTGATGAAATCTCAATGCCTAAGTTAAAATCAACCCTATTAATTCCAACTTCAACTTCGCTCGGGTCACCCCAAAATGGCAAAACATTTACTGCATAATCCCGACTTTGCACTTGAACTAAACTATTTAAGTCCGTCCCTGCCTTAAATGTGGTTTTTGACTCAAATAGGTTTTCAGAATATCCCTGTTCAATAAGGTCGTATGGCTTGACTGATAGAAAACCAATATTACTTATATCAACATCCATGTGGATATTCCGATTGCCTACAGGGACTCCAAATATCATAAAGTCTCCCGCAAAATTAGTGGTTGTAGTGTACTTGTAGTACTTATCATAGATTTCCAACCAAACTTCACTATCTTGAACCTTTCTCTTGCTTGGAAATGTTCCAATTGGTTTATGACAATCTGATTGTGCATCCTCTTCAAGAAGGTTATACCTGATTCCTTGAAAGTTAGTATCAGTCGTAGATTTATATGGGTAGTTATTGATGACATCTAAATTTCGCTCATCATCTGCAAGAGGGATAAAGATTGACACTTTGGCATTTGGAACACCAAATCCACCATTTGCGATAACTCTACCTACAATTACACCGTAATCTGATGAGAACCTTTTATAGACATCAGACTGATTTATTTTAAGTGATAGAACTTCTAAAAAATCAAAAGTTTGCTGAAGTTTTACTGTCACATACTTTTGATTATCATTAGTTGATGTTGGGATTCTGATGTTCATTTTCAATCATTTTTTTATTGCCGCCAAAGACTGCCTTTGCGAACAGGTAAATGGCAACAATATTTATTATAGGTGTGCAGGCTACAATCAAAAGTATTAAGAAATATGCAATTTTTCCAAACCAACCACTAAATACCGGATTTATTGATGAATCTGCTTTACCTTGTCCACCTGATAGGTTGAATAACCTTTTTTTATTACATTTTTTACAACTCATTTTACACTTGGAATCTAACTCTTATGTCCTTTTCAGGATATTTTATCTCAAAAATTTCATCGTAGGCAGCAAATACAGCATTTTTACCCATCAAGTCAATCTCACCTGTTACAGAATTTGTTAAAGGCTGCCCTATTTTGTTTAAAGAATATAATCCTTGCCCGACCTTATTATACACTCTGAAAGAAACAATATTTAATACACCACCAATATTATTGATTCTTTCCATAAGAGAGGATAGATAAATGTCTTGCCCCATTATTAAGTTTTGCTCTTGAATAAATGAATTTGTTTCACTTACCACTGCTGCTGCTATTTCATTTCGACTGAATGCAGGGTCAATAAATAAGTCAAAGTCGAATCCGATATTTAAAATTTTTCCGTCTTTCACACTTATGTAATCATTGGGGCTTTTATATTGTTCAAGATAGTTAGAAATGTTGTCTTTCATTGTTTTTGTTGATGTGTTAGATAATTTACCCGATTCATCTAACCCTACAACACTGATTTCAACTTTGTTTTCTACCTTTGATACAGATGCTTTGTATGGAACGCCGAACTTTCCATCCATCAAGTAAATTCGGCTATAATAATCCTTTAATAGCACACAGCGGTTTTGTGCGGCAAAATTATATTTCGTGAGATTTCTCAATTCTTCAACTGAGGGTGCATCTGAGCCTCCAAAACTAGGAAGAACATTGTTAACCGTTAGTGAACCCTTTACACGTTGATTTGTACTTGTGTTTTGCCCGCCAACCAAGATAGTGAAATTGCCCATTCGAGTCAAGGTATTTGCCCCAACGATGCTTGATGTTCCTCCACCAACTCGATATTTAATAAACATCGTCGTATTAGCCTTTGGAACATCCCCTAAAGAACTGTCATTAACATAGTTTTGAATTTGGGCTAAAAAAGCATCAGAGTCAGTGAGGTACTCTGATGACGAGCTCGTGTCTTGAACTCCGTTACCAAATCGAACTGTAACAAATCCCTTATCTGAATATTCCCAAATAAATCTTCTTGATACACTCTCCCATTTACCAACTAAAACCCCGCGTTTATCTGAAGGTTGCAATGGCTGCTCGAAAAATATTTTACTTTCAGCCAATGAGTTTACTGCATACCAAAGGTTATCAGGGTCAGTTTGTTGTGCAAGTGTCGGAACGGATTCATAATTTACTCCCTCTAAAGAAATTATACTTTCAACAGAAAGAACATCTGAATCCGGTAAATCTATTGAAAAGAAAGGTTTAACATCAGATGAAGTTATTGGTCTTTTGAAGAATTTTGTTTTTCCTGCGACCACTAGCTCTCTTTTTGTTAAAGTATAAGAGTTGATACGACCTGCACCATCGACATTTGGAATTATAGTCCGATTTGGAAGCCCTTGGGTATTGAACGGTGATGAAAAATCAATATCGTATAATGCTTCAAATGATTGTCCTCCACCGACGACTTCAGCACCCCTAACAATCAGCGGGGCATAGGAAAGGTCGAAGGAGTCACCATTTACAGGAACTTCAACACTAAAGTCACAAATTGTGATTGAGGGTCTTCTAAATGGGATTTTTAAGCCGAATGTCCTAGCAAGTGCCATTATCGACCTTTTTTCTTGTGCATGCTCAATAAGGTTTTCTTGTGCAACACGGTCAATATTGAACGATAACATATCCCCAACGGCGGCATTTAATTCGAGAAGCAGCATCCCAATCGAAGCATCATCAAATTCGGTATATGTTTCAGGAAAATGCTTTCTTGTGAAATTTATAAGTTCACCTCTAATACCTGCAAAATCTCTAGTATAATAGTTAATCTTCTTCTGCATTTTTTCTCATAAATATCTGTTTAGCCTTTTTGTTAAGATATTTAATTGTAAGTGGTAATTAAACTTTTTAAGGGATTTTGTTGTTTAAGCTTCTAAAGAAAATATGGAAACTTCATGTGGATTTATTGTTTATTTTAAACCTGAAAATAAAATTGTTCTTGGGGCGCCGCCAAATTCAACTGTTTGGTCTATTCCAAAGGGGCGAAAAGATGAGAGTGAGAACAATATACAGGCTGCTTTAAGAGAATTATATGAAGAATCTAATATTCCAAGGAACTTTATAGATTCTTCTGATGTTTACCATTTAACTCCAAGGAAATACAAGGGACGAAATAAAGAGCTTGTCCCATTTCTTTGTGTTACTGAAGTTGAACCGATTAACTTAAAATGTAATAGCTTTTTTACTCAAGATGGTGTTGAGTACCCTGAATTTTCAATTATCAGATTAATAGCTGTTGATGATATTTTGTCAGGAAAAATAACAGTTCATCACACCCAACTTGAGGCAATTAAAGAGGCGATGAAGTTGGCACAAACTTTGTAGTTTACAAATGCCCCTGTGGATGAGGCAAATTGGCACAGCCACCCGGCTTAGAACCGGTTCCATTGAGCGTTCGAGTCGCTTCGGGGGTACAACTGTTGAAAAATTTCTATCTATTATGGAACTTTCTCAAACAAATCTGTGTTAGTAGATATATATTGTAGGCTTTTTGAAGTAAAGCCTGAATATTAGTGCAACAAACGACAAATTTTCTGACAAAGTACTGAAAACCAAAGTCAAGCGTCAAAATAAAATCTAACAATGTTGTACAAATGCAAAATGGCGGTGAGTTCCACCGTGACAGCCTTTGGAGATGGGAGTTCGACACTTTTCAGTGCACAGCCTGTCGATGAATTAGGAACAAAAACTACCCATGTACAAATTTGTACAAGTTTTTGAGAACGGTACTTATATATAGGTGTAGTTCAGTTGGTAGAACTCTGGTTTTGGGAGCCAGTGGTCGCAGGTTCGAGTCCTGTCACTTATACGAAATATTGTAATTATTAATCAAGTGAAAAAAAAAGCCGGGACATGCCCGGCTTTTTTTATTTCCAAATATTTATATTAAAAATAAATATGAGAATCCTTATCTCTGAAGAATTTAAACATCTTGTCGATGAAGCATATCCAACACAACATTTCAATGAACGATTAAAAAGTCGGCTTGACAAGCTTGAGTTAAGCCCTGATGAATATGCTGAAATAATGGATAAGGTTCAATATATAAAAAATAAGCATTTCACCCCATCACTCTCATACGGCGTTTTGATTCATCGCTTTGTGGTTGACAAGGGACATAAATATGCACATGACCAAGGTAGTCATGTTTACTATCGCGTTCCTGACGAGTCAGGTGTTGATTCAACAGGAGATGAACTTTGGGCTGTGGTGAGGACTAACAAACTCAACACATTTATGTTAAAAAAATCAGGAACTAAAAATACAATCGACCAACTCAAGGAATTTATGAGGGTTGATAAAATTGTTTTCATAAAGTAAACTTTTTTTGATTTTTGATTGTTATAGGCTTATTTATAACTGTAAATCCATTGCAGATTCATGCGTATAAGCCACTTTTCATCCCTAGACAGGTCGTCTAAGCCATCCGGAAGTTTCACTATTGAGGAGGCATTACAATACATCCAAAACAATCCCCAAGAAAAAAAAATACAGTTTGCTAAGTCAGACCCCAAACTCGGGGGAAAACAAAACTCCAACCTTGTCCACAAAGACAGGGTTTGGAGGCATAATGCTTTTGAATTTGTTGAAAGAAATGAATATAACCACGTCAAAAGCACACAATGCCGGGTTGTAACATGGAATTGCTTTGTTGAAGAAAAACGAGAGCTGAAAAAAGTCCAGTTTCCATCGGGATATATCTATTTTGACGTAGATACATTTTCCTCTCTGATTGAGAGGGGGAAGGCTTCCGATATAACAAGTGCTAAGCTCTATGTGAAAAAAATCCTAAGTGGCAAAAGTTTACCGTTTGTAAAAGCAGTTTGGGACTCCTTTGGTGGTGATGGTCTTGGTTTTTTAGTCAAGGTAAATAACTTGACGCTGGAAAATTTCAAGGCAACTTGGGAGAAAATTAATCTGATGTTTAAAGATTGGGGTATAACTATTGACCCTCAAACGAAAGATATTACAAGATGTAATGTTTTACCGTCAGACCCCGATATTTTTATTCGTGATGATAAAGATGTCAGCCCCATTGAAGCTTCAGAATATAAAGAAGTTCAAACTACTTCGGTTAAAAGTGATGCTATTCCTACTGAAATAGCCGCCGATTTACTTGACTACTTCTTTGAATCATTTTATCGAAATGATTCATCTTGGCGTGATGGAAAGTATGGGTTTGGTGGATTAGGTTATAAATTCTTTTTTAACTTCTTCACATTTTGCAACAAAATGGGAATAAATCTCCAATATGGATTAGAATATCTTATTGGAAAGGATGCGTCATATCCAATCTTCACTCACAAGACCGTTGATATTGTTCAGCATGAAATCATTGATGTTGTTGAGAGCTATTACGGTGAGCAATTCGGGTGTCAAAATATCGACAACTCTTTTGGTGACTATACAATTTATTCCGTAGGTAGAAAATTCTCCGGAAATGTAAAAATGTACCTTTCAATATTGTATGCAGATATATTTGGCTATCCAAACATCAGTGAGCAAGACAAAGTGAAGAAGATTGCAATAAAAGCCAAAGAGGCAGGTATTTTGCGAAATGAGCTTTTAGATTTTCTTTCGAAAGGTCAAGAAACTTCCAAAGAAGTTTACAAAATTGCTAAAGAGATTTATGGAGATACCTACTATCACTTTGGAATTTTAAGGGCTATAACAGAAACGGGAGTAAAAAACAGATTGTCGAGTTTCGAATCTTGGGCAATTGAAAACTCTTATAAATTGATAAGAGTGGACTCCTTTGTTGGAAAAATGAATGAGACCATGGCAGAGATTATCTCGAATAGCCAAAGTATATTTGGTGGACTAAGCCAAGCAAACTTTATTGAAACTTTAATCTACATCCTAAGAAACTCTAAACATCTTGGGATTATAAAGGAGGCTTCATGTGAGTTTTTAAAGTCTTTGAAAGATGAGTTCGACCAATACTTCGAATTCTCAAATACCGTAGCTTATAAACAGCGACAAGGGGTTGAAGATATGTTCTATGAATATCTTGATGATATAGCCAAATACGTGTACACATTAGATGCTTGGCGGTTTGGCGTAAGAATTGTAAAGATTTTAACCCCTGAAAAAATACGCGAACGATATAACATTAAGAAGGAATATTTCTTGGAACGTGGGCAATATATCAATCAAATTGGGCTTGAGCGAGCAAACAATCAAATTGTTTGGGGTAACACAGGTCAAGGGAAAACTACTTGGATTTGTGAACCTCAGCAAGGTTCGAGAAGCATTATTTTAGTCCCAATTATTCCATTGTTGAAGGGTATTCAAATCGGATACAAAGCATCAGTTTTTTATCGGGACAAAAAGAATGTTCAAGAAGGGGATGACCTGATTGTTTGTACATATAGTAGTTTTCCTAATCTCTTAAAAATAATGAAGAAGTGGGAAAATGTAAAAATCGAAGATTATGACCTTTTCTTTGACGAGGAACATAATCTTGCCGTAAGCTCAAACCCTGAGTTCCGTGGATTTGAACTGAATTACATATTAGATAATATCCACCTTTTTAAAACCGTTAATTTTTTAACCGGGACAATGTTTCCTGTTTTACACCCGGCACTTTCAAATTTTGAGATTGTGAGGACTAATTGGAAGCAAACTCCGGAAAAGATTTGCACACCTATACGATATGACAATCTTTTTGTAGCAGTAGAGCAGTTACTGTCAAGGAATGGTAAGAACATGATTTACCTGCAAAATAAAAAAGAGGATGGTCAATTAGGTTCGCTTATCGACTTTTTAGAGTTAAAAGGTTGGAATAAGGAGCGTATTTTGTTACTTAATGCAGACCAAAAAGAAAGTGAAGGTTTCAATTATCTCATCGAAAATGAACTTGTTCAAGATTCTTATGATATTGTAATCTGCACTTCTGTTGTTGTTGAGGGGGTAAACATCTACAACAGCGACTTTAAAACTGTTCACTTCCTTACCCCCGAAAGTGCAATTAATATGGAACAATTTGTGAACCGACTTCGTGATGTTTATACAAAGGGGAACAAGGTGGAAAGTATGATTTACATCTACAAGCCAATTGATAAGCCTGAAGAAGTTGATACTGACCATGTTGATGTTATTGAAATTCAAAAGAAGCTTATAAAAACTGCAAAAGAGGGTTTGGAATTGTTCTCAAGAGCTTATACATCCGGTGATAGTATAAGCCTGAAATCATCAATGAAAATGTTCTCTCAGCAGATTTTCGGTAAAAGTGCATTATACCGCAATAATAATGGTATTTGGGAGGTAGATTATCTTTCAATTGCAAATATGGCATATCAAGAGGAAAAAAATTATGCTGCAAAGAATCTTGAATTTATGAAGATTCTTTTGAATGAGTATAATTGGGTTTTTAAAGATGAAATCGTTATTGCTGAAAAGTTAGATGTTGACGACAAGTCTTACCTTGATACGTCTAAAGCTGAGCGGAAAGAGCAAAATATTGCTTTTGCCTTGTCTATATTGGATGATATTGAAGTTGAGGGTGAAGACACTTGTGTGAGTAAAGTCGAGGATTCAAACCTTAAAGAGGTCGAATCTTTAGAAAAGCCGCAATTACAAGTTACTCTTCGGGCAAAGGTTAAGTATCTTGTAAATAGTATGTCTTTTGAAGATGCACTCACTTTGATGCGCGACTGGGTTTCAAATCACAAACTATCTGATAGAATTTGGACTAAAATTGCAAGGCAAATTACCGTTCAAGTCTCGCTTGCACTAGGGGTAAACAAAAAGAATAAAGATAGTTCAAGTAAGTTTGCTAAAAAGATGTTTGATTGGTATAAAGAGCTTAGAAAACAAGAAGTAAAAGCCGAAACTAACATTTATCTTTCTCCAAAGGAACTTTCATCAAGAGTTTCATCAATTACCGGGGAAACTGAAAATCCGATAGGCGTATTAAAGGAATATTTTGACTTGGAAGAGCGACTTGAGGGCGATAGCATCCATTATCGAATGGCAGGTATAAAAATTGTCAATGAGATATCAACATTTACCAATCACATAATGAAGTGGGGTGCAGAAATGCTTGAATCGAAACGTGCAGTAACAAATGAGGAACTTGCGAAGAAGATTAATAAAATCCGCTCGAAGCTCCCAATTTTGTCATCCTATCCACTTTCAACAAGGAATGCAATGCGGTTGATTCACGATTACTTCACTTTTGTGAGAGTTGGGGCAAAGAGTGTAAAGGGTAAAAAAACAAACACTTATTCAATTACAGCTCTATCCCCGGAAGAGTTATCAGAAATTACAATAACTCCCTTACGTAGAATTAATCTACTTGAAAAGCATGATGATGATTTAACGGATAGTGAAATCTATGAAAAATATGCTACGGAGATATTTTCTGACTTAAACTATCATGCAACAATGTCGCTAGACGGCATTATGGCTCAATAAGCCAAGGTTCGTTATTTGGAAGAGACCAGTAGTTACCTTCAGGGGTTAGCCAAAATAGCCCCGAAGGTTCTGCTTGTCCAAATCTATTTGAAAAAGCGGTCAGAATTGTATTTACATCTCCATCCTTATACTCTTCTGCTTTAAATAGCATTTTTGAGGATGGGAAACATCTATCCTTTTTATTTGGGTTACATTTCATTGTTTTTTTTATATAAATATATCTTTGTGGCTAACTATTTATATAAAAAGATGTGGCTAAGAAAAGTTGTAGAAGACCAAGGACATTTGTATTAGGGGATTTACACGGAGCATTTACGCCTCTAGCAGAATTAATCACAAGAGTTAACTTCAACCCATTTGAAGATAAATTAATCTTCCTTGGAGATTTGGCGGATGGATGGGATGACTTTGACTTATGTGTTGATTTCTTCCTTTCAATTCAAAACTTTGTACCAATAATTGGTAACCACGACTTTTTTATCATCGAATACCTAAAAACAAATAAAATAAATAAAAACTGGGAGAAGTTTGGGGGGAAGGGTACAATAGAAAAAATTAAAAAATCTTCAGAATTAGCAGCAAAACTAGAATCCTACTTTTCAAAGGCAAAATATTACCATGTTGAGGAGGATAAAATTTTTATGCACGGCGGATTTAATCCTGACCGCCCAATAGATATGCAAAATAACAAGAGGTTTGCAAGCAATCGAAAACTGTTTCAAACCTCAAAAACGCTAGAGGAGCAAAAGCGTAAAGTTAATGTCACCTTTAAAAATGAAGACCATAAAATAAAGGAGATATTTATAGGGCACTCAACGACAAATACTCATAAACCTGTCTTTAGAGCAAATCTAATTAATTTAGATACAGGGATTAAAAACGATGGGAAATTAACGTTGATGGATGTGAAATCAAAGGAATATATCCAAAGCCGCCCCGCAAAATTCTATTACTCAAAAGAGAAGTGAAATTTCATCGGTTTCTTTAAAAAATCCATCGCTGATTGAATATGAAACATACAATCCTAAAAAGTGGGATTGTTCATCAACATTAACTTTAACAGATTCAATCTTAACTCCATTTATATACTTGGTAATTGCATTCGTAATTTCTGTTTTAACTGCATTTATTGTTTCATCGTCAATCACATCAAACAAAAATTGCCGAATATTTACCCCAAAATCCGGCTTATACAATCTTTCTCCCCTTTCAGTGGTCATCAGAAATGAAATTTTACTTTTAACTTCATCCTTGTCAATTGAGTTTAGTTTTAAAAACTTTCCTGATAAGTCCGATTCGTATGGAAATTTTATACCCTTGAATTTCATATTTTCCTATAAATATTTTGAACTTTCCTTTAATATAATTTGTTTACTTCAAATTGATATATAAGTTGATTGTTAATCTAATTGATTCAGCTTGTATTTAATCACTTAAAATAAGCGATATGAAAAATCTAATAATTACTACAAGGAATATGTTGTTTGATGAACTTTTTGAGAAAATGAATTTGTCAGACGAACAAGTTAAATTGTTAGAAGCAACTCTTGACAACTTCAAAATTGAAGAAGTTATCGAAAAGTATAAGACATTAATTAATGACTATCTTGAAAGTTTACTCAATAAGTATGATGAGGAATTCGATGGGGAGTATACTGAACATTTTGAAGAATGTAATGAGGAATTAGCAGCCTTATCAGAACTACAAGATAATATTGAAATATTGGTAAATATGTCAAAGTCTCTTAAATGGGACAACAATAAATTCTATAACTTTTAATAGCTATGTGTGAAATTAATTATCTAAGACATCTATTAGGTCTCAAATCTACTATAGAAGAGCATAATTGTTGCAAGAATTGTCCCAATTGCGGTAAAAAGGTTTTGAATCATCTCCGATTTAAGACAAGCACTATTAAAACGCCTTGGGGTGGCTCAACATTATATGGAGTTTGTGAAGAATGCTGGACAGCTCATGAAAACATGGGAAGATTTTTTAATAAGTTTTAAGCATATTATTGTGGAGTTAGCATTTTATAAAAATACATTGAGTGAAGCTCAAATAGTTGAAATTTTAAGACTTGACGACAATTTCAAGTTGTCAGGGCTTCCAGTCATTGAATACAGAGACCGAAAATATGGAGACCATTGGTACGATAAAAGCGGTTGTATTGAAGTTTATCAATCTCAAGAAATAAAAGATAACAGACTTTATTGGGATAGTCGAACTCGAAAAACGTTTAACCCTTACGTCAAACTAAATACACAACAACTTGAGTTGTATAAAGAAATCATAACTGCAAAATATCAAGTTATGGTTTGTCCATATTGGATTATTAATAATGGACAGGAAAAAATATACGTCAGGGAGATAGTTGGGTCTTTTGAAGATTTAAATTTTGATTATCCATTTATTATTGGGAAGGAAGGCAGAACAGTATTCCAATCAGAATCTATTATTATTGAGGACTGTTATTATTGAGGACTGTTATTATTCACATGATGACAAAACAATTTATAAATATGAGCGAGGTTACTTTTTATCAGATAAAAAAAACTACTCTAAGCCCATTGTTCTAACAAAAGAAGTGGCTGAGGATGGTTGTGAGAAATACTTTATTAATTTTGATGTCGACGGATTCAATTTATAAAAACAAGAGATATCAAATTTATTGTTTGATGAACTTCTAAAGTTACACAAGGTATTGTTAGCTGAGCAGAAGGAGTTTGAGAATAAATTCAAATGAAAAAATATTGAAAAAATATGGAAGCTGAAAAATTAAAAAACATTGAGGAAGTGAACAAATCAAACCCAATTGTGAACATTTGTGGGGACATAATTGATTTACGAAAGGTTGAAAGAGTTGGAAAAATTCACGGCGATAGTGCTTGGAAACGATATTCGGTGTATTTTACTGGGGGCGGAGTGATGGAAATATTCGAAAATCGAAAACATATTGATGGTAATGAAGTGTGTCAAATGGAACGCGAAACATTTATCGCGCTTTGGCTCAACTTAAATAAAAGTTAGCATTACCTATAACGGTTCGCAGATAAACGCAGTTCAAACTATGGAACACTTACATATAACGTATGGTGCTATGCGGTCGTTTTAATGCCGTATAGCACGTGTTACCTGCTGGTGCGGTTTATTTAGCAGGATTTTGATTTGAAAACGAATAGAAAATTTAAAAAGTTTTAGTATGAAATATACAGGAAGTAAAAACAGAATAGCAAAATATATATTACCTATAATGTTAAACGGTAGGACTGAAGAAACTTGGGTTGAACCTTTTGTTGGGGGTGCAAACACTATTGACAAAGTTGATGGTAAAAGAATAGGCTATGATAATAATGAATACATAATAGAGTTGTATCACTATATCCAAAATGGTGGATTGATAGACAATAGAGATATTACAAAAGAACATTGGCAAGATGTAAAAGCTAATAAAAACGATTACCCTAAATGGTATGTTGGTTTGATAGGTGTTTTAGGTTCTTATAATGGTAATTGGTTTAGTGCCTATGGTGGAGGAAGCGAAACAAAAGGAGGTAATTATAGAAATTATTTTGATGAAGGTATAAGAGGGTTTTTAAAACAAGATATATCCGATATTACATTTATATTTTCTGATTACTTGGATATTAAAACAGAAGGTAGATGTATTATTTATTGCGACCCACCATATCAATTAAAAAATAAAAGATATAAAGAACATTTTAATAGTGACATTTTTTGGGATTGGTGTAGGAAAAAAAGCAAAGAAGGGCATAATGTTTTTATTAGCGAATATAACGCCCCAAGTGATTTTGAGTGTATTTGGCAAAAAGAGATAAGTAAAACAAATCCAAAACAGAAAGTTAATAAGACTGAAAAACTTTTTAAATTTTCTCCCACAAATGTTCAATAGTAGCAGTATCGTAGCACTTGCAGGTAACGGATGGGTGTATGAGAAGGTTTGCTTGTAACAAATTTTCAAATTATACGTATAACTTTATAGCAAACTTTCTTATACACCTTGTTATATGCTGTGCGGATTTAACCTACAAACTTTAATACGAGAGATGAGCCTTTTTGTTTTATTTTTTGTGGGATGGAAATTTAAAATTTGAATATTTATATATAGAATAAAACTATTTAATAATATGGAACTAAGAAAATTCATAGCAACTACTATACGTGAATATTTTAATGAACAAGTTGATAATTTTACAAATATAACATTATATCACGGAACAAATAACAATTTTGATGAATTTGATATTGAAAAATCAGGTTTGATTCAATATTCCGATTGGGGTAAGGGTATATATTTTACACGTTCAAAATCACAAGCACATCAATATAGAATAGATGCGGTTAAAAAATTAAATAAGGAATATAATGATGCTTATGAAGAATATGAAAAAACTGAAAAAAAGTTTAAAAATAGTAAATACGGAACACAAGAACATAAAGATTTATATGATTTGACATTTGTAAAATTAAAAGATTTTCAGAATGTCGGTAAACAGTTAAACTCAACAAAAGAAGGTCGTTTAGTCACAGCTAAAATAAAACCAAATGCTAAAATTTATAGATATAATTCGAGTAGTGGTATGACTGACCCATATTTATCTAATGAAGTGAAATCAAAAGGTTACGATATTATTTTGGTAGATGAAAATAGATACACAGAAGAATTTGTTGTTATAAATCCCAATTCAATTATTATAACTGGTGAAATTAAAGATAATTAAATTTGTGTGGTGGGAAAAAAATAAAACAAAAAGAATATTATAATAAAACTTAATACGAAGCACAAACGTAGCATTGCATATAACTATCTGCTAACCGCCATAAAAAGAGGCTTATCCATCTTCTTTAGATAGATAAGCCTCTTTTGAAGTTTACAAAGTTTCATTCACTAATTATAGGACTTCACTTGGGTTTTCAATGTTACCTTTAACTCCCCATTTCCACCCAAAATATCAATCGGTGTAAATGTTTCGTCAACCATGATGAACTTTACAGTTCCATTTGGGAAATGTCTTGCGACATCAGATATTACATTTGATGCAAAAAGATTTACTCCAATATTTGAGTTAACTACTGCTTTAGCTGTAAATGCCATACAACTCATAGTGGCAATGAATAAAAAACCATCTAAAAGTGCATTCCCCGAAAATGTATTGGCAGTATATGCAATTAAATGAATAATACCGTTTGGATTTGCACCACCACTTAAAATATCAAATCCCAAATTTCCGGCTTGATATATAACTTCATATTGTCCCTCTAAAAAATTATTACCTGATAGTACAAGGGATGATGAGACTGGATTCGACCCAAGAAAGCTAATTTCCGTAGATGATATTTGTGTTATAGTTTCAGTGTAAATAGCATCCGTATCGCCAGAGATTTGAGACACGACGAACTCTGCGATTTGATTCACTGTAAATTTATTATTAACATTTGAAGTTTGCGTATAAACTTCTTCTGTCCCATCAATTGGGGTTTTTAAAGGGAAATTGTTTGGTTTTGAACCTGCCATAGTTTTTTCTCTATAAATATAGAGAGCCTACCATTTGGTAGGCTTTTTTTTTATTTCCTGTTTATAAACTTATCAACAGTCTTTTGGCACCCATGACATTTACTGAATGTGTCTCGACTATCCGTCATAGGCATAATACATTTACAGCTGTCATCGTTATCCGATTCTATCTTTGAATCATCAAGTTTCGACTCAGTATCTGAAATTTTATAAGGGCAATGCCGGCATCCTGAATTACAGCAACTCCCACGGCGCAAATGATATGATTCTGTTAAAACCATTTTGCCATCCTCCCAATAAAAATCAGTCGGTTGAAGCTTCTTTTTGTATGTTTCTTGAATAAACAATTCAACAATCCAATCTTTCATATTTCCCTCCTATTTTACCTCACAATTTCCGCCTGAACATGCAATTTCACCCATCAAATTTGTATCATCATCAAATTCTATGACATTTGATAGGTCTATTTCATGCAGGTTGCTTGCAAGATTGTTATATTGCTCTTCCGTGCAATCTTCAAATGGTGCTTGTTTGTAAGTGTGGTCTGCGAATGGGAGGACGGATAGCCCATTATAGTGTTCTTTATTTTCCCACATCCATTCGCCAACTTCTTCCCATTCTCCATCTTTTATAGTAATGGTAGCAGATACGTTATGTGTATTTTTACCACTTACATGACCTGGTTTTATCCATTCCAAAGAAAAGCGTTTAACCCTTTCTAAAAGTTCAATGGCACTTTCTGTTCTTAAAATTGCATTTTGTGGAGCTCGTTGAGGGATAGATATTACCGCTGTATCATGAGGGCGGAAATATTCATCTTCAATTAAAGATGGATGATTTTCCACAAGATATTTGTAAATCGATTCATTCTTGCCAACACGAATTCTACGAATATAGTAAGGGGCATGCCACGCGTGAATACCTGAACTTACGCCTAATGTTGCGGATGTTGTCCCTGCGGGTTTTACGCAAGTCATTCGTGCCGCAGAATTTATTCCAATGAAGCTTGCAATTCTTTGGTTTTCTTTCTTTACTTCTTCAGCAGCTTCACTTAATGAAAGATTCAAGACTGCTCCTGAAGCGATACCTGTCATACCGATGCCAATCAATGCTTCCTCTTCTGTTGTTTTTTTCCAAATTTCTCTAAGATAGTGGAAGTCTGTATATCCAGCTTGAAGAGTTCCTATAAATGCCGCAGCTTTAACTCGCTCATTTAATTCTTCTTGTGAGGTCACATCCGAAACATTTACCTCACAAAGGTTGCAAAATTGGTATGGTCGCAAAGAAATTTCACAACAAGGGTTTGTGCCGAGGGTTTTATCATTTGAAAAGTAGATACCAGGCTCTCCTGCTTTTGAGCTTTCAATACGATTCCAAAGATTCATAAAAAATTCTTTAGAAATTCTATCTCTCAAGAGAACTGCTGAGTTATTTGCACGACCTCTTTGGGGGTTTAATTCCCACCAATTTCCGGATTTACAAGAAATCATATCCTCATCATCTGCACTAAACAGCGAAATTAGCGCAGCTCTTCGGATACCACCTGCAAGTACTGAATCTGCGATGAAGCAGATAATATCATGTACCTCTATTGTTGAAAGCTTTTGACCATCTTCCTTTGCGTCGAGGATTTTTTTTATGTTATGGATACAATCTTTCAATGGTTGCGGTCCAGGTGCTTTTCCGCCTGAAGTTACAAGCCTAGCCCCTTTAGGTCGGATGTCCGAATAGTCAAAATCAATTGTAGATGAAACAACACCAAAATAGCTTTTCATTAGCATTTTAATCGCATCAGCCCAACCCTCAATACTATCAGAGATTAAAAATCTTCTCTTTCTATTAGAATTTGGCTTTTTGATAGTTGGTAATTTTTCGACAGAATGTTTTTGAACTGAATAACCAACTCCTGTTCCACCAAGTAATAGAAACATTGTTTCAGAAAACGATGATATGTGGTCAATTGGTAAGAAGCAGCAATTGTAGATTCTGTTTGGGCTCACTTCGATAGGTTTACCTCCAAACTGCATCGAACGCATAGATGGTAAAACTTTCTTTGTAATAACGAAATCTTCATAGACTTTGGAAATTTCTTTTGAAAGTTCGGGATATTTCTTTTTGTGCATTTCTGCATTCCGATAAACGAGTTCTTCCCATGTTTCTCGTCTGTTCAATTCAGGCAAGTACTTAGAGTACTTCATGAAAACCGTAATTTCTGATAAAATTTTTTGTGATGTATCCATTTTTTTTCATTTATTTTTTTTTGTTCCCAAATATGGGTTTATATAATTATCACATTTCTTTCAATTATCCATTTGTAGCATAAACATCATTTACTGCTTCTTTAGAAAGTTGAACTTGGTCATTGAATTCGATAATCATATTTGCATTGTCGAAAAGACAGTCTTCAAAAAGTAATCCTGAAGAACCCATGCGATTTTTCAAAATCGCGATGTTAGCCTTGTTATTAAATTCCCCTAACCCCTTTGCAACAGACATAACGAAGTGTGCAACCTTGTACTTTCCATAGTCACCACCCATTTGTTCACCTGTTACAACTTTTGCATTTAACGATGCCTTTGTTCCTTGCGTGAAATTCCAAGAAGCATAGTTTAGTTCTTTAGCAAGTTTTTCAAGTTCTCTTGTAACTTCAGTTTGTCCCTCCCAGGTTTGTTGGTAGCGTTGTTTTGGCTTGATACAGTCAATATAGTCAATCAGTACAAGGTCAAATTCAACACTTTTCTTTTCACCTGTGTCGGGGAAATATACTCCATCCTCTTTTGCGCGGATAATCAAGTTGCGGATATCGCTAACGGTTGTTTCTGTCGAATCCATAGGTTGCAAAACTAAGCAGCCACCTTGGTCTCTTATTTTTTGAAGCTTTTTATCGGATTCAGAAACAACAACTTTCCGATTCTTTTTATTTGAAGAAAAGTTAATAGGTTTTGAAATCATTTTCGCAATATGCTTCATTTTAATTTGCTCTTCTGTGTCTTCAAAGAATATTTGTAGTACATTTAGACCTAATCTAGCAGCATTATTAGCGATATATGTCGCAAATGTAGTCTTTCCAACACCTGATGGTGCAATAAATAATGCAAATTCCTTTCTGGCTAACCCTCCATTCAATACTGTATCAAGACCCTCAATTCCTGTTGGTATAGGAATCCGTTCTTTTTCGTCCAAGTGTCGATAATCCCCACTAACAAAGGCTTCAATGTCTGAAAGGTCATTAGCTTGAACAATTGCTTTCATTAGTTCTTCAGCAATCTTAGGGTAATCTTCGAATTTTCCCTTTAGGATAGTTTCATTGTATGATTTTAGAATTGCTCTTTCAAGATTTTTTGTATTGATGAAGTTGACAGCATTCTCTCTGACCCATTCTTTGTCATCTTGGGAGACTGACTCTATATCTTTCAAATATTGGATATAAAGCTCTAATTCAAACTCATTGGATATTCGCTTGTCATTTCCAAAATTTTGTTGGAAAATGCCCTTCAGTGTGTCAAAAAATGGTATCTTAGTGTATTTCTGAAAGTACTGTTTAATGAAAACAATAATTGACTGTGCAATTTTATGTTCAAAATGCTCAACTCCTATTTTAGTAATAAGTTTTCTACCAAATTTATCATCTCTGACTATTCCATTTCCTCGATTGTGTAATTCACCAATGATTTGTTTAAGGACTTTAATTTCATAATCCTTGCCAAAAATGGCTAATGTTTGTTCTTGTTTCATACTAATTAATCCTTTTATGGTTATGAAATTTGACGATAAATGCGTCAGGATAAATCTCTTTAGAAGTTTCTAAACATTCATTTGCAGATTGTTTAGTTTTTTCTTTTGGAATTAATAAATATCTAAAGAAGTCTCGGCCTTCAATTGTTCGCTTTTCGATTTCACATTCGAAAATATTGCAAAGTCCTTTGAATAATTCTTCATCCATCATATTTGATGACCGCACTTGAACTTTATAAGTAATTGTCGAAAGAGAATCAAAAGCTTCTTTTGGGAATTGCTGTTGTGCGAAGCCGATAACCGGAAAAAGGAGGAATATTAAAGATTTCATATCATTTGTTTTTTTTACCATTGCCATTCAAATGTTTCAGGCTCTTGATATATTAGGAAAGGAATTTTGGCTTGTAATTGTTCAACGTTGAATATTGAAGCTTTTCCGCAATAAACGCTGATATTGTGTAACTGTAATTCTGATTCTAAGACCTTTGGTGCGACCCTAATTACCTCTTTATAATTGAGCCAATCTTCATCTTGCTCACATAAAAGATTCCAAAGAGATTCTATATCTCGCTCATCTTTAACAAGGATGACCGATTTTGCTTTACACCGCCAATCTTGTAAACCTGTAAAGAATTTTTGCGTGAAGGGAATTTTAAAAGTTTCCATTTTTGAGGATTTAAAAAAGCCGCCAAGAAGGCGGCTTAATTATAAAATCTTTTGCAACTTACATAACAGTGTAATAACTCTTTTCCACTATTTGGGCTTGATTTGTGGAAAAGTTGCAATTTACTAGAATTGGTTCAGTAAATCTATTGGTGAAATCTGACCGAAATGCGTCTTGAATAAGGTGTCTGATTCCCTTAAATGACATATTTTCGATTTTGGATATTCTGTCTTCAAGTTTGCTGATTTCCTTGTTTATCGCAGCGGCTTCAATATGTCCGCTGAGTTTTTCGAACTCCTCCCCCTTTTCCCTCAAGTTGGCGATTGCATTCTTTAACCTGAAAACTTCTGATACTCTAGCATTTACATAACTTTCGGAAAACTCTAACGCATCTTCAGAGCGGTCTTGCGGCGTTAAGTTAATGTTAAAGTCCTTCCAGATTGCGTGGATGGGTAATGAGAAATCATTTCGAAGGGCAAATTCATCTGTTGATATAACAGTTTCAAAAATGACACGCTCTGAAACCAAAGTGGCGAATTTAGCGTTAAGCGCTTCATATTCTGCCCTCTCAATCGCCGTCAGCCCGTCAAATTCTTTTTTCTCTCTCAGATGGTCTAGTCTGTGTGTAATTTTTGCCTTGTCTTCAAGTACACCATCTGTCCTCAATGGATGTTGTTTGTCAACAATTTGGAACTTTAGTGTTCCCCTCCTTGACTTGTCCCAATCCTGCAACTCTTCTTGGAATTGTCGGATTTCTTGGGTTGCATCCTCCTTTGTTTTCACTCGTTTTTGAGATTCTTTGATAGTCCCGGTCTTGCCAAGCATAACGCTTCTTTCAGAAGTGTGAAGTGTCCAAAGATATTCTTCAGTACTTCTCTTTAAGATGTATCTGAAGAGTTTTGAAATCTCTTCACCTAGCGTAACTGCCTCCAAAGAATTCTCAAATGAATTTGCAAATCTTTCATTGGAGATTGCATTTCTTTTGAATTTCGCAGGCGTAATGTCAAAATTGTCCTCGACATCAAAAAACGAGGCATCAAAATGACGGTCACACTCCACAATGTGCCGATTATTGTGGAACACTTTAAACGTGAACCTGTTTGGAAAACGATTGTAATCGCGTTCTCGCTTTGAAAAATCTTTCATTAAGATTTTAAGTTAAAAGGTTTAAAAAATGTTTTTGAGTTTTTTAATTTTTTGGAAATAAATTTTGATAGACCTGTTGAGTCTAATTTTAATTTCAATCCAATAGCATCATTTAATTCATTTTTTGCGGCTAAGAAAATGGATGAAGCTTCCTTACAACTATCAGTCATAAACTCATTATTTGGGAGTTTAACTAATCGCATATTTCGTTTTATTACATCCGGGTCAGAAGTATCCTTAACCACACCTTCAAATATGAACCTTTTTTGCTTACTTTTTGTAACATTTTTCTCTTCCAAAAAGTTCCCACATTCAGATAGTATAGACTCGATTGAACCTTCTTCCTTTAGAAGGGATGGAAAAAGATTGAAAAGAGATGTTTCCTTAATTCCTTTGATATTTGGAATTTCATCTGAAGCATCTCCACAAATTGATTTTATGATTGGTATATTTTGGTACGGATGACCGAAAAGTTTTAAGAAATTTTTATGGTCAATAATCATGCTCCTTCGGTCGTCATTTTTCTCATATCTTTCAACTGTTCGTGTCTTATTCTTGAATTTTCGATTTAAGTAATAAACATTTACGGTTGGACTTATCAACTGTGTTAAATCGAAGTCTCCTGTTACAATTGTAACTTTTTCTTCAGATTGCTTATTTGTAACGTAATAGGCAATAATATCGTCAGCTTCTACAATATCATCTTCGATGACCGGGCATAAGTGACTTAATATTGCCTTTAATGCCGTTTTTTGGGACTTGAAAGATTCATATTTGTCTACATCTTCATCTTTCTTATCTTTTCGACTTGCTTTATAACCTGCAAAAACATCCTTGCGTAACCTTCCACTATCCTTACCGTCAAAGACGACTTTGAATCTGTGATATTTCTCTGTATCCAACAGAAATCTAACTCTGTACAAGAACCAATAAATACCATTGATTCCAAGCTGATATTCTTCAGTTGAAATTGTAGCTTCAAATGAATTCTTCAGCAGACTATTACCGTCAACTAATAATGTTTTCATTTTTTCTTTCTAATTGTGTAATCGATAAGCCCTTTCTCAATCTCAAATTTTCGGTTTGAAGCGACTGCTCGCAACGCTTCGAACTTTCGGTTAAAATCGTAGTAAAGTGTCTCTAAAAGGGAGGCAATTTGATTAAAGGGCATAACTTCTGCTAATCCCTTCAAATTTGATAGGTGAATGGTTGAGGACTTGGAGGATTGCTTATAATCTGAAAGATTGGTTTTACGCCAACGCTCGTCTGCTACTGACATTTTATTTTCTAATGCCACTTTAGCTATAGATTTTGCCATACCAAGTGTTGTGATATATGAGGCAATTTTCATTTCATCCTCGGATATATAATCTAAATCTGTGTCCGAGTTATTTAAAACAGTTTCGTTGAAGTTGGAAGCATCCTCAAAAATGCTTATCAGAGTTTCCAAAACTTCTACTTTAAATGATTCATCGTCAAGTGACCGTCCTGATAACAATTCCTTGTTTATTGCTGCTAATGATTTCATGGGCTTAAAAAATTAAGCCCCCGAGAGGGGGCTGTTTTTAGAATGGCATATCTTCTTTATCGTCCGGTGCTACAGTTTCTTCGACAAGAAGGGTTGGAGAGTGCTTCTTAAACTGCATCTTCCATATCGAACGCTCATCATTGTATTCATAAGAAGCTAAAAATCCAATTGATTTGAAAAATTCTTTTGAATCTGCTTGTATCTTTGGAATTAGGATGTTGTTTATCTTTTTGATAAAGAATCTTGTAATCTTTGCGAAATTCTTATCTTCAAAGATAGCTTCCATTCCTAAATGGTACTCATTTGCATCTGCTTCTGAACAATCATGGATAAACATGGGTTTATTTTCCTCAAAAATTTGTTTTCCATGCTCATCGAGTTTCTTACTGTAATTGTGGTAAAGTGGCTTAACCATTGTAGTGTAAAAGCCACGTTCTGGGGAGAAATCAATAAGAATCTTTGCGTTATATTGCTTATTACCCTTAGCATCTAACTTAGGTTCTTTAAACTCTTTGCTTGGGTCCATAACCAAATTCATTTTCATTTGGATAGGTCGGTTAAATGAATCAATGTTCAGAAGCATATCAAGCGACATCCTCATGAATTCCGAATAAGACGAATTTATGTGGTAAATTTCTTTATTCCTAAAATCCGCAATTGTGAAGTAAACTTTCTCCGTTGAGAAAGTAGGACCCTTATCTACCTTCCGGTACATATTAATTAGATGTCCATCGAGTTCCATCACTTCGATAGGCTTTAACGTATAGACAGCATTTTTGCCCTCACGAATGTCGGATTCTGTCCGTGAATAGTTTTTCAAAAACTCGTCTGCAAGGGGTGTGCCTCGTTTTGACTGTGCTTCAGCCAACTGCTTATTAAACTCTTCCAAACAGGAGGAATACAATTTTAAAGCATCGTTATATTCTTCGACGTTCGAAAATGATTCAATCACTGGTTCTTGTGCATAAAAAATTTGCTTTGCAATAAAGCAATGTGAGCTTTTTGTTTGAACTTGAACCTGAAAGGTTTTAAAGCCAATAAATGGGGACTCGACTTTTTGTGTCCCGCCGTTAGGATTTCCTAATGCCATAATAGTTGTTAATTTTTAGTTGTTATTATAAATGTTATTATAAGTTGCTTATATAACAAAAGATGTTGATTAAAAGTTCATTTAAATGCAGATTAAATTGATTTTTTAATGTCCCACTCGTTATAGTTGTCATCAATGTCATCGTCGGTTAAGATAAATTCATCCTCTTGATTATCAGGTGTTTTAGTGACTTTTACATCAAATTTGTCCTCAGTTTTGTTGGGATTCATAATCTCATAACCTGTAGGTTGACTTGGTGTTGGTTTCCAATAGTCTGACAATGGAACATTGTATGGGTAAGAAGACATCGACCTGAGCATCAATTGTTCATGAGGTGTAGGGTTACGCTTGACAAGTTCTTGTTTCATTTCCTTTTCTAGTGCAGCAAGTTGGTTTGCCAATTGTTGGTTTTGTTGCTGCATTGATGCAACAAAGTTCGAAAACTCTGTTCCCATATTGGAAACCTTTGCATCAACTTCGCCTACTGCTTCATTACCCTGTTCGACAGAGTCGACAATTTCACTCACATCAATTTCGACTTCTTCATCGCTTGATTCAATGTCATCACCAGGAACAACTTCGTCTGTCACATCTGCGCTTTCCAAATCGTCAAGTCCGGGAAGTGATTCATCGGATAGTTCCAAATCATCTCCGGCTTCTAGGGTTTGAGTTTCCCCGCTAGCATCAGAAGTTGTTGCATCCTCTTCACCCTCCTCATTGAGTTTAGGGAAATAGTATGAGTACTCAGAAATTAGTCTGAGCCTTTCAGATATTTTTTTTAAGTCCATTACATTAAGAGTTGTCTTCCGTCCTCCATAACAAGCTTTTTATTTACTTGTTCAACGATTTCGGAATCTTTATCTTGTTTTACTTTTTTCTCGACGTTCTTAACGTCTTTTTTTTCGCCGCTGTTGGCTTCATCCTTATTCAGAAAGGAATTGAATTTCTTTTCGAGTTCCATTATACTGTGAATTTTGCAAAGAAGAAAGATAAGATATTTGGATAAACATCTTGTTCTTTTGTGTAATTTGTTTTTGTTGTGGCAGTGTATCCGCCTTGAAAGCATTGGTCTTTGAAATTAGGGTTGCACATAGTTTTATAGTTTTTATATAAATATTCAAAGTTCGAAAAAACACAGTAAATGCCTGTCTTCTACCTTAAACGGGTTCAAAGTATTTTTTATAACTCTTACCCCCGAAGAATTGATTTGTGAAATAATGAGCTTACCGAACTTCTCATCTAAATCTTTTGATACTATTACTATACTTTTCATTTTCCTCATATAGTAATTATTAGCTCTCGAAAGTACAAGTTTCACGTCACTGAAATCTAGTTCAGATGCCTCTTTAAGCCATAAATCAAAGTACTCTATTTTATAACTTGAAATGACTTTGTTAATACACATTGCCTTAAACTGTTCAATATTTGAAAGATAAAGGTCTCGATTTACACTCTCCTCAACAGACCAAAACAAATCATCGTCGATTTGCATATTATTGATGTTAAATGTTCCACCACCTATCAGTTTTGCAACTTTCCAACCCACTATTATTGTTGGAATTCCTTTTTTAAATTGAAAATCAAAACTATGTGAAAAGCCTGTCATTTTAATTTCACTATCACAAACAATGTGTCCAATAATCATAGGTTGAATTGGTTAAGTATGTTTCCCACGTTAGAAATATTATTACTATTATTCAACATAATTGTGCTTGGCGATTTATCATAATAATCATAAAGCGGCAAAAATGCAACTACTCGAAGATTTTTAGTTGGAGTAGTATTTAGCGTTGAACATAGATGAAACAAATGTTTTTCCTTAAAAATTCCAATGTGGTTGATTGGCACAAAAGGAATTTTTTTACCAATCAAATCCTTATTTTTTACAAAATCCCAACGAGTTTTATAACCTTCTTCTGAAAATTTAAGATTATTCAAAGGTGTTGAATCACTCCAATCATATTGATTATCAATTGAAATTGGCATAGTTTCAAATGAAAGGTATTTTTTAAGCATCTGCTGTTTGAATGGAGATGTTTGCCAAAAAATCATTTCATCTATTGCACGGAATACGGTTGCAGTTCCCGGGAAATAACCAAAAACCAAAGAAAACTCAGGAATTTCATTTGAAAGTTTTATATTTTCAAATGATGAATTTAAAGCATTACGGAAGACATCCTCTTTTAAAAACCTTATTTTAGTGTCAGGTATTGCAGAGAACATACGATAGACAGAATTTAGTTGGTCATCGAAATTGATTCCCAATTGATTAAGTGCATTTTTAACCCAAAGATAAGATTGATATGGTGGAGTTCCGAATAAGTTCAACACATTTGGTGAAAATGACGTTTTCAATTGAGAATCAAAACTTTCTTTTGATAGAGTATAGGTAAACATATTTGATTTTGTTTAATAGCAAACTGCTTGGAAGTGCATCCAGTCTAATCCGTAATATCTTCCATTATTGTACCATCCATATTTTTCCAAAATATCCAAAAATGGAATATAAATGTCTTGACTAAACAGTGCATCATTATTTTTGCCAGTCCACTCATAAGCATTTGATATCGAACCAAAGTCAACTGCAACTCCATAGGCGTGTGTCGATGGAACACCCTTTGACCTTGTTTGCTGTCTCCAAACAAACGAACCAGCCCAAATATCTAATCCTAATGCCTTTATATTATCAATTCCATAGAAATCTAAAACCTCCTTTAGTGCAACAACTAAAGAATCACCAACACTTCTATGGAGATACATCTTTTTAGAACCTTGAGTGTATTGAAATCTACCGTTTTTTAAGTTTCCGAGAGGTATTTTAAGTTCATAAGGGCTGTTAAAAATCGCAATGTTTTGATTCATAAATGCAATCCTTGTTGGGTCGTTGGGGTCTAAAGATACTCCACTCTTTAACGGCCACTCAGGCATTTTGCTTGCGTCTACGAATCCGTATACTTTATCCATCTCAGTCTTTGTCCCCAATGGTCTTGCGACTCTCGATTTACCTCTTAGATACCCTGTTCCGCGTTTTGTCGAAATATACTTATCAAAAACATTAAACTTTGATGATGCAACGACTTGTCTAGTTGCAATTTGAATATTCGAAGCAGAGGTATCAGGATTCTTATTCTTCTGTATTAACTTGGTATATTCAGTATCAGAGATGTTAATGTCAAGTGCGAGTACTTTACTTATAGGTGCAGTTGCCCACAGCCCACCTCTATCCAAGTTTGATTTAGATATAAATGGTACATAGCCCGGAATCAATGACATTTGATTGTTTGAAAGTCCACTCAATTCTGAATCAAGTATGATTTCTTTATTATTCAAATCTGTTACGATTTCTGTTACAGTAGAAGGCACTGAAGTTGAGCTGTTACCAAACAAACCGCCTATGTAATCTAAAGCCCCACCAATGATACCCCCATTTTTAGCAGGCTTTTTCTTCTCATTGATTTCCGGCTCTGAATAACTTTCCCCTCCTAACGGTCTTAATATCGAGCGATTTTGCTCCTCGATACTAAACAGCGTGTCTGAAAGAGGAATATTGACATAAGTCGTTGCACTATTCACTATTGGAAAGTTAAATCTCGGCATTCGTAACCCTGAAAATTCAGTTTCCACATTATGTGCTGTAATATCATGCTTTACAGAAGTTATCAGATAAGCTCCGTGGAAAAATGGAACATTATCCAATTGGAAATAATTCAAAGGATGAACCATCATATTACCCATTGACCTAACTGTACACTTATAACTCCTTATCGCATAAATATTGTACAAGTTTACCCCCTTGTACATTCGTTTTGTACCTCCACGGTTATCGATAGCATCTGTGGTAGCTTGTATTGACTCAGCAGTTTCTCGGTGTTCTTCTTGATTTAAGGCAATCCCTTTAAAAATCCCTTGATTTTGGTCTGCATACCCAACCCTGAATGCCACCATATTGTACTTATCCTTATCAGTTGGGACATTTTGAGTGTTAATCGGGATTCGATTTTTGAATCCTTCAGGGATACTTTCGAAATCATAAGTTCTTAAATCAAAGCCATCATTTGCGTACAAAGAATTTTTACCTAAGTCTAACACTTTTGAAGAACCACCGACATACATACAGATGTAAGAAGCCCCGGAGTTACTATTATCTATTGTAGTTTGCGGCTTCCACATTTCAGAGGCTTCCACAGGATTTTTATAATTTACCCAAGACGGTAAAACATGAAAGTCAAATCCTGAATCTCTGGTTAATGAACCTATTAATGTATATAGATTAATATCAGGTTGCTCAGATAAAACCATTAGTGGCTTAGGATTGATAATTGCTTCATTACCGATTGGTCTAAAAGCCTTGTCCACAAAGTGGAATCTGTCAATTAAACTCTTCCCGTTATTTAATGTTCCACCAAAAGAGCATGCGTTAAACACTTTACCATCACGGCTGCCTGCAATCCATTTATCATAAAGTGTTTTTAAATGTCGATATGTCGCAATTTTCAAATCTTTGTCATTCGTATTGTATGGTTGTGCAGGAAAATCGTTGATATTAATATTTGTTGAGTATCCTCCATTTCCATTCTCAAGAATAATTTTCTTATATGTTGCTATCCACTTTATAATCGACTCCTCCAATGTTGCCTCACTCATGTATTTTTTCTGAGAGAAGATTGAATTTCTATCGATAATAACCAAGTCTATTGTGGTTGTAAAAAGTTCCAATATTTCATCATAGGAAGCCCTGAATGCTTGATGATATGCAGATGTTGAGCTCCCTCCCCCCAATCCGTAAAACTTGTTGTAGTTTCCGATTCGGCTTTCAACCGCATTGTTAATACTCTCTTCACTAAGGGTGATATCCGGAATAGGAATGTATACTTTTGAAACCCAATCTTGATACCACTTCACCATTTTTTGTACAAATGAAGGCTCGAAATCTTCTAAAAATGGTAAATCCTTATTAAATTCCAAAGAAAGTTTTGAAAATTCAGAAGAATATATTGCAATTTCATTAGAAGCTATCGCTCCATTTGAAATCATACGATTCAAAAGACCACTTAAAAAATCTGAATTATTACTTTTTTTATAAACTGCTAACCAAAATTGTGCAGCAACCCAAGCCATTTGCAATTCACCAATTTTTACAGACCCGCCTACATCAAAAGCTTTATAAAAGCTAGAAATATTACTAAATGGTAGAGAGTGTAAAAACAAGTATGCTGCTTCCTCAGATTCTGCAAATGTATAGTATGGAGTATCCAAAAGAAACTTCTTACCATCAAAAGAAAGTAACCCAAAGGCAATATTATCCCTACTTAAATTGGAATATTTTGCATCAGTTTCTGTAAAGTCTGTACTGCTGTTTAATCTTCCATCAAAAATCGCTAAATCTGTAATAATACTAATGATTGGTGCATAATAAGACTTCTTTTTATCGAGGTCGTTACTAGTTTTACTTTTATAGAATTTAGAAATATTCTTTAGCACATTGCCATCCCAAAGAATTGGTGATAAATCCCCCTTGACCGTATAAGAATTCTTATCAACTTGGCGATGTAAATCCTTTAAATTCGTAGGAATTAAAATATCTTCAATTGAAAGTTTCGTAGATTCAATTGATTTTGATACCGTTTGTACTAAATTCCTTTTACCGCTTGTTAATAATTTCTTAATTTCTGAATCATCTCCAAACCCTTCACTAGAGCCAATCAACACTGATTCATTTGAAGTCTTTCTGATGCCAGCCCCGTCAACAATATACCCATTATTTGAATTCACCGCTGAAAGGGCAGATGAGACAAATACTGCCTTATCAACATTATTTAAAACATTTTTAATCGTAGCTTCATTTGTTTTAAAAAATGCGTAGGCAGCCTCAAATTGGCTAATGTAATTGATAGTCGAATTACTGTAATTATTACTATTATAAGCCTTCAAAATTCTATCAATTATCTCAATATAAAATGATTCAGGTAAAACTGTTCCGGCACTTGAAACATTATTTATATTTACATAAGGGGCAGATATATCGGTCGGACTAACAGGCACCCAACTATCACCACTAATACCAACTGTATTTTGATAAACTTTTTGTTCGTTGGAATTCGTGACTTGGTTATTAGATGCAAGCATTGAGTTTAATACCTGCTTCACTAATTGCAACTCCGGAAAATTAGGATTTTCCTCTCCAACCAAATCGCCTAACCATATTTCCTCACCAACAGCATTGAATACCGCAGGGAAGGGATATATCCGATTAATAGAATTGGGAATATCGCTCCTCGTATTTCTAAGTCCAACTAACCTTCCACTTTGAATATCCGGGTTGTCAGCAGCAACAGAAATTGCATATACAATTTCTAAAAAAGATTCAACATTCCCAATAAGAATATTAAAAACATTTTGAATACTAAGGTCAAACCCAAGCTCCTTAGCAAGCTCCTTATTTAGATTTTGATTTACAACTACTTCAACATCTGCTTTCTTCTTTTTTAAATCCTCAAACAATTCCGAAATTTCTTTTCTAAATTCGTGATAATTAACCAAAAAGAACTTTTTAGCGGTGTTTACCGGCAAATTTAATCTACTTCGAAGTGCATCTGCTGTTATGATATTCGGGTCATTTGAAAGCCCATCCTTTAAGGCTTCATTGGTAATAATCGTTGCAAAGTTTGAATCAATTGAATATGCTAATTGAGGTGTTTTCACATCGAATTTATCTATTTTATACTCATTTGAATAAGCATAAGTAGACAAATTCTTAGCAATAAAGTCATTGTACTCCTTTATAAATTTTTCAATATCTTCGACAATTTGGATATGAGTTGCCCTCCTCTCCTCCGAAAAGATACCAACATCCCTTACAAATGCTTGGTCAACATTTTGTTTTAATTGTGGAATTAGCAATGGGTTTCCAAAAGATGAATAGTTAGATTTAGTCATCGGCAATCCGATAACCTTTATTATTTTATCAACTTGGAATAGGAGAGAGTTGATATATTTTAGCTCCAAATAAGATTTGTCATCACTTTTGAACTTTTCAGTTATTCTTGTGAGTTGACCTAAACTTCCAATGAATTTTGAAATGCTTGGGATATTTCTACTTTCTAATTGTTTTGTGCCAATTTCCGTAGAATTTAACGCCATAACATAACCTAACAGGATATCTGTTAAAAAAGCAAATGTATAACCTTGGAATGTTGCATCAATCACAAAATTCCCGGTTTCAGAATCAAAAGAAGCATTATAGTTCATTAGATGTAAACAGTAAGTTACAGCTTTTCCATAATATCCTTTGATTGTCAATTGGAATAATGGATAAGGTAAGCTAAAGAAAACCGCAAATTCAGAATTGTTGTATAAGTTACCTTCGGCATCAACTCTTTCATAACCATTAAAAAGCCCCGCCCCACGAACATCGATGAATTTTATCTTAAATGTTGGTGCTAATGATGCTCCATATTCCATTGAGATACTTTCTATACCAAAAGCTTCCTTTTCTGTTGGGCTTGTCCCACCAATATTTGTATAATTGGTTGTCAAGTACCCTTTGCCATTTTGCTCAGTGCTAGCGATAAAGCTAATACCTTTCTTTTCAAAAAATTCTGAATAGTACGTGCCATCTGTTTCGATTACAGAACGACTTTTTGGTAAAGCTCTAAAATCTACATATATAAACAAGTCTTCAGGTGTAACATTATCCTTATTTATACCATTTGGGTCAACAACAACCGTAAAAAAATTCTCATTTGAGATAACCTCTATATTATCAGCCATTTTTATTCTAATTTAAGTCCATAATCTACAAACCAAATTTTGATTCGTATTTATTCATCTCGTCAATAAAGCTTTGTAAGGAAGCTTTGTAAGGATATGGTATTCTTATCAATGCACCATCCGGTATATCAAATTCATCTGTACCGTATTGCATGTTTGCCATCATAATCAAATATCCCTCAGTTGGAGTTTGATAATATTTCTGACTTAAAATATCCATCCTATGCAACTGCTTATTCCATGCAATCATTTTATCGGTTGCTTTTTCAGGTATTTGGATACCCGGCATTAGTTTCATTCCCCCATTTCCGGATAACTTTGTATATCGATTATAGTATTCCATATTAGTCTGCGTTTAACCAAATTGCGTTGTAAGAATCTATGTATTCTAATTGTAATTGCTGTTTATATTCCTCACTTAGGGCATTATATTCTTGAATATTACCAATAGTCCCAAATAAATATTGATTAAAAACATCACTATATGATGTATTAACTGTGACATTGCTTTGAGTGTTTGGGTCAACAACTTCTGCACTAACAAGACTGTCAAGTATTTCGATATAACTTGTGACATCGTTTTCTTCACCACGCTCAATCAATTGGGCTGTAGCAAAATTGATAGGTGAGCGTTCCTCTTCAAGAGATAACTTTAATCCATCAGTAACCTTCTTTTGAGTTTGCGGATTCACTGAACTATTTGTAAATTTACCCTTGGTTGAATCAGATGTCAATTGTTTTATCCTCTCCTCACTAGTCATTGATAACCCTAAACGCTTTTTCATTTCAAGTAAAGACTCGACTTCTCCTAAATTTGAAATTTGATTGGTTGGTACAAGCGAAGTTGTAGAATTATCCAAAGTAATTCGACTCTGCTTACGAATCCTAGCTAATTGGGCTTCTTGTTGCGATTTGCTATAATTAGTAATTGATGAAAGTTTTACCCCATCAACAATTCTCCCGGACTTCGGCGTACCAAATGTAGATTTCTCGTTTACTGTTCCATCTTTATTATAACGCTCAATTAAGACAACACTATCTGCCCTTGCATCATACATCTCAGTATTTGCATAAAAGTTGAAGCTCATAGCATTTTGAAGCCTATTTATAGGGGCTGTCATAGAACTACCACCAATAAGTTCTAATTCCATTGTGATATCAGCGTACATTGGTTGAACTCCAATCCCTTCGGGGTTTAAATCCCAATTCATTTTTTCTGAATATTGGATATTTAAACTTTTTACAATTACACGGGTATGGTAAAAATCACCAATCCTTAAAATACAAACAGGTGGCCTACCAAATGCCAAATTTTTTGTATTATCAACACCATCCATACCAATAGAGTCACCTTGCCTTGTACATTGGTGTAAGAATGTTAATCTAGAATTAAACCCCTGTGGTGTTATAGAATGATAAGCAGGTGAAAAGAATTTTATCCGTTCACTAATGGTTTGATATGCAATAGGATAATTAGTCTCTAAGTATTCAAAGAAGTCACATTCTGTATATACTAACTTCTTTAAAATATTAGGGTCAATTTCCGAAGGTTCATCAGAATTTGGGTCAGTATTTGTTTCATCTTCATCAGGTGTATACTCTTCATCACCAATCACATCATCAATGGTTTGTCCGGAAGGTATAATAGGTTGAGGAGGGTTAAGTTCATCAGTTATATCCTTTATGTAGATGTCAACCCTTCTACTTTGTTTACATGCAGGCTTGTCCGTTTCATCACATTCATCACAAGCATCGATGCCAAGAATATTCTGTACCCTATCGAGAAAATCACCTTGGAAGCTTGTATCAATGAAAACTCCATCGGTAGGAACACCTAATGCACTAAAAAGACTATTAACATTTTCCTCATACCACTTCCTAGTTGCATCGGCACGTTGTTTCGACAATAATTCATTATTTGTATATTGAGTTTCAGTACTTTGAGATTTACGAGTTGCAGCAGAAGCATTACCTATAAATGAAACCTTCAATTTTTTTCCATCTTTAAGTTTTTGAACCATCTCATCATTGAAAACTTTTTGCCACTCGTAGTAAAACTTATTATTTAATCCTAGATTATTCCTATCCTTATAACCATAAATCGGACCATTATCGACATCACCTTTACAGACTAGAAAACTATTGTCAATAAGTTTCCTAGCATTTCCATAAGTTGCATAGGTATAACCTTTATTTACAATTACACCTGCCTTATTAAAGTACCTTATACCACTCCTTGTTTGGATTTTATACCCATCATTGGTGGTAAACCTATCAATAAAATCACTTGCGATACCACCATCTTCGTACCCAACATTTTTATAGAATAATTCACTAGAACTAATCGATAAATCAGGCACAGAATCCGAGGCAACGGATGTCCTATTTGGAGTGAAAATGGAACGTGGAACAATCGACTCTGAATTCGGAAAATAAACCGAAAGAATCAGTTTTCCATACTTATTCTCATTTACATCCTCATTTGTTTTTTTTGTTACTTCATTGTTTTTTTCATTAGGAGTTACCTTTACATTGTCGACTACCTTCTCTTTTACAGGAACAATCTTTTTACGCTTTTCAATCTCCTCAATTTCATTTGGGGAAAGCCTTTTAGATATTTGCTGTTTAGCTTTGGCATCAGCCTCAATGAGCTTATCACCTTTAAAATATCGCTCCCAATATTGCGTTTTTTGACCAACTAAATTATGGATTATGTCTGGATGGTCAACGATGATTGTAAATGATAATGACGCACTTCTTGTGGTATTGTTATATGTCCATATCGGCTCGCCTCTACCAATAAGTGTAGTATCATTATAATTTGCACTTACACTTTCTGTTATCTCAAGATTATAAGGTGGAAACCACATAATCCGACCTCTATTCCCTGTTACAGGGTCGCCTGGACCCTGCTCACATTCTGGAAGGTCATTCAAATGGTCTGCCCATGCAAGATTTTCCAAAGAAAACATATACCTTTTTATGACATCATCGGTTAATACCCTACGTGTAGGGGCAATATTCACAAGACCATTATCATTTAAAACACTCCTTGTGTCACCATTATCTAACCCTCGATGTTTTAAGGTTCTATTGAGTTTATTATACCCCCTTTGTTTTGTGAAAACTCTAAAGAATTCACCCTTCTTGATTTCTGTACCATCATCATCTGTATAGTCTCCTGACGCAGTTGTACTATCTCCTCTTGAGATTACATAAGTTTCGCCATCTATAACTTCATAAAATTCTTTTTTTGATAAGTCAAGAAATGCTCCTACATCTGAAGAGCCGTTCAAAATTTCTTGTGTTTTCCACAATAAGCTTTTAGGTTCAAAATTGTTACCAAGATTTGAATCAATGGCTTGGCTTACTGAATCACCTCGTTTATTAACCCATCCGATAGCATTTCTATCCTTGATGTCGTCAATCCATACCCATCTAAACCCATCACTAAACATCTCCCCAACAACATCCCTCTTGTGAATACTAACAACTCCATACGGCTCATAATAACCATATTCAGTTGTTACGATTTTATCGTATGTGGCAATAAAATCTTTTGCATTTAAAGAATCTTGGAATCCTTCGACATACCCGATATAGCTTGTATCTTCGAGAGTCTCGGTTCTACCTTCAATCCTTGAATGATATGTGTTAAGCTTCAAAAGATTGAACAGATGCTTCTGTTGAGCTTTTCCTGTATATTCTAAAAGCAAATTTACTCTTTCTGAAATACTCAAATCAGAACCAACATAAGTCGCCTTTCCTCGTTCTTCCTTTCGAATTCTTTCTAATCCAAAAGCATCTTGTGGTAAATAAGAAAAAGGAAGTTCAACTCCTTGTAATTTTATTGCAAATTCTGCCGCTCTCGCAACAGCATTTTTGGGAACAGTTATACTGAAATCTTCCCTCGTTAAATTCGCACCACTTAAAAGTGACGATAAATTAGTGTTTAAAACCCCTAAAATTTTTCTGTTGACACCATCTGCAAATTGAACATTTAATGCCCTATTCAAAGCTTCCCCACCTATCACTCCAATTTTTGAATCATTCTTATTCCAAGTCCCAATGAAAATATCAGCAAGAGTATTACCCCGAGAATCCAAATCTGAAAGCACCTGATTCATAGAATCTAAATAATTTTCAGACTGATTCTGAACCCCAATAGCATTTGAAATTTCTATGGGTGTATAATCCTGTGTAGCGTATTTATTATATACTGATAATCCTAAATAAATTTCTTCTGAAATCTCATCGATTTCAGGCATGTCAATGACAGAAACATCATTGTAAGTGAAATCAACCCGCTCATAAACGTCAGGTGGATTTAAATTCAACTCCTTTAAATCTCTTAAAGCTATATCACCAACATCAGTCACTGATGGAGATTCAATATTTGTATCATCTGAATAATCGATAGCACCTGAGCGACCATAATTATCTAAGTAACTGCTAAATCCATTTTCAGTGACATCGTCAGTTGGCGGCAAGTTTTTAGCTTGCTGGTCATCTCTTTTATTTTTTCCAATTAATGATAGTAAAGTTCCCATCTATCTTGTTTGTAATTTAGTTACATTTGTTGGGGAAGTTGATTTTCCACCACTTGATATATTTTTTTGAATTGCGTCTACCACAAACTTTTTAACCTCTTCAAGTTCTGCCGCACCAATACTTTTAACACTTCCATCAGGGGAAACCATTTTAATTTCACCATTAATTTCCACGTAAAATCTTTCAGTTCCTAAGATTTTTGGACCCTTCGTTGGATTTTTTACATCGTCACTGATATATTCGCTGATTAATCTCTCTTGGATTTTTGTATCTAATCCACCAATATTTCGCTGTAAAATTTCCTTATTTTTTTTATCTGTCTCACTTTCCCCAGAAAAAATTTGACCAAATTCATATTTCATTTGACGTTCACTAGCGGAATATAACTCTCCAACAAGGCTTTTTGCAACATCTGGCAATGCCTTTGTTATGGCTTCGGAAAAACTTATTCCTTTATAAATCTCGCTAGCGTCAGGTGCTAACATAGGTTCAGCAGAACTGTTAAAAATTTTTAGGATTGGTAAAACAATTGAATTATATAAACTAGATATGCCATAATCCCAAGCATACTTCATTGTTGCTAAAAGTGTTTTCCCCAATTCTGCAATTATATTTAAAAATATTTTACCCGCAGTAACAAAAATACCATTAAATGTATCTGTAACATTACTCCATAACCCTTGAAACGTTTTAGCCAATTCTCCTTCAGATAATGGATTTGCCCATTTCTTTATATTTTCAATAGACTGAGCATTTAAAGTCTTGAATGCCTCAATAATTGGTGCAAGGGTCTCTTTTATATTTGAGGCAGCCTGTTGAGCCATTGAATAAAACTCAGTATAATCAGCGGAACTGAGCATATCCACTTTAAGTGTATTAATAAGTCGCTGTAATGTTTCTGATAAGGTTTCATTAGACTTTATTATACTTTTAAACACATCCTGCTCAGACACCTCGCCAACTAAGTCTAATTTTGCAATATCACCTTCTGTTAATGCCGAAATAGATTTAACAACTTCTTTTCCCCCCTGTTGCATTCTAACAACCCATTGATTCATGGTTTTGTCATACTCTGCAACGCCTGCAACCTTATTTAAAATGTCATCAAAATCATTCTTCCCTTTAATTGATGCGTCAAAAAGCCCTTCAATATTCATGACTTTCCGCATATTCTTACCTGCCTTTGCTAATTCAGTAAAGTCTTGCCCAGTTGCTTTTGCAGCCTCCCTGAGTACTTGCATTCCTTGAGCATTTATTTCAACCTCTCCCGACTCTTTATTTATAACTGCATACGTCGAAGCAATTTTTGCTAACTGGGCTTGGAACTTTTCAGGCTCATTTCTTGCGGTATAGAAAAGTTCAAATGGGTCACCCATCGCCGCAAATTCACCTCCTAACAATTGCAGCTCTGCGCCCATCTGAATTGCACCTTCAACCCCACCTTCCCATAATTTTTCTGAAAGGGCAAGTGCAGATTTCATTGAAACCTTTGTTAAAATGGCGTTTTTTGCCATTTTTTCCATTGCCTTTACACCGTTTTTAAACGAATATTTATCAATTGCATCTAAATTTGCATTAAGCTCTTTCATCACTTCAGATGGTACAAGCCCCATTTTATTAGATTCAATTACAAGTCTCTTCATTCTTTTTGTACTTTCTGAAATTCCAAGACCGACCCCATTATACGTTGAAATAACTTTAGTTGATTCCATTCCAAAAACTTTAGACATTTCAGTCAAATTATACATTTGATTAGATGTCATCGCAATTGCCCTACCTGTTTCAGAAACATATTGCTGGTAATTTTTGGCAACATCCTCTTGATTTGCCCCAATCTCGACAGCATCTGAATATGCCAATTTAAAATTTTCCTCAAGAGTTTTACTTAAAGTACCAGAAATACCTAAATTTTGATTAACATCTTTAACAGATTTTATTATCTTATCCCAATAAGCTACTGCACCAAGCGGATAAAAATCACTTTGATTAACATCTACATCAAATCCGATTTTCTTAAATGCCCCATCAATACCCCCAATAATATTGTCGGCAATGAATCGCTGAACTGTGCCTGCTGTTCCATCTGCCGCCCCCTTAAATAATGTGTTTAAAAACGCGGTCCCATAACCTGTCCAATCCATATCAAAAATATTTTATAATTCATTTATAAATATAAAAAGCCACTTTTTTAAGTGGCTTTCAATTCTATTCACTTTCGTCAGGAGTCGAAGTTCGCTTAGCTTCAATTTCCATCAGTTTATCATAATAGTAGTTTTTCTCCCAAATCGGCATCCGCATAATATCACTATGGGAAAATTTTCCTTTATTGACTAGGAATAATCGCTGTAAAAGATAAAATTCTACACTTTCATTATTATAATGTTGGATAAAAAAACTCTTTGGTGAAAGGAAGTTTTGTTTGAAATCGCTCCCCACTCGGAGTGGTCACCTCAACATTCAAATCAATACTTGGCATAACCTCATCCATATAAGCGTTTAACAACCTCCCATCTTTCATATTCATTCCACGAATGAACTTACTCTTTGCAATAGAATCCTTCTCATCAATACCCTCAATAGAAACAATTACTTGCTCCATTTTGAAAATATTATAAAATGATTCATCGGTATTTCGAAGCTGCTGTTCGCGTTGCTCCCGCATTTGGATTATTTTTTCATCTTCACCAGTCATCAATCTGAATTTCACAAGTCTTCCAGACTTTGGAAGCTTATATTCGAATAACTTTGTATTTTTGTCTGGATAATCTTTCAATTCCTTCTCATTCAACTCATGTAAATTTATTGAATAGGGGAATGGCTTTTTTGTTTGGGGGTCAATCAATTCTACATTGTACATATTATCCATTGTTGACCGGATATAAATCAAAAGTTGCAGCCTATCACCAATCGTGAATTTTTCTATTGGATAAGGAGTTTTTACTTTCTTCTTCAAAAGAACATTAATCAATTCTCCGGATTCAATTAATTTCGGTGAAAGGAGAATATTTTCGTCTTGGGTGACAAGGTCGAAAACTTCGACTTCTGTCAATGGCTTACCTTCAATTTCAGGATAATAATATCCCCGCGAAGAGAGTGTAACTAGTTCACTGTTTACTTCGAATTGTTCGTAGGGATTGTTATTTTGTATTTGCATAATGATTATTTTTTCTATTGTTCCACGTGGAACATTTTATTTTAATATGATTTGCTATTGAATATAAATAAAATAAACCTACCGATTTCGATAGGTTTATTATTATGTTGCCTAAGTATTTCAAAATTATCCAAATAACAAGACACAATATTGTGGTTGCATTGTGAATGAAATTTCTCTAATCTCATCATCCCCATAATCTAATTGTCCAAATTCCACCGTACCGACAATAATTGTATTTTTCAAAAGCCATTGCGAAGTGACAACCCCTGTTGGGTCTAAACTCTCCAAAATAATATCTTTTGCACACCCTACATTGTATCCCATACGACCTGTGACACTTTCTGCATGTAGGCGAAACCACTCCATAAGAGCTTCGGATTGTGAAGGTGCAATAAAGTCCCTAATTGTGCAGTTCATTTCACCCCACTCATACGAAGTATTTACGTAAGTTTTTGTATTGACAAAAGACATTTCCTTTTTATTAATAGTCACCTTCGGTGCATCAACAGATTTTACTGCCCATGATTGAATTCCGACATCTTCGGGAAAAACTAAAAGCCACCTATTCTTAGTTTTAGGTTCGTATTTTAAAGGCGCATTTAAAAGTAAGTTAGCCATATCTCTTTTTTAAAAATAAATATCAAACATGTGTTTTTTTTTTTACGGAAGTAGCCATACACCTCCATCAGGTAAAAGCCAACAGGTTTCATCAGGTAGTTGCCAGCAATTTTCTATGATAACAGGTTCAACAGGAATACAAAGTGTCGCACATTGAATATCTATTGGTTGGATATTCGTACACTTGGCTGCATCCTTTTCAGAAATTTGGAGGCCAGTCTCAACATTAAAAAAAATGTTGGATTCTGTAATAGCCCCATCACTTCCAATGATGTTTATTTTTATCTTTCGAATTTTGCTACAATCCATGTTATTCATTACAAATAGTCACACAAGAGAAGTCTAATGCTTCAATACTGTTACAAGTTGCGACTTGGCGTTCCGTTAATTGGTCACCTGTCTCAATGTTAAAATAAATTACCGATTTAACCATGTCACCATTCGGGAGCATGACATTAATCGTAATTTTTCTTATTTTGCTACAATCTATCATAGTCGTAAGATTTTGATTTTGAAGTTTTAAAGCCTCCCTTTTTCTGCTGTTCTTCTCTCGCCTTTTTAACCATTTCTCTTAGGAAGTTTTCAATTCCCTTTTGAACTGATGCTAACACCACTTTATCTGTGAATACGCCCTTTACGATATCAATAAAATCATTAAAAGAAGGTTCTCCAAAGTATAATTCCTGAGAATTCTTGATGATATTTTGCATAACTGGAAGAGTCACAATTTTTGCGGCTTTTGATACATTGAGGCGTTCAACCATGTCTGAAATATCATCGTAGTTTAAGTCAAATAACCGCTCCTTTATCTTTCTTTTCAAGTCGGTTTTTATGTTTGGCATAAACTTGGTAATACTATCCAAAATTTTGAACTTATTCTTAGTTTCTCGGCTACTAAAGACCGCTTTCAATCTATCAAGTCGATTAGATATTCCTTGTTTTATTGCAGTATTAATCCCAAAAACCTCATTTATCGATTCATTGGTATCACCTGAAGGTAGTTGCGGTTGTTGAGTTGGCTCAAAAAAGTCCCAAAATGCTTGGTCAGTTTCAAGAGAATCCATTTTATCATCCAATACATTCTTCATATCTCTTTCGAATGTATCTCTGACAGTTTTCAATTCTAGTGCCTCTGCCATGGCATTATAAATTGCCATATCCAATTTCCCGTTACCTGTTGAAACCTTTTTAAGGAATGGTGTTATCTGCTTAATTCTCCCAAGAAAACTATCCTTTCCGAATGTTTTTTGTACAAAATAGTCAAGCATTGGAATACCAATCAATTCAAAGATGGCATTATAATTTTCCTTGGATTTATTTTGCATATAATTGATAACGAGCTTAATGACCTCTACATATTTATTAGATTTCATCAACTTCGCTTGGAGATATTTTCTGAACCCTCCTTCGAATTTACTACTTACAAGAGATGCAAATTCTTTACGAGTCTTATTCAACTCGCTTTTGGGCATACTATCTATCCATTGGTCGACCTGAGAAAAATCAAAAGAATCTTCATTCATTTGATTTTTCTCAATAGACCGTAATTGTTCAATTATAAATTGTTTCATTAAATTTCAGAGAAAGAAGCTCCAGCCGGAGTTAGCACGAATTCTATGTTGATATACTCAAGAGTTCTTATCGGTTGCAATCCAATTTTACCCTTCATTTCATTTGAATTGAATGATTCATTTGAACGGTCGAGTTGGACTTCGAATGCGAAAATACCTCTCTCATTTCTAATGTTAGCCAAAATCGGATTAACTTTACTTTCGAATTTACGGCGAACTGTTTCATCATTTTGGTCAAACAATAATGGCAATCCTACATCTTCGATTAAGCGTTGTGCATAAAGTAACATTCTTCGAACGTTTATACGATTTAGCGCACTATCCGCAATTTGAAGGGTTTTGTTACCAAAAATTACAACAGGACTTGTTCCATCAGCTTGCTTAAATGTTGAGATTGGGTTGACACGACCCTCATAAAGAGTATCCATCTCATTTTGAGTGAGCTTTTTACGAGCCTGTTTAAACTCCGTCACACCTCTTTCAAAACCTGCACCTGCAAACCAAGGTCTTCTAACCTTATCAGTCAGGGCAAATGTACGCATTACCTCAGCTGTCGGTGGCAACCACACATAAACGTTGTTTACTTCATCCAAGAATTGACCCCAAGGGAAATATGTACCCGCATAAGATGAGTCAAACAAACCATCGATTGCACCTACCACATCTTGAACTCTTAAAACTTGACCTGCAACATCTGTGTCCAAGGTCGTTGGAACATAGAATGTATCACATCTTTCTTGTTCACACATTTCAATTGTTTCTTCAACCAAATTTGAGTTTTCAGCAGTGTTAACGTTTGGTACTGCAAGCAAATTAATGCGGAACTCTAATCGATTTGATAAGCTTTTGATACCTTCGAGGTAGGCATAAAAGTCAGAGTTAATAACCGCTTGACCGTTATTGATATTTTCAGAAGAATAAACATCAAAAGCCCCGGACGTTAAACCTTTTTGCCCCAAAGTCCCACTTATTGCATATAAGTCAGTATTCGTTCTTGTTTTTCTATGAATATCCCATCCATCAAACCCACCAAATGGCATCAATGTGAATTTTCTCGCAATAATTTGCTCATATTGAGTCCCTACTAAATCATTCTCATTTTTGAATGCAGCCGGACCTGTTTCAAACTCTACAGTACCTACACCATCAATCTGTACAGATGCTGCACTAGAATCCAAGTGGAATCCCTTTGTTGTGCCAGTCCAAAAATTCAAATCAGGGTCATTAGGCTTACCTTTATACTCAAACATATCAATGTCATAGCCGAGAGTATCATTTAGACCGAGGTAAACTTGTCGAACTCTATCAGTGATGTTATATTGAGTTTTGTAAACAATCGTTGGAGGCAACATACAATCATAATCTCTAACTGGATAGCCTTCAAATCCCGCAGGGAATGACTCATCTAAGCATTCTGCTGCCAATTCGACCATAATATATTTACTTTGCAAAACATGGTTTCCATCAACAGTACCGATACGTCTTCCAATGAAGTTATTATCTTGCTCACGAAGTGTCACTCTTGCGAATGATTCTAAAATCACAGGCTTTTTATCAGTGTCATTAAATGCACGCACTTGAACATCAAATGTTTTTGCATCAGGTCTAATATTCGTGATTGATATTTTTACATCTTGGTTAGCAGCATTTCCATCTGAAAATGTATGGAATCTAAATAGGCGGAAAACACGGTTACCCCTCAATTCTGAGACAAGCCAAGGAGTCATTGCGCCTTGATATGGCTCTTTATAATCTTTCAATGTATTAATGTAGCATACCGAAGGTTTGATACAATAGATAAGCTCATTGCTGTAGAGGTAATCAAACATACTTGTCCATAACTCTTCTAAATACAGTGGCAAATTAGATTTGCAGCAAGGTATAAAATTACCGAATACTCGTCCAATGAAGTTAGATTTGGATTTATCCAAAGAAACATTGTATTCAAATGAATTATTAGAAGAATCTGTACCTTTAATAATGAAATCATCTAATGGCTTAATAACACCACCATCAATAGACTCGATTTGAATTTGATTACCAAAAACGTTGAAGTTTAAGATTTCATCTCCGTTGTATTGTGCATAAGAGCGGAGAAGTGCTACAACCATATTGTCATATTGTGCATAAGGTACACCTGACAATTCAATTACAGTACCTGTAAAATCAAGCTGGACAAGTCCACTAGGGATTTGCGATACAACTTGCTGAGTAACACCAGATGTTACAGTTGTTGGGATAAGTGTTGTTCCGGTTGTAATTGTAAAATTTATACCATCAATAGTATCGCAATCGTAAACAGCAGTATTTCCTTCTAAATCACAGATTTTATATTCACCACCAGTGATAATATCTCCATTTGGCAGATAAATTGTACCGTTAACTACAGTCAACCCATCAGTGGTATGGGTGATTGTTCCACCAATTATAGTTAAAACACCACTTGGTATAATTGTGAGTTCATTATTCCCCTCATTTTGTAGCACAATCGGATTAGTAATTGTGATAACAAATGTGCTATCATAAGTGACAGTACCGCCAGAGTAAATAACTATGCAGTCTTGGGTTTCTGTTATAACTTCGTAAGTATCAGTTATTGATGTTTCACCTGTGATACAAATGAATTGCTCTGTTCTTGCAGTGACATCCATTGTGAATCTAGCTCCAACGAAGTACTCACAATTTCCAATGAATTTATTTCCAACAGCGACTGTCTCCCCCGTGGTAAGGGAAACTCCACCCAACATTGCATCTGTGATTTCACCCGCATCATATAAATCTTGCAAAATCGTGTTACTAAAGGTAACACTTCCTGCCTGACCATTAACATAAGTAATTGATGCAGAAAAAGTTTGAGTTGCAGTAGTGGCAACTGTTGCTGGGTCTAATGCCGCACCAAAGCTAATACCCCAAGCATCTCCGGCATCATATCCGGTTAAGCCTAAGATTCTTGATACAAACAATTGGTCAGATTCTTTCAAAAATTGTTTTGCGATGTAAACCCCTTCATAAATTGGTTGTTGAGTTCCCTCAAACTTACAAGGATTTGAATCACCGAAAACCTGTTTCAGTAAGGTTGTTGTATCTATTGCGATTGGTGTAAATGCACGACCTTTAGGGAATTCACCTGCAATACCCAATGAAGTTACCCCAAAATTCCTTGTGGTAAAAGTATTGTCAGTTTCGGTGAACTTAATTGCGGGAGCAAGGTTAGGTTTATTAACAGCCATTTTTTTTATTTATAAATATAAAGCAAAGTCGAAAACATATTTAATTTAACCATTGATAACACTATTTGAAACTATAACTCTTGAAAATAAGACTTCACCATCTTTCAAGACAATTTTTATTCTCACATAAGCAGATTTCTCAACCCCACCAAAACAAAGATTGTGTCGAAACTTTCCACTAACAGGGGTTATTTTTGAGAGAGTGAAAAAAACATCACCCTCATTACTGTATTGTACTTCATATTTACTAACTTCGAGGTCTTGTACTTCCAAAAAAGAGACGAATAAATTACTATTATCTTGCTGAATAATAACTCTAACCGGTATTTGCTTGTCACCTTTATCAGAAAAACTTATTTGAGCTGAAGTGAATAAAGGTAATAGAAAGAAGATTAGTAAGAATAAATTTTTCATGTTTTCTTTTAAATATCAAAAGAAAATCAGGAAATTCAAATGAAAACAATTGATTTTCAATAGTATATGTTTTAAAAAATTCTGATTTTATCAAGAAAACCGAGATATAATTCTATTGAAGCTAAAACTTCAAAAGGAAATTCTATCATAGCTTACGACCGCAAACATTAATGTTGATAACTTTTGCATTACCCATATTATGAGCAACAGTTAATTCATCTCCTTTTTCTGCAACAAAAGGCAAATTAACAAGATTATTATTCAAAAAATATGAATAATCACCGACTCCCTGATTATCATAATAAAATTCTAAATCAGCAGGCACTCTTACAGTTTGCGTTGATGGTGACTTACGATTAAACTTGAAGTGTAAGCATAAGTCACAATCCAAATCAACATTTTTCACTTCACAAAGTGAGCTATTTTTAACAACTGAGTTTTCCACCTTTATTTTTATTGAATCTATTGATGGTAGCTTTTTAAATTCCTCTTCATTTAGTAAGTACCCTCTTAGATTCAGTGAATAGGCTTTGTGATAATATCTTCTTGACTCAATATCGCCTATTTCTGATTGGTCATCCATCCCTTCAAACTTCAGCGGCATGTGATGTCCATTCACAACGATATAGTATTGACTCTCTCTGAACTTGTGGAGCATCATTTCATCCACCATATTGAGCTCGCGAAGATGAGTTGTAAAAATATGTAAAGTATAAGGCACATCGATATTGACAGGTTGTGGGATTTGATAATAGTCAACAGTTGCCCTACCGTTTCGGACGACATTTCTTTTCCAAAGCGGGAATGTCGGCAAAGCGGGAATATTATATGTCCCACCCATATTTGTACCCTTTTGAGTAGGTTCTTTTACAAGTACCATAAATGGCATCTTAATTACCCGTTCTGAATCAACACTTTTCCAAGTTTTTATAAACTCAGAGTATCGCTCAATGGAAAAAATATCCAAAAATGGTATTTTATTACCTTGTGAAACTATTTGAAATTTCTCTAGGATTTCATCCCTAACAGAGCGGTCAATATCAACGATATGGACACCTCTTGGGAAAAATGTGTCATTGATAACGGCATCTGTGTAAAATTTTAACTGGGATTCCTTTCCTGCTAATTTCGGATTATCATTTATGCTATTTTTCATTCTCTAAAAAATTCTTCACCTCTTGTTGTTGGGGTACAAACAATTGTTTTCCAAAACGCCCTGTAACCCATAAATGTTTTACTGTTTTCATAATGTTTTTGAGCATCATTTGCTACCTGAAAATAAATGACTTTAGTTTCAGATACTCTGTACCCAACATAATCCCCATACGTTATTTCTACCTTTAAAGCATCTAAATCCGCTAAAAGTAAGTGAACAACCAAATTTCCATATTCTTCATATCTCAACATCCCCTTATCCTCGATATAAGCCTTATTTTTTGGTTCTTCGAACTTGATAAGTGCAGGAATTTCAACTGGACTCATAGTTTTAACTTCTTCCTCATAAGCCTCTCCATATAAGTCATCAATAACAGACTTCTCCTTATCAACCTTATAAAAAATTATTTTTGTGTCAACAGAAGTGAGATGTTCTCGAGATGCGCTAACATAGTAATCATACTCCTCCTGAGAGAAAAATTTATTGACATGATTTAAAGGACCGATGTTCATAAGGAATTTTTTGAACTGCTTTTATGTTATATTTTATAAATATAAAAAATAATGGAATATCCAGCATTTAAGATAAATCAACTCCAAACCTATGGAGGTAATAATCCCTTCATTTTGAATTTAGAAAACAAATATCGAAGAGGTCTTTTGAAAGAATTAACCCCCTTTGAAAATGAATATCTTCTAAAGAATTTGAAATTCAGCCCCTACGATGTTGAAACTTTGGTGGTAAAGGTTGGCGAAAAAACAGCCAAGAAATTGAAATCCGACTTTTCTTTAGATAGGGAAGTTTCTGAAGTAAAAATAAACCAAATTCTTGGTGAAACTGATGAGTTCTACCATGTTTCTTACTATACAGGAAGCCGAAATATGGACTTCTGGCTTTATAAAGACGAAGTTGGGGACTTATACGAACAGAACTATATTCGTCTAGAAATAAACTTCGAGGAACTAAATAGTAAATTTACCACAAGTAATCTATTAAAACACCAAGAATCAGCCGTACAATTTTTACTTTTCCACCAACGTTGTTACTTGATGGATACTGTCGGTGCAGGTAAAACCCACACATCAATTGCAGCAACAATTGCCGGTGAATGTAAAAAAGTGTTAATTATTTGTATTGCAGGAAAGCAGTTGGACTGGAAAAAAGAATTAAAGCTTTGGGGTGAAGATTCAAAAATAATTTGGGGTGAAAAGGGATGGATAGAAGATTCACATAAATATACGATTATAGGGTGTGACGTTTTACACGCATATCACGAGGAAGGCAAGAAGGGTAAAGATAAGTCGACCCTATTTAGACCCCTTATAGCAGAAAATTATGACTGCGTTATTATCGATGAAGCCCAAAAATTTAGAAAGAGGGATGCCAAAAAGAGTAAAATTCTTAAAGATTTAACGTCACATATTAGTGTTAAATATGTATGGGCAATGACAGCAACAGCTATTGAAAAAAATGAAGATATGTATAATCTTTGTTTTAACCTCAATATAAATGTAAGTGATATTATTTTTACAGCGTATGGATACCATTATAATGAATGGTATAGTAAATATGATGATTATATGCGGAGATATTGCGGAGCAGTTAGGCGGACATTGAAAACCGGAAAATCAATATTAATGACAACCGGAAATACAAATAGTTACGAATTGGCACAGCGATTGAAACACATTCAAAGGAGAAGAAGGACGGAAACAACAACTTCTAACTTCCCCCAAAAAATTGTCAATCAACTTTTCTTTGAGCTTACTCTGGCACAAAAAAAGAAAGCCTCAGTCTTATTTGATGATTATGTGGCAAAAAAAGGCAATAAAAAATTAGAGGAAGTTAAAGATTTAACAGAAACAATTTTGCTTCGACAGTTCTATGCAATACAAAAAGCTGAACATACTGTTAGGTCGGTAATGTCAAATGTCGAAGACGGCTATAACTGTCTTGTATTTACAAATTTTGTTGAAGAGTATGAAATATTTAAAAAGAAATTTGGTAAACATGCTGTATGTGTTGATTCCGGAATGGATGGAACACGAAGACAAAAATGTATCGATGATTTTATGACAGACCCTAAAAAGAAAATTCTTGTCGGGAATATAAAATCGATTGGAACAGGGTTAAACATCACAAAGGCAGATTGTGTATATTTCAATAGCCCTTCATGGTCTTCAGATGAACACGAGCAAGCTGAGGGGAGGACTTGGAGGCTTGGTAGAGTTGGAGATGTTGAAGTATTCTATGTAATGTTTGATGATAGTATCGAAATTGATGTATACCAATGTGCATGGGAAAAACAGAAGAACAGAAACATTTTTTACGGAGAACAAATATACAATCATGAAGAAAATAATCAATAACAAAGTTTATGACCTTGCCCAAGAGCTTGTGGAGTATATCGAAGAGCTTGAATATTACCATAGTTACACTTTAGGTAAACGAGTAGTTGATATACATTTTGGAATTATCGGCACAATACAATTTATGTTTAAAACCTATGAATCCATTCCGGATGCCATCCTTCCTGATAAAGATGCCTTTTACCAGTCTTTAGGAAAAATCGTAACCCCAAATCATAAGAATGTTGAATGGTTTTTGGTTAAATCTGAAAGTCGGGATGAAATACACCTTTTTCCATACGCATTTTGGAAAATAATGCCACCAAAAGATTCCATCTCAAAAGAAGATTCCGAAGATTCCGATGAATATGAAAATGGTGGCTCAATATCAGATGAATAAGATATTTATGCAAAAACGACTATGGATAATTTTGCAAATGCAAATCATAAGAAAACACCATCTGAATTCCATCAAAATTATAATGCAGCAGATTGCATACAAAATCCTGAAAAAGCCTGCTTAATAACAGATATTTCAAATTTATTGAGTGGTGGAATTGTTAAAATTGAAATCACACCTCAAGCTTGGTGTTCACTCATGAAGTTTGCAGTTGAAGAATATGTCAGTGCTATTCAAATGTGGCTTATTGAAAATCAATGGTCTTCGTTAAACGGAAAAAGTCTAACAGAAAATGACATTTGTTTTGCCCTAACACAGCGTTCATTTGATTACGAACGACAATTTGCTCAAGCATACTCGAAGCAAGTTGGGCATCAAACTAACGGACCATACGAGCTAAAAAAAGACTATTTCGTAATTGAAGAAGGAAAAATGGTCTATGAAGTTCCGGCAGGAAGAGAGATAAACGCTGTGATGTGGCTAACCCCATCGGATATTACCCATGCGACATTCTCGTCCCTTGGTTACGGTACAATGATTGGTGGTGTTGGTATTTCAGGTGGAATCGGATGGGGTGGCTCAGGTTACAATATAATGAACGGGGCTTACTACATCGCACCTGCCTATGATATTGTTTTAAGGGCGGCAGACTACGGTCTTAAAAATAGAATTTTGAAGTCTGACCTAACCTATAAGGTCACAGCCGGACCAAATGGAACTCGACTTGTGCATTTGTATTCAACACCAAATGCAGGAAATAAAATCGGGATTCGTAAGGAGCTGTACGGTTTAAAAGTCTGGTATCACTATTATGACACTATCGATATGGATGCTGAAGCAAAAAATAAGTGCCTTGAAGAGTGTGCAGATATTATCAAGTATCCTTCTGATGTACCTATGACGATGACTGACTTCTGCGATTTGAATAACCCTTCAAAAATTTGGGTTAGGAAGTTTCTAACAGCCCTCGCAAAAGAGGCAATTGGTCGAGCAAGGGGAAAATTCTCAGGTAAAATACCTGTTCCGGATGCGGAAGGTCAGTTGGATTATGAGTCATTCCTTGCAGAAGGAAAGGAAGAGAAAGATGCACTACGTACAGAATTAAAGGAATGGCTTGATAAAATGTCTAGTGATAAAGTTCTTGAACGTAAAGCAAATGAGTCGGATAACCTCAATAGAATTCTAGGAAAAAATCCAAATGGAATTTTTGTGATATAATTTGAACTTTTAGCTTTCTTTTGAAGTTTTAGGTGTTATAACTATTAAAAAAAAAATAATGAAATACAACATCCTAACCCCAAAAGAAAGCTGGGTTCAACCTAAAATCGATGAAAAGGTAATTGTAGACTTTTTCAATGGGGCTTACGAAAAAGATATTTTCGGAAAGGAGCTTTTAGGTATCCGGGCTATTGAAGTTTCTCGTAAAAATAATGATGTTGATATCATTTTTTGTAAAAAGTTCCAAGGGGATTCTCCAAGAATAACCCATAAAAATGGTCTGAACCCCTTTATGTGGAGTAAAGAGTGGAAGACATCAATATTCTTCAGAAATAACATTGTTAAAATACCTCTTAGCAATGTATCAGAAACCCATGTCAGACTTCCAAATGGTAAGATACGAGAAATAGGTGACACTGTAAAAATCATCTCAACAGATGAAAACTCTGCTATCGTCAGATATGATATTACAGATTTCGAGGAGTGGAAAAAGCTAGTATCCGAAAAGCAAAAGCTTTACGGAATTCAAAAAGAAAGTCAAATAACAGGATTTGACGAACAAGGCTATGCCTTGTTTGGTCAATCAGGCGTTAATCGAATTGATAGCGGCTTTAAGTGGAAAATAACTATTAAATCCCAAAGGGATAATCCCAAGTTCAGCGATAATCCCTACTTTGAAGACCGTATTGTGGGCTCATACCACAACTTAACAACCTTTTTTAAGGAGGCGGGAGTATCATTACGTGGCACAGCTTATATTGATGAGCGACGATTCAAAGAATTTATCGAATTTATATCTAAAAATGTTGATGCTTCGATTGACTTTTTTGTAAAAACATATAAATACCGGGATTTCTTCTTCCCTTACACTAAGGATTCTGTCGACTTCAATGCCTTAATAAAGATTTTTAAGGCAAAACAAGCTTCTGTCGCATATAAAATCAATAAGACCTATATAAATGACCTTATTGATAAGACCCCTGATGTGTTTTTAAAGATTATTAATAGTTCAAATGCTGATTTGAGGTCAATTTTCAACTTGAAGATTGATGATAAAAAGCTTATGGACTATATAATAAACTGCTTCACATTTGATGATAGTCTTGACAAGAAAGACTTAAAAGCATATCTTGATTCAACCGGATACTGTTTTTATTACACGATTGACCAACAAGTTTATGGTCTTCAACCTCTTGAACAATATATGATTCAAACAGGTCGAAGACTGTTCAAGGGAATTGAAAACTATGAGGAGCTTGATACTTTAGTTATTGATATTGAGACAACAGCCCAATTTGGAAAAGAGGATTATGATAGAGCTGCACTTAGCCCGGAAACAGGTCGGATTTTTCAAATAGGTATTAAAACTACCGATGGGTATACAAAGTTGCTCGAAGCAAATGATTATGACAGCGAAAAGGCAATTATTATTGAAGCATACAAAATAATTGCAGAGCAAGACCCCGATTTGACTTTGACTTTTAATGGTGAAGGGTTTGATTTTCCGTTCTTGGAAAGAAGGCTTGAGCTTCTTGGTTGTGTTGCTGAAGAGAAATCTCAAGATGGGAGTAAGAAAAGCACGGCTGTACAATTCATCCGAGAGATTATTGCTCCCTACTTTGAAAAATATGGAAATGTCTTTCCGGTTTTCCTCTATCAGAAACGAGAAAACTCTGTTGTAAAGATTGGAAATGGAACAGAGCAATATACCCAAACAAAAATGTTTGGGCGAAACATCTGTGATGTTATGTATGCCGTAAAGCGTGCAGCAGAACAAGATAAATCGCTTCCGAATTCCAAACTGAAGGATAATATCATCCATGCAAAACTTGCTAAGAAGAATAGGGTTTATGTTTCGGGTGATAGTATTGGTAAAATTGCGGCTGAAACAAATCCATATTACTTTTCAGATGAAGATGGGTCATATCTTTTGATGTCAAAAAAAATTCAAAAGGAGAAACTTTTTGATGCAGGTAAAATTCATGATGGTTTATCAGGATTATACTATGGAAACTTATCAAAGTTGTATGTGAAGTGTTCCAATGAGTTTAATGAACTTCCTTTGAATTTATGCACCAACGTCTTCACCATCAATTTACATTTAGATGTGAATGGTAAATCTGTAGCGATTTCAGAAGTTTCCTTTGATGCCGCTAAAAAACATTTGGATGAGCAATTTGAATTATTATACACAAAGTGTGCAGACTTTGATGAGATAGTTGTGCCTATAGATGGCATGGGGTGGTATCTAAGGTCTAATAAGAGAATTTGGGACTATTTTGTACAAAAACGTCTTGAATTTGCTGAAAATGTTAAGGATGTTAGAAACATCTACAAAAATGCAAATTTTGACAAGTATGCAATAGTTACCGGGTCATATATAATTCAAAGATATTTGGAGGATGACTTGGAAGAGCCATACCTTTTAGACAAATTATATTCTCAAGCAACATTTTCGCTGTCGAAATGGTTGCCGACAAGTTATGAAAAGGTTGCAACAACCGGAAATGCAACGGTATGGAAGTTGATATTATCTGCATGGTCATATTTGAACTGTGCTGCAATCCCCGATTATGAGAAACCAAGAAAATATACAGGGGGTTTGCTTGGAATGGTCGATTCAGGGTTCCATCAACGTATTGTAAAGATTGACTTTTCTTCACAATACCCAGCGACATTCTTAGCACACTGTAAGCGTCCGGATATAGACACTACAAATGTATATAAGGCGGTTCTAGAATATGCACTTCGAAGCCGACTCATGTATAAAGACATGAAAAATGCAGCTAAAAAGAAGGGTGATAGAGCGAATGAGCAGCTTTATGACAAAAAGCAGCTTCCGCTAAAGATTCTTATTAATAGCTTCTATGGAATGTTGGGTGCACCTGACGTTTCCCCGTTCTGCCATATTCAAAGTGCCTGGCATATTACTTGTGCAAGTCGTCAGAACATGCGCCACATGATTGAATATTTCGGTAAAGCAGGCTTTAAAATTGTATATTTTCATACCGATGGTGCAAACTTTGTAATTCCTGATGGTATCGAGACATATCAATATCGCGGTACAGGAAAAAGTTGGCTTACGGAAAAGGATAAGCATTATGAAGGTGTTGAAGCATTTGTGGCGGAGTATAATGATAAGTTTATGATTGGTTACACCGGGGTTGCTATCGATGAATATGCAGAGTCTTGTATTAATCTTGCAAAGGGCAATTTCTCATCCCTTAAAAAGGATAAAGATGGAAAATATAGCATCTCACATGTTGGAGGGGCACTTGTAAATAAGGGTAAAAATGCCTACATTGTGGACTTTTACGACAATCATATCATTAAAGCATTCTTAAATAAACCTGAAGAGCTACTCGATGCGTACTATACTCATATAAGTAAGATTAATAATGGGGAAATTCTTGCAAGGCATATTACGAACAAGAAAAGGGTATCTAAATCTTACGATATTCATAATCCTGTTGGTGATTACCAAAAAGGAGTTAAAGAGGGTCGATATGCAAAGCAAGCACACATGGAGTTAGCCGTAAAACTTAACTTAGATGTTCAGGTTGGGGACTGGATACACTACATCAACGATGACGATACAAGTGGTGGAAAAGACAGAGAAACGGTTAAAAATGTAATTGGTCACTTTATTCTAAACGATAAAGACCACTTTGACACGAAAGTCAAGGAATTTAAATCGAAAATTGAAACTAGCCGTGAGGAGTTTAAGAAAGAGGTCATCAAAGGTTATGAAGCAGGTTACTTCAATTTTAATAATAAAATGGTACATACCGAAACTACAGATGGTACAAAAAGGGTGAAAACTTCAAAAGAAGATGAAATTGATGAAATTGATACAGCGGATAAGATAGAGTTCTCATTTCGGACAATTAAAGCAACAAAAAAAGAAGCTGAGAGGTATGCAATTGATGTAGTTTTAAAGTCTGATAAACTCTACTGTAGTTATGTTCCGGTTGAAAAATTGGATTCTAAAATCAAGTACAATCCAAAGAAATACCTAGACTTATTTAACAAGTCAATTTCAAACTTATGGATTATCTTCCACCCGGATGTTAGGGATAAAATTCCATCCCCAAACAAAAAGTACAAAAGAAGTGCAAACGAACGTGCCTACTTTCTTGATGAAGAAATACAACTTGTTCACGGATATCCGCTTGATAAGAAAGAGGATAAACAGCAGGACATCAACGAATTGATGATTATCACGGAAGATGAATACGAATTTTGGGAACTCGCTAATATGTCCCCTAATTCACCATTTGACTATCAAGACGTTAACATTGAAGAAATGTATATTTTTAATCCCAAAGAAAATTCATATCGCAAAGGAAATGAACCATCTGAAGGAGAACGAAGTATCATTGGAAAACAAGTATTGAGAGAAATTGGTGGGATGGTCATTTTAGACCCCGAGAACCCACCCTACAGATTTGGATAAGACAAAAGGCGGCTAAAAGCCGCCTTTTTTATTTGAAAAGTTCAACTCCTGAATCTTTATACGCCTTTGATAATTTACTCAGAATAACATAGAATCGGCCATAAAGCTTTTTCATGATTTCGGGACTTGGAAGAAGATTATTAAATTTACGTCTGATTTTAGATTTAAAATCAGACATTACTGACTTCAAGTCTTTATGGACAAAAAACTCCGCCCATAATTCTAATTCCTCACTATCACCTCTCTTTTTGTAATCGTTTAAGCCTGAAATTAAACTAAAAATAATCTCATTGACAACCGAATGAAATCTAGCATTTACTTCTGCATTATGAAAAAGGTAGATTTTAAATGAGTCAATATATCTTTCTCTAACATAGTTAAATTCTTCCTCATCTTCATAATCCTCACGATTCGGTTTTTCCACCATTGGAAGATAAATATTACTTTTAATCCTCCCACCCTTTTTATATTTTTTATAAATTCTCTCAACCTGTTTTAATAAATCTAAATATTCTACATAGAATCCTTCATAAGCCGTTTCAGATTCTTCAGCTAGTTGTTCTAAACTTCTATAAAATTTTAGATACCCCAAGTCAAAAATTTTATTATTGGCACGTGTTTCATCCATAAGGTGTGTAAACTCATGGATAAAAGTTGACCTTATATCAGAATTTGAAAATAAGTTATGAAGAGTTCGATAACGATATGTCGATGTTTCAGTTTCTGCTAATGGTTTTAAATAAAGTGTGATAGTATCAGGTGGGGTAAATGAGCCGTTTGCACTACTGTTACTTAAAACAAAGTCTAAACTAAGCACAAACCCATTGTATGAATCCAATCGAAATACTATCTCATGAGATGTCCCATCTTTTGACATATCAATTGTTTGATTGACCTCTATAAGGAAATCGAGAATCTCATGGTAAACATTTGTTGCAATTCGCTGTTTCTGAAAATCCAAAGAACCTTCAAAAATTCTTTTGGACATTTCCTCAGAAATTAAAAACTTCTTTTGAATCATATAATATTGATAAATAAATCTTCTTTGATTGGTACAATCAGTTTACCACAGCCATCTAAAAAGTCTATCTCGACCTTACCAATGAACCTACCTGCATTTTTTGTGTCACGTTCCCTCCAAGGATAAACCAACTTGAATTTTCGATTACAATTACCACAAGGTGAACCGCAATCGTCTTCAATTACATCCATCGGACGGCAAATAATCACCCTTTGGCAGTTTTCAACATTTTCCATAGAAAATGTGACGACTGCATTTTGTATTTTCTCCTCATAGTTGGAGTTTTTGCCAAAACCGTCCTCTACCAATTCAAGCTCTAGTTTAGGCATTGTGGCTTTTTGTCTGATAAAAAATTCCATTATTTGAATAACGATTTTAGCTCGCGCTTCTGTTCGGGTCTCAACCCATTTAACGGCAATTTCTTAATTATCTCCTTTAAAACAATTGCCTGTATATCTTGCCCTTCAATATCATCTGAAGCAAAACTATTCACAAGATTTATCATTTTCTTCACAATCGCCTCCAAATCGGGCTTTTGATAGCTTTTAGTAAGTTCTTTAAGGTTTGGTATAACAGTTATATCTTTATTCAAAATATCTGTATCATTCTTACCACTGATAATTTCCTCTTCCTTTATCTCACTCTCTGCAACACCATAGGAATACCCACGATGATAATAGTACCATTTGCTATCTTGCCCTGCCTCTTTTGCGAAATCATCAGAAGTTTGTGGTCTTCCACTTTTCTTATAATAATTTGTCCGAATTTCGGTGTCGCTGTCGTTCTTATCACCATTAATGATTGAGCCATCGGCATCGATAATCTCTTTCATTAGTTTATTACCCATTTCTTCGGAAATTTTTAAAATCTTGCTCATAATTATTGTATTGAATATGTTTATATAAATAGTTGAAAATTGGTGTAATCGTTGTGCAAAGTAATATATTTATAATAGTAATCTAAAAAGGCAGTTACATTGCTAGTTTTTAAACTTAGGCGAATTAATTAAGTTTCCTGTACGGCATTATTTGGCAATCATGACAGAGAAACAAGAGGTCAAAAAAACTAAAAAGCAGCTGCAACAATGTAAATATGTCATATCACAAGAAGTCGGGGAATTTCAGTACTCGATAGAGGTGTGTAGCACGCCGGCAGTCTAACTGTAAAACACTAATCTTGAAATTCATCGAATTTCACAGCTTTTTGTAGCTATTTATAATTAAATATTTAAAAGTGTGAGTAATATTCAAAAGAACATAAACAATCACTTCGATTTGAAGCTTTTAGGGTGTAACTATTGGGATTTTTATCTTTCAATGGACAAACAAACAGATTGTTTCAATTGTAATGTCCTTATAACAGGAGATGTTATTGCCCAATTTGACTTCAATAACCTCGAAAGAATTTGTAGTGACAACTTCAAATGGAGTGACGCAACTTCTTTTGATGGTGATATTTGTGATATTGGGCTAAATGGCTACGATAACAGATTTGTTGATGCTTGGACCGGAGAAACTTTCAACCCTTCAGGGGATACAACATTTTGTTTGCCGCGCGTTTCAGGTGATGTCTATTGCTATGAAATGGAATACATACCTGCTTATGGGGTAGAACCTGAACACATCCAATTTTGTGGGGGATTTTTCCAAGGGTTTTATAGGCTTCATGGGTATGAATATAATGTTCTTCCGAATTTTTATCAGTTCGGTTGGACTAAAGAGTTTTGGCTGAAGAAGTCTAATTGCCCAACAGGTGAAACAGTAATTGTAACAGGGGAAACAACCGAAATTGTCAATATTTCAGGTGAAGACATCATTATTACTGAAATTTGGGAAACTGAAGTTACACAAAAATCAACATGTCCTGATAAGTACCAATTAAACGAAGTATATCCTGACAATAAGGGTATTTTTTATTTTTGGGGAACAAGGGCTGAAAATAAGTTTTGTATGTTTCCTGCCATTTCAGGACTCACTACTTGTACAGGAATACCTCTTGCAACCCCTGTCACAGAAGAAGCCTTCCAACCAAGCGGAAACTCATTCCTATACTATACAAGAAGAAATGTTTTTTGTTCGACAGGAAGCACAAATTCCACAGGTGATTTTTCAGATTGTTGTGAGGGTGTTATAAACAATGCAATGGGATTTCGAGTGACAGATGAAGGTGAAATAGGTGTTAGAATCCTAACAACGACAGGAGAATGCAAGTTAGTTGGCGAGTCGATTATGTTTTCGGGAACTCCTATTGTTGAAGAATTTTATAGCAAGCCGGGTATTATCGAAGATGATAAGTGGCATCATGTAGCCTATAGATTCAAACCATACGAAACTACAGAATGTATAGGATATAGAATTGCTTTTGGGGAACTATCTATATTTGTAGATGGTTTCTTAAAAGTGAAGCTTGATGGATTCCCCGAATTCATTCCATACGAACTTGATGAACATCCGGATAAACAACTTGGAGTGCCATTCAATATCTCAATAGGTGGGGGCACACAGGGACTTCTCGAAAGCTACACATTTTCCGGTTTAACTGAGGGGTATGGATTAACAGGTTACACAGCCTGTAATTATGTGACATCATTTGTGAATCCATGTGTTTTCAACGGTGTTATTGTAAATGGCATCGAATTTAAGAGTCCGCCGCTTTCGATTTCCGAACCCGAACTTATTGAAACATTTTTAGAGATGGTTATACCTAGAAGACATGGGCAAATAAAGCTGACACCATACACAAAGGGATGTGGGCAAGGACTAAAAATTGAAGTTCTTGCGTCTCTCGACAAACTTGATGCAGTTTTGATTGGTAACGGCGTAAGTTCTTGGTGTGTAACTAATTGTATTAATATCCCACCTCACAATGGTCGATGTGGATACATTGAAGATGCCTTTGCAGGTTCTTTTATTGGTGGAATTGCAGATTTCAGACTTCACAATAGAGCACTTTGCCTACACGAAATTCGTTGCAATTTCCAACTTGAACAACAAAAATACAATAGAGACAGAGAAATTTTTAACTGCAAATGAATTTAAATAAACTTAACGAAATAATGAAGAAGCGTTTGAATGAAGGCTTCTTTGGGAACATACAAGAGGAAGATGAGTTTGATATAAAGTCAAAACTCACCAGCCTTCTAAAATCCGGAACACCTGATAACATTGAGCTTGCGTTCATGATAGCTCAAGGGCAAGATTTTGATATTGATGCCTTGGCAGAAGAGATTTATAACTTGAAGTTTTGGATGAAAAATCTTGATAACATTCCCCAAACAAGCAAATCTGAAGCTCTCCGTTTTTTGTTGTCAAGAGCTATCATAGACCTTTCCCGCAAAGGATTGTCAGCACTGCCTGAATCTATCGGCAACTTGCAGAAGCTGAAAGTGTTGTATTTGGATAACAACAACCTGAGCAGCCTGCCTGAATCGATTGGAAACTTGCAGAATTTGAAATCTGTGAATTTGAATCACAATAGCCTAAGCCATCTTCCGGAATCTATCGGTAACTTGCAGAATTTGAAAGAGTTGGATTTGAGTGGCAACAAGCTGAGCAGCCTGCCTGAATCCATTGGCAACTTGCAGAATTTGCAAGGGTTGTATTTGTTTAATAACCTATTGAGCAGCCTTCCTGAATCCATCGTCAACTTGCAGAATTTGGAATTGTTGAATTTGGGTAACAACAAGCTGAGCAACCTTCCGGAATCCATCGGCAACTTGCAGAATTTGGAAGAGTTGAATTTGTCCGGCAATACGATACCAACAAATGTAATAAAGAGGTTGAAGGCTATACTTCCAAATTGTGAAGTGGAATTTTAAAAATACATAAAAAAAATGGACATAAGCAAAATAAATAAAATAATGAAGAAGCGTTTAAATGAAGGCTTCTTTGGGAATATACAAGAGGAGGAGTTTGATATAAAATCAAAGCTCACCAGCCTTCTAAAATCCGGAATACCTGATAATATTGAACTTGCCATCATGGTAGCACAGGGTCAGGAGTTTGACATTGATGCTTTGCTAAATGAGCTTTTTGACTTGCAGTTTTGGATGGATAATCTTGATGGTATTCCCCGGACAAGCAAGGTGGAAGCACTCCGTTTTTTGCTGTCAAAAACTAGCATAAACCTTTACAGCAAAGGATTGTCGGAACTTTCTGAATCCATCGGCAACTTGCAGAATTTGCAAGTGTTGCGCTTGTATAACAACAGCCTGAGCAGTCTTCCAGAACCCATCGGCAACTTGCAGAATTTGCAAGGGTTGAATTTGGGTAACAACAAGCTGAGCAGCCTTCCTGAATCCATCGGCAACTTGCAGAATTTGCAAGCGTTGCGCTTGACTAACAACAACCTGAGCAGCCTTCCGGAATCCATCGGCAACTTGCAGAATTTGCAAGAGTTGTATTTGGAAGACAACAACCTGAGCAGCCTTCCTGAGTCCATCGGCAACTTGCAGAATTTGGAATGGTTGCGCTTGTATAACAACAACCTGAGCAGCCTTCCGGAATCTATCGTCAACTTGCAGAATTTGAAAGGGTTGTATTTGTCCGGCAATACGATACCCACAAATGTAATAAAGAGGTTGAAGGTTATGCTTCCAAATTGTGAAGTGGAATTTTAAAAATCAATTAAAAAAATGGACATAAGCAAAATAAATAAAATAATGAAGAAGCGTTTGGATGAGGGCTTCTTTTGGAACATACAAGAGGAGGAAGAGTTTGATATAAAATCAAAGCTCACTAGCCTTCTAAAATCCGGAACACCGGACAATATTGAACTTGCAAAATCTGTCGCCCAAGGACTTGGTTTTGATTTTGACACACTATTTTCTGAAGTCTGGGAATTAAAATTCTGGATAAAACATTTTTTCATGTATGACATAACTGCAAAAACTACCACTGATATTCTTTATAAGCTAAAAGGATTTAAAACAATAGACCTTGCGGACAAGGGAATATCTAAAATCCCAAATAGTATTGGATATTTACCACACTTGAATAGTATTGATTTGCGTGCTAATGCAATTTCTAAACTGCCGGAATCAATTGGCGACTTAAACGATTTAAAGTCACTATTATTAGAATCTAATGATATTGTATCTCTACCTACTTCAATTGTTAAATTAAAATCTTTACAGCAATTGGGATTAGGTAGAAATAAGTTAACGTCAATTCCAGAAAATATTCACTTAATGGAAAATTTAACCCATTAGATTTTGAAAATAATAAGCTAACATCCGTGCCGGAATCACTCTTCAAACTATCAACACTTGAGTGGCTTTTCATAAAGGGAAACCCCTTAACTCAAGAAACGATAAACCGTCTATTTGAATTTTGTGAAGAAAAACAAATCAGAAGCGATTTAAATAATTTTAAACAATGGTCAAAAATATAAAGGTCATAATAACCGAAAAGCAGTTAAAATCTGCCAAAGAAGTTTTAATAAATGAAAATGAAGATGACTTCAATCCTGAAGAAAATATCAAACGATTGATTTTGTCAGGTCAAGAGGATAACATAAGGCTTGCAATAGAGATTGCAGATGGGATGGGAATTAACTATAGAGAACTAGTTAAGCCTGTAGAACTATTAACATACGTTGTTCGACCGCCTATGATGCCATATAGAAATGGTGATTATGTAGATTTTATTATGAGACTTTTAAATTCCCCAAGAATAGAAATAAGTTATACCTCCCCAAAAATTGATTATGCCCAACTACTTCACTTGAAAAAAATCTCAGATATAACTCTTTTCAACTTATATCTAAAGGAAATACCTGATGAAATTTTTGCCATTGAATCTTTAAAGCACCTGTATATTAAGGCTTGTAGTGATATTACAACCATCTCACCTAAAATTAAACAACTTCATAATCTTAAAACTTTAAGTATAACAGGAGTCAGGCTTACGAAATTCCCGGTAGCACTTGAAGGTATGAATCTGAATAGGATAGATTTAAGAGATTCTAAAATACCAATAGAAGATTTACAAAAATCCCTTCCAAAACTACCCCCTACACTGAGAACCATTGAAATTGGCGAAGCAACAACTGAAGAAGCTAAAACGCTTGAAACACTAATCCCAAGTGGATGTCGTTTATTATACAATGAACAAAGAGTAATAAGAGAAATACATGGCAAATAGTAACCTCCAAGGAAAAACATTTTCCCTTCCCGAAGAACTGTTGAAAAATCTTCAAGAGATTCTTAACAACTACAAAGGAGACAAGCATTCGGAAGGATATGTCCGTTTGAAGAATCTCATTTCGGTAGGTAAGTTATCCTACCAAAATATGAAAAACATCAAACATATTTTGGAAAAAAACAAAGGAAATAAGACGTTATATCTCTTGAATGGCGGAAGCTCCTTAGAAAGCTGGATAAATTCCACATTGGGTTCGGCAAGAAATCGAGTCGAAAGCTCAAAAAAGGCAAAAAAGGAATCCGGCGAATCCAATGCCTACATAAGAAGCCATACAAAAGACGGTTCAGAGACTCCAAAAGTGAGGACACCAAAACTGTATAAGTCAATGTCCTCAAATGACCTCTCAACAAACAATGTGAACTATGAATCATTTGAAAAACGAAAGGTTCTTGTGATAACAGAAGCCCAAATGAAAAATTTGAAGCTTCATTTGAGTGAAGAAGTTTCAAATGAGGAAATAGACAAAATAAAAGGCTGACAGCAGTTAAAAAATATTTGAACAAAGTGTAACATTTCTAAACATTGGTATATTAATTGCCACATGGTGTATAAGTTTTTCGGGTTATAGCAGATTGAAATAAGCAGAAAATGCAATACAAGTCATTGAAGATAAGGTTAGAGCCTACAAGGTTGCAGGAGCAGATGTTTGCAAAACATGCAGGCACAGCTCGTCATGCCTACAATCAGGCTTTGAGCTATTGCAATGACTTATTTAAAGACGGGAAATCAACCCCATCAGCCATCACACTTCATAAGTGGCTTGTAGCAACGGTGAAAAAGGAACATGCTTGGTATTATGAGGTGTCAAAATGCGCCCCACAACAAGCACTGAGGAATCTTGAGACAGCATACAAGAACTTTCACCGCCTGCAAAAGCAATCAGGATACAAGCTTCTTCACTATAAAATTGTAAATGGTGTTAAGACCTCAACAGGTCTGCAAGGACTACCAAGATACAAGAAGAAAGGAAGAGGCGATTCATTCTATCTGGAAAATAGTAACAAACATGGCATAAGGATAGAAGGGAATAAAGTCAAACTACCAAAAATTGGATGGGTAAAATTATCCGAAACACTAGATGTTAAGTCCATAAAGAACTGCACAATCAGCAGGACTGCTGACCACTGGTTCATCTCATTCAGAGTCGAACACATTCCGGCTATCACAAAAAAGAAAGAACTTGTCGTTGGTGTTGACTTAGGTGTTAAAACCTTGGCAACACTCAGTAATGGAGAAACATTCGAAAATATCAAGCCTTACAAAAAGGCAAAGGAGAAACTCAGAAGGCAACAAAAAGAGGTGAGCAGAAGATTTGTTAGAGGAGCTGAAAGCCAAAGCAACAACTACAAACAATCTGTTCAAAAGCTTGCAAAGATTCATGCCGCAGTTGCAAATGTAAGAAAGGACTGTCTTCACAAACTGACAACCTATCTCGCCAAAAACTTTGAAGTGGTGGTGATAGAGGATTTGAAGGTCAAGAACATGGTGAAAAACAAAAAGCTTGCATCAGCAATCCTTGACGGTGGATTTTTTGAGTTCAAAAGACAACTGTTGTACAAAAAAGCATGGTATGGGGGAGAAGTCATTTTGGCGAACACCTTCTTTGCCAGCAGCAAGTTGTGCTCAAGTTGTGGCAACAAAAAACAAAGTTTGAAACTTTCTGAGAGAAAATATGCTTGCAATTTCTGTCACCTCGAAATTGACAGGGATTTGAATGCAAGCATCAACCTGAAAAATTTGGCGGTGAGTTCCACCGTGTCAGCCCTTGGAGATGGGAGTTCGGTGCTTTTCAGCACTCAGCCTGTCGATGAATTGGGAACAAAAACTGCACATGTTTGACATGTTCAACTTTGTGCAAGTTTTTGAGAACGGTATGCTTATATCGATTTTTTGGAAAAAGATTAGCCTATATGTTTTGAACATTGGATTATAAAAATGAATCAATTCAAAATCCCTATATGATTATTGCTCCATCAGATTACATTAAAATTCAATAACATAAGCTTTATGAATCATAATATCAAATCAATAAAATATACAAAGGATAAAATCAAAAGAATATTTAATGAATACTCAAAGGGTCTTTTTGAAGGTTCTAATGGACTTTTGATTGGTCGTATTCGGCAAGAATTGAGACATGGAAAAGCTCATTTTATATACCGTATATTAAATAGCAAGAAAACATTTGACACAGAAATATTTGATATTGAAATTGTTGGAGATGATGGGCAAATAAAGTTAAGTGCAAAGTTTGTAAGTAATCAAAAATCATCACTATTAACAATCAATAATTTAGAATCTGAAATTGACAAAATAATTCAATCTGAAAATTGTGGAAATTTCATGTCCTATCTTATTTCAATCTCATCTTGATTGAGTGCAATTCAATTGAAGTTTTAATAACAAAAGAAGCTTATTAGTCTAAAAGAGATTGATAATCTTGGTGGAAACACGATACGAGTATATCCAAGTTGTAGGACACTAATCGAAGGAAGGAAAGAGTTTAAAAAGTTGAAAAAGCTCTTACAGTAAGCTAGCATATAACTTTTAAAATTATCATAAACATCGGTACATTGACATTTACTGTCTAATAAAGAATTTTTGTTTCAGGTAGATGTTTTTTCAAATCTTCAAGCTCCTCTATAGGAATTAGGTTTTCAGAAAAGTATAAATATTTTAAACACCTCAACGTATCAATATTTTGTGGAATATAAGGAATTTTATTATAAAATAATCTCAAATCCTCCAATTTATGTAAATTTGTAATACAATCTGAAATATCTTGAACATTAGCTTCACTTAAACCTAATATTTTTAAACCCTGTAAATATGCAATACTTTCAGGTATCGTATCAAAAATATTATTATTTAAAAATAATACTTGTAAGTTTTGCAAGTTAGAAATACTTTTTGGAATGTCTACCAACTTATTATTATCCAAAAACAAAAACTTTAAATTATTTAAAAGTCCAATACTATTGGAAACCTTTGAAAGTTTCCTAAAAGAAAGGTGTATTTCTTTCTGGGTAAACAATAAATTTATAGCCTCGATATTAGTAATTTTGCGGAGCTTAAATAAGTGAGTCCGCCAAAAATCTAAATCCCAAATTTCTTCTACTAAAACATCGAAATCTAACCCTTCACAGATACAGAATTGCTGTGCTAACAAGAGGTTTGATTTTTGTCCGCTTGCTATTAATCCTTTTATTGCTTCCATCAAATAAAGATTTCTACTTAATCAAAAAAGAAAATTTTCTATCAACATCTATTAATACAGTCATGGATTAGCACCCCTTTTAACTTTCTTTTGAAGGCTTTAATATGTTTGATAGGGATGTTGCTGTCATAAAATAGTATATATTTTAATTTTTTTATACTGGTTATATCACCAGATATCAAACTAGGATTTTCAAGATATAACCTTAGAGACTCCAAATTTGGCAAATTACCAATACAATCTAAAATTGCATTAACATTTGATTCACTCAAGCATAATACTCGCAAATTTTGTAAGTGATTAATTGATTCAGACAGGCTGCTCAACTTGTTGTTGGATAAATCTAAGACTTGTAAATTCTGTAAATTACTGATGGATTCAGGCAAACTGTTTAGGTTGTTGCCATCTAAATACAATCTTTCCAAATTATGCAAGTTGCCAATCGATTCAGGCAGGCTACTCAAGTGGTTGCCATACAAATATAACTCTTTCAAATTCTGCAAGTTGCCGATGGATTCAGGAAGGCTGCTCAGCTTGTTGTTGGATAAATCTAAGACACGTAAATCCTGTAAGTTACCGATACTGCTAGGGATGCTAATTAATTTGTTACAATTTAAATATAAACGTTGTAAATTTGTAAAATTTCTGATATTTTTGGAGAACATTAAAAGTTCGACTCCACGAAAAATTAATTCTTCCTGTGTAAATAGAAAATTTACAAGGTCAATCTTACCAATATCGATAGGGTTATGTAAATTTACTATAATGTCAAGCTTATTTAAGTTGGTCATCCAAAAATCCAAATCCCAAACTTCCTCCAATAGATTATTAAAATTAAGTTCTTCACTAATTGCAAGCTGCTCTGCTAATAACAGATTTTGTTTTAGTCCACTTTCAATAAGCAATTTTATATTTTCTGTCATAGTTCATACAACTTAACGGCGGTGAAAAAAGTTCCAGCGAAGTTTGATATTTATAGGAAAACATCCTATGAAGTTTAAATCAATTCTTTCGGAAACAAAACATCGAAAGAGGATTAATATTATAAAAGAGTTAGCACAATTCAAAGAGGAGTACAGAATTCCAAGTTTGAATTTACAGGTCGTTGACTTTGAAAAAGACGGTTCAAAGGGAGTTGTTAAGTTTCAATGGAATCGAGGCAAAATCAAAAATAACACTCCGTTCCTAGCTCAAAGTGTTAGTAAAACTCATGTAAAAGTTCTCATTCTTAAACTTGTAGAACTAGGTAAAATTGACCTTGATGCCCCAATTCTCGATTGGCTAGACCCTACAAAAGATGGAAAGAATGTTATCAACTACTACGATTGGAATGCGTGGAGTAATATAACAGTTAGAGACTGCTTATTGCATAAGAGTGGTATTCCTGATTTCATGAATGAAATCGACGATTTCGCATCGTACAACCCAGATGCCCCAAAATCTTTCGGATGGGTCGATGTTATGCGTGCATTGAGTCAGTACCCCCTTTATTTTGAAGCAGGAAAAGAGGAACTTTACAGTAATTCAAATTTCTATATCCTCACAACGATTGCTGAGCTAACGATGAAAAAACGTTGGTATCAATTGTTAGAAGAATATATTTTCGCTCCTGCGGGATGTCGAAATAGCGGTCGAGTTGACTATAGAAAGCCTGAAGTTAGAAAAATGATAGGATTTATAATTGACGAAACGGGTAATATGGAGAGAGGCAACCTATGGACTAATTCTTTGTCCAAGGGACTGATTTATACGACAGTTACGGATTTACATTTATTTTCTAAAGCGCTGCTTGCGGGTAGAATTATTAGTGTAAAGCTATTAAAAGAGTGGTTTGACGACCAAGACAATCCAATTGGACAGTTGGGTGCAGGGGATTCAGGCAGCATTGTTTACTACAATCTTGAAATGTCTTCAGGAAAGAGTACGGTTTTTGTGACAGATTTATTTTCTGATAAACTATTTGATGAAATCATTGAAATCGGAGATAAAGCTAATGAAATTTAATTTATTCCTTTGAATTCCAAATTAAAATAAAAATGATTTCTGTTTTTTATTCGACGCGAAAGATTGACAATGAACATTTAACATATTTACGTGGGACTTGTGTATTGGAGAATGTGGAAATAATCCCATTTGAAAATAATGGGCAAACTTCGCTTGCAAAAGCTTATAATCAAGCGATTTTAGAAAGTTCAAATGATATTTTGGTTTGCATCCATGACGATGTTTTTTTAAGTAAAGGCTGGGATAAAATAATTTTTGATGCCTTCCAAAAAAGTAATTATGGAATACTTGGCGTTGCGGGTACAACAAGATTACCCGAAACAGGAATGTGGTGGCAAGACCGACATCTGATGGTAGGGTCGGTTCATCATCGGGACGAAAAGGGGGCTTGGAAAGACAGCGAATATTCTGAATCAATCCCAAGCACAATTCAAGAAGTTCTTGCAGTAGATGGACTTTTTATCGCAATCAAAAAGGATAGAATCAAGGCAAATTTTGTTGAAGAATTTGAAGGATTCCACTTTTATGACATTCCTTTTTGTGTTGAGAATCATTTACGAGGTGTTAAAATTGGTGTTGTCAGCGATTTTAAAGTCCGACACGCCTCTATTGGAAATGTTTCAAAGGAGTGGGAATATAGCAGACGAAAATTTGCGGAGACTTATAAGAATAAATTACCCTTAGAACTCTTCCCCCAGCCACATATAGAGAATAAAATTGTTGAGTTACCCCGAGAACCCAAACTTGCGATAATAATCCCTTCAAAGGATAATTTTGAGCTTCTGAAGAGTTGTATTGAATCTATTCGATTTACAACTCAATACAGGAACTATAAAATTTATGTCGCGGATACTGGCAGCGAATCTGATACTATTTCTAAACTTAGGCAACTCAATGGTGAAAGAGTGATTGACAAGTTGATTGAATATGACTTTTACCATTTTGCAAAAATAAATAATGATGTTGTAAAAAATCATGTCGAGTCCGATACCGAGCTGTTATTGTTTGTTAATGATGACATTTTGATGATGAATGATGCAATTTCAATTATGGTTGCAGAATATTTAAAATCGCCAAAAACCACTGGTACTATTGGTTGCAGACTACACTATCTCAACAATAAAATACAGCATGCAGGGATTGTTTGTTATGTAAATAAGGGAAGGATAGGGCTTTCACACCACGGCATTCAAACCTTCTATCACGGATTTAAGACTAAAAATGATGTTTTGGGAAGTACCGGGGCATTTTTGATGATTCGAAAGGTGCTTTTTGATGGCATCAAAGGGTTTGAAGAAAAAACCTATGACTGTATGGAGGATGTCATTTTAAATTTAGAGTGTATCATTAGAAACTATAAAAATATTTATGTTGGGAGTGCAATGTGCTATCACTTTGAGTCAACAACAAGGAGTAAAAATCCTAAGAAGGTGGAATTAGAGGTAAAGGATATGAATGAGCATGTTCTTCCTAAAATATCAAAAAACATTAACAAGTTGAAAAAATATATTCAGGTTATTAGATGAGGCATATAAAGAGACTTCCAACTCGAACAGGAAATAAAGGTACGGTTATTCAAAACTCTAAACCAAAACAAGAGGTTGTTGAGCAAAATAAAATTGTTATCAAGAAGATTGAAACACCAACCCCAACAATTAATATTCTCACACGAACTTCAAATCGACCTAATAGCTTCAAGAGATGTGTAGAATCGGTCAAGAATCAGACATATAAGAAGATACGACATATTGTTTCAATTGATGATGTTAAAGATGAAGAGTATGTAAAATCATTGGGTGTTGAATATATTTTCATCGATAAGGATAAAGTTTCTTCTGAGATTGACATACCTGACCCTAAAACAGGTAAAAGATTTATTTTCAATTTGTATTTCAATATTCTTATAAACAAGGTCGAAGATGGTTGGATTTTATTTTTAGATGATGATGATTACTTAGCTGATAATAACGCAGTTCAGAAAATGGTTAATCAAATCAAAAATAATACAGACCTTATCCTCTGGCAAATGAGATACCCCAATGGAATGACGTTGCCATCAATTCAAGAGCTTGGCCTTCCACCAAAAATTGCAAGAATAGGTGCACCTTGTTTTATGGTTCACCAATCAATCGCCAAGGGTATCAGATGGGATGGATGGAAGTGTGGTGATTTCCGATTTATTCAGAAAGTTTGGGCTGCAACAACTAAAAAGCAAATTGTAAAAGAATCATTAATTCATCTCGGTGGTGTAGGTTTAGGATTGAGAAATGACCAACAACAAGCTATAAATGTAAGTGTACAAAAAGAGCCTATGCTAAATGAGAATCAAAATATTTTAAAACAATTTCAAAAGAAGTTCGAATCAAAAGTAATTGATACTGCGGACACTCAAAGCATTACAATAAGCGGTGGCATTAGTATTCTTATAACTGCATATAAAACTTCAGCATATATCGAACAATGTTTGGATTCAATTGAATCTCAAACATATTTTAAAGGTAATAACAATTTTGAAGTAATTGTTGGGGTTGATGGCTGTACTGACACATTTAAAAAACTCTTAACCATTAAAAATAAGTATCGAAATCTTACTATCGCTATGATGGAAAAAAATTTTGGTACTTATGTTGTAATGAATACCCTTGTTCCATTGACAAAATATCCAAACCTTATTAGATTTGATAGTGATGATATTATGAAACCACAAATGGTTTCTGAAATTATGAAAATTGATGGAAAATATGATTTCATTAGATTTAAATTTACTCCATTTGAGGGTAGCATAAATAATATTGTCCAACAAAAGATTTTCCCGGCTGTTGGTGTGCTTTTTATGAAGAAAAGCATTTTTGATAAGGCAGGAGGGTATGTGAACTCTAAATTTTCGTCAGACTCAGAACTCCTAATCAGGCTTGACAAATTTACGAGTACATATTTTATTGAAAATCAACTTTTCTATTATAGACGGCATCCTAATAGTTTAAGCCAAACGGTTTCGAAAACTGAACGAGCAAAGTTTGATGCAAAAACGAACTCAAACATCTACACGGCGAAAAACATTAAAATAACACCTGTCGTTGGAGTGGTAAAACATGTTGAGAGGAGTCACATCTTCAATACCGAGATACACTTTTTCTTTGAAAGACTCAAAGAAAACAATCCTTTTTCAATTGTTAGGTATGGCGATGGAGAGATGATGATAATTGAAGGAAAACCTATAGATTTAAGTAATAAACACCACGGCGAACATAAGTTTGACCTTGAAGATAAAAGATACTTGAAACTTCAGCAAGAGATGGTTGAATCAATTCAATATAAAGATGCTAACTATTTTGTTGGGCTTCCTTGCCCATGCTGTGTAAATAAGGATAGTGTAAAAAAAATGCTTAATGTTGCGGCACAGCCCGATTATAACCTCACCTGGGCTAATATTTTTGTTAACAGTAATCATGAATATTTTAAATCCTATTTCCTAAACAGCATTCGAGATAAAAATGTAGTGGTTATCTGCCATAAAAATGCCGACACCAAAGAGTTACATAAACATGTAAACGTAATAAATGAATTTAGGATTGGGGTAAATGCTTGGCTTAATGACTATGATAAAATCTCTGAAATTCTTGAGTATTCAAAATCTGTTAGCACTAACACGGTTTTTTTGTTTATGGCGGGGACATTTACCAAATTAGCTATCTATAAAATTCATAATATCCGCAAAGACCTATTCCTTCTTGATATTGGGTCTTCATTGGATAAAACCATGGGACTTGGTGTCACAAGGAACTATTTAAAAGACAATTCTGAAAACTCTAAAAAAATATGCAAATGGCTAACAACATAATTGACCTTACGGTCATATTAAATGCTTATAATAGACCTAGTAATATTCAAAAGCAAATTGACTTTATTGAAAAGCAAACATATAAGCCAAAGGAGATTTGGGTTTGGTGTAATAAGGGTACGGAGGGGCTTCCAACTATTACAACACCTTCAGTTAAAATAATTCAATCAAACCATAATTTCAAATTCCATGGAAGATTTGCGTTGGGATTACTAGCACAAACGAAATACATCTCTATTTTTGATGATGACTGTTTTCCTGAACCTAAATGGTTTGAAAATTGTATTAACACATTATCGAAAAAAGATGGTATACTTGGATGCAGCGGAATTTTATTAAAGGGTAATACATATATGCCACACGAAAAAATAGGCTGGAATGGTACAAATAATCCTGAAGTAAGAGAGGTTGACTTAGTTGGGCATTGTTGGTTTTTTAAAAAAGAACACTTAAAATACTTATGGATGGAAGAACCCGTTACATGGGATAACGGTGAAGACATACAATTTAGTTATTTAGCTCAGAAATATGGAAATGTCAAAACATTTGTCCCCCCACATCCTAAAAATGATAACTCAGTTTGGGGCAACAATCATGCTCTTGGGGTTCAACATGGAAATGATAAAAATGCAACATATCTTCAAACTAAAAACCATTTTGAGTTAAGGAATATGCTTTGTGAAACTTATATCAAAATGGGTTGGAAAACTGTAAATAAGAAATGAAAATAGTATTTGTCCATAATGTTTATAATCGCCCAAAGACACTACTTGAAACAATTCAAAAGGAAATTAAGCATTTCCCGGAGTCGGAATTTGTTATAGCTTATAATAATGACATAAACATTGATACATTTAAGCAGCAAACGTTCGGTTCAAGAGTCCACCCTATATATTTTACTCAAAGACCACATAAAATTGGCTGTGTTAACGGGTTTGCGCTTGGGGTTAAAAAAGCATTAAGTTTACATCCTGACGTAATTATTTTTAGTCATGATGATGTTAGTATTAGTGAGGACTATATTGATGTATATAAGCATAACATATCACTTGTAGGTGATGGCTGTTATGATATTGTTTGTAGAAGTCCAAAATTCAATTATGGTACTAACTATTTCATGATGGAAGGGATATTTATGAATGGTTCTTTTATAAAAGTTATTGAAACAGTATTAAATCCTATTAAAGAAGAGTCCCAAATCCCAAAGGATATAAGAAACTCATATTCACCTGAAGTGTTTCTTTTTAATTGCTTTAATAATAAAACAACAAAAATACTTAACCATCAATACGATAACTCATCTGATACATTCTATAATAAACAACTAGGTGAAAAAATGGGAATGTATCATAAGAATATTGGTATTAGAGGTTGGAACGAATAAAAACACAAAAAATGGAAAAGAGAGATGATTTTTTTAACTCTTATTATGAAGGGTTTAAAACACTTTTTGGAGTATCAAAAAAAGATTTTAAAAAGTACTATGAAGAAGCCCTATATGGCGGTTATCCTGAAGAACATGGCGGTACTATATGGGAAAGTGAAGGTAAGTCCATATACGTACTGATAAGAATTTTAAAACCTAAAAGAATTCTTGAAATTGGCAATTATCGAGGCAATAGCTCAAATCATATTTTGCAAGCGGTTGAGGCTAATGGGTTTGGTGAAGTAGTTCTTTTAGACATTGAAGAGCGGATTGATTACACAAAAATAAGAAATCGAAACTTCAAAAGAATTTTAGCAAATTCAATTGACCTTCTTAAATTTCCACATGAATTCGATTTAATCATCCAAGATGGCGACCATACTTATAAGCATGTCACAAAAGAAATAGAATATATTCTAAAAAATAACAAAGCCGAGAATTACAGTGTTTGGTCGCATGATTATTTTACTGTTAAAATTCCGCAGTGTGAAGTTGCAAGAGCTTGGAATGACCACAAAACAAATTTTAACAAATTTTATGCCTTTAAAGACAGCATTTCAAACTGCGGTTTTTGCATTGTAACTAAAAAATAAAAATGAAAAAAAACGTATTTTTAGATTGTGGAGGACATTATGGTGAAGGACTCATGGAATTCGTTGAGAAGTTCAAAATGGACTCAAATTGGATAATTGAAAGTTTCGAGCCTAACCCAGCCTGTGATTACAATAATCGTGTTTCAAAAAAAGTCAAGTCTCATAAATTAAACATAACAGTCCATAAGAAGGCTGTTTGGATTTATGATGGGGTAATTGCATTTTCACAGGAAAATATTCAACGTAGTAATTCCAAATCTCCAAATGACGGCACTTCAACCATTGATGGCTGGGGCTCAGTAATCACAGAGCTTAATTCAACTCATTTGAATTACTGTGAACCACCCATCCTAGTAGATTGTGTTGATTTCAATTCAATTTTGAAGAAATATGATAAAAATACACATAATGTAATTGTGAAGCTTGATATTGAAGGAGCTGAGTACACTCTCTTACGCCACCTCATCTCAAATAAAACAGCTTCGAACATATCACAACTATATGTAGAATGGCACCATGTGGATTTGGAGACTGAAAATATTGAAACAACTCAAGGGCTTGTTAAACATCTTCAAGGGCTTGGTATAAAAGTATATAATTGGAAATAATATGAGAATAGCATCGCATGTTCTACTTTACAATCAAGATAAGTGGATATTACAAAACATAGCAAATGCAGCACCATTTGTAGAAAAAATTTATGTAGCATGGAGTGAAGAGCCTTGGTTGTATAATAAAAACGCTAGAAAAGATTTTAAAAATAAATCAAATCTTGATGTATTAAAGCAATCTGAGTTTTTTGATAAGATAGTACTCATTAGAGGAAAATGGGATACTGAAGAGGCACAACGAAATGCTTGTGTTGAAGCTGCAAAAAAGGACGGTATGGACTACCTATTAATCCATGATGCTGATGAGTTTTATACTTATGAAGATTTTGGAAAAATAATACAAGGAATCAGTAATAACCCGGGCTTTGACTACTATAAAACAGGTTGGATTTCATTTTGGAAGGATTTCTCAAATATTATAATAAAGGGTGATGGACAATACATTATTGGTTATCCTGAAATCGCCTTAAACTTAAAAAAAGATATAAAATTTCAACGATGCCGGCGATTAACAGGAAGTAAGTATTTCATTCTTGACGCACTCTGTTATCACGCATCGTATGTATTAACGGATGATGAATGTTGGGAAAAAATAAATACTTGGGGACACTCCCACCAGTTTAACACAAAAAAGTGGTTTGATGAGAAGTGGAAGGCTTGGAATGAAAATAGTAGAAACCTACATCCTATTACTCCATCGGATTGGTTTAAAACTGAAAAGTTTAAGGGGGAACTCCCAGAAGTCTTAAAAATGGATTTATGATTTTATTAACCTATGGCACTCGCCCTGAATGGATAAAAATTCTTCCGATAATTGAAAACTTCAAAAGAAATTCAGTAAATTTCAAGGTTTTATTCACAGGTCAACATGAAACTATAAATGATGGATGGTATAATTATAGGCTTGAAATCCCGAAAAGGTCAATAGAGCGTCTTAATAATATCTTTGCATCCATTATCTCATCTAAAGAGTTGGAGGAACTCAATCCGAGTGCAGTATTGGTGCAGGGAGATACTGCGTCTGTATTTGCCATTGCGTTAAAATATTTCAACTTGAAAATCCCAGTAATTCATCTTGAAGCAGGATTGCGAACTTATGACCTAAACAACCCTTTTCCGGAAGAAGCATATCGCCAAATGGTTTCAAGAATTGCATCTATTCATTTGTGTCCAACAGAAGAGAATAAAGCTTCATTGGAAATTGAAAAATGTTCTGGCGATAAATACGTTGTTGGAAACACCGTACTTGATAATTTATCAGGAATCACGCCAACGTATTCAAGCAAAGTTTTGTGTACTTTCCATCGCAGGGAGAATCACGAACTGATGGATAAATGGTTTACTGCTATTGAGCAAATAGCCAACTTAAATCCTGAGCTTGAATTTGTTTTACCTATTCATCCTAATCCCAATGTTTTGAAGCACAAAGAGATTTTGAAGTCAGTTAAAGTTGTTGAGCCGATGAAACACAATGAATTAGTTCAACAGCTAAAGGATGTAAAAGCTGTCATTACTGATTCTGGCGGAATTCAAGAGGAAGCAACATTTCTGCAAAAAAGGGTGATTGTGTGTAGAATAGAATCGGAAAGGGCAATATCTGACCATATAACATTGTGCCCGAAACCTGAGAACTTACCAAGTCTGTTTAACAGTGTTATCTCCAACTATATGATTGATGAACCTTGCCCATTCGGCGATGGCAAATCTTCAGAACGGATATATAACATATTATCGAACTTAAATCTCATTTAACCCGCGTTTGCGGGTTTTTTTATTTTATACATTCTCATATTAAATTAAAATAAAAACATGAGAATCGGAGTTACACTAAACGAAGTCATCAGAGCTCATTACGAAACTGTTAACCAATCATACGAATTATACACAAGTGAAATTAATCAGAGCTTAAACACAGATGAATTATTAGAAACTTCAGAAGATGATAAATTATATCTTAAAGAGAAGTTTAATTTCGCGGGAGAAGTAAAAAATCATGAGAATTCTCCATTGGTTCAATATGATTTGACGAATTCTGAAGGATTGGAGGATTACGAAGAAATGGTCGATAATAGAGTCAGAAATTTAATTTCTGTTGAACTATTAGATGACCCTATGAATATCACAAAACTTCATAAGTTTTACGATTCAGAAGAATTTCAATATTTCATGTATAGTGAAAATGCCTTTGAAATTTTTGCTAGAACTCCTTTGATGTATGAAAGTGTGATGAAAGATTTAAACGATTTGGTCATCTCAATGAATCAAACTAAACATTCTGTAACTGTTGTATCTCAGGAACGGATGAATAGTCAATCCGCCACTCTGCTATTCCTATCCCAAACCCGCTTTTTTGGAAATAACATAAATTTTTGCTATGACTATTCCAAGATTTGGGAGAAATATGATGTAATTGTAACGGCAGACCAATATATCGCTGAAAACGTGCCACCAAAGAAAGTATGTTTTCTTATAAAAAATGAGTACAATGAATATTGTTTAGCGAATGAAAGAGTGTACGGATTTAAAAAATTTGGCGATGCCTGTAAAGAATTAAGAAAATATAAAAATATCCTATGAAAACCCATTATTTCCCCCACGAATTGTATATTGATTTCCAAGCATTGGCAGAATCAAAATACTTTCCACAAAATGAACGATTTGTACAAGAACTCCTCATCCAATTGAGAAATAATGTATTCCCATCAGACATTTTATTGAATACATTGTGTGAATATGGCATCTTACGACCTCATCAATCCAAATATATAGGAAGAACCGGATATAAAATTAATTTTAATGAGGTAGAAAGTGTGGTTGCAAAGCATCCACTTCTAGCTAATACTATCCAAATTATAATATCCGAGTCTTTAAATAGCGATGAAACTATAATATGGAATACTATTCTTTTCCATAAGTTTGCAGAGAAAATAGAATTTCAAAAAACAAAAGAAGACATAATTGCAAAAGCAAATAAAAACGATGAATAATCAACCAACTATCGACGATTTAGTCAACAAGATGAAGAATAATGATTCTTCCTTCTATTTTTACGTTCCAAATACTAAAGGGAATGTGAGTGGGGCAGTTGCATACATTTATGACGTTGTAGCCGCACTCCGTGAACGAGGATATAAAGCCTTTATCCTCCATGATAAAGAATATATGACTCCGCTTTGGATGGGCGGGAATTATAGTAAATTGCCACACATTGCATTTGAAAAGTTGAAACTTTCAGCAATTGACTTCTTATTCTTGCCTGAAGCTTGGGTGCAATCATTCTATTCCGATATGCGCCAAAACAATATTAAACTTCCATGCGAAGTAGTTGTTGTGTCACAAGTATATGATTTGATTTTCTTTGGGTTGGAGTCTGGGACTAGATGGAGTCACTTTGGAATTAAGAATGTACTTACGACTTCGAAAGTTCAAAAGGGATATATTGAAAAATTTATGCGGGGGCAAAATGTGCATTGTGTAAATCCATACATTCACGATGATTTCAAACCTAGCGAAAAGCCAACTACCCCAAAAATCTTCCTATTCACAAGGGACAAATCTCGCGGAGAAAAAATAGAAAAACAATTCCACATCCAATACCCTCAATACGCATGGGTTCCGTTTGTACGAGTTTCAAATATGGACCGAAGTCAATTTGCAGATACACTCAAAGATTGCTGCCTATCAGTTTGGGTGGATGAGATTTCCTCTTTCGGTACATTCCCCCTTGAGTCGATGAAATGTGGAGTGCCTGTCATTGGTAAAATTCCGGAATTAATGCCGGAATGGATGGGTACTGAAGAAAATGGTAAATACCATTTAAAAGATAATGGCATCTGGTTATTGAATTACTTGTCAATCCCTGAATATATTGCACAATACTTGGATGAATGGGTAACAGACACTTTGAATGAGAATGTGTTACCAAAAATGCAAGAGACTGCCGCACAATATAACGAGGGCAAGTTTAAAGAAGAACTGGAAACCTTTGTAAAGGCATTGATTGACGGAAGAATTCAAACATTTGAAGCAGCTAAAAAATAAAAAAAAATGACTAATACAACCATATTAATTCCAATCCATGAGCTAAATGAGGTAAATAAGCCTTATTTTCAAGAATGTATCAAGGGGTTATCCACACAAAAGGATAAAAACTTTAATGTACTCTTTATCTCTCCTGAAAATTTAACAGAAACTATATCGGAAATTGCTAAATCTTCATTGGAGGGCATAACCTTTGAATGTTTGACCAATCCCGGATTAACAGATTACACCTCACAAATCAATGAGGGCGTAAAAAATGTAAAAACCGCTTACTTCAGTATTGTCCAAATGGATGATGTAGTATTTCCGAATCACACCCTAAATATTAACAAATATATTTCAGCTTATCCGAATGTTGATGTATTTGTTCCACTAACTTACGAGGTCGATACTGAGGATAGCCCCCTTGGATTTTCTAATGAGTCAGTTTGGGCTATTAATAGTATGAAAAAATTCGGCTATTTTGATTTAAAGGGGGCTAAAGAGCACTTGTTTTACAACTATAATATCAACTGTTTGACGATGAAAACTGAATGCTATACTCAAACAGGGGGACTGAAGCGGAATATGAAAAGATTCCAAGATTATGAACATTTATTGCGTATGCTCAACCTTGGAAAATCGATTTTTGTCATCCCTAAAATCTCTTACAAGCACGTGAATGGCGTAAAGGGTTCTATTATGGAGTCACAAACAAATATGTCTGAACAGGAAAAGAAGTTTTGGCTTCAAATGGCTAAAAAAGAATACTTCTTTGACTTTGACAGAGAGTTAAATTTTATTGAGAATGAACAAGAGGGGGCGTAAAAGAAAAAATCCACGTTATTTTGATGAAGCTGAAGAGCTTGCACTTGTAGAATACCTACAGATGGAGGATGCGGTTGAAAAAAACCGCATCTATGAAATCCACTTAAAAGACCCATTGTATAAGATGGCAGAGAGTATCATGAATAGATATCAACTCCATAGTAAGGAACTTTCTTATGAGGAGATGATAAACGACACACTCAGTTTCCTACATACCAAAGCACACTTGTTTGACCCAAGTCTTGGTAAAAAAGGCTTCTCATACTATGGCACTATTATAAAAAATAGGATGCTCTCCTTGAGAATAAAAGAATCTAAGGAGGTTGGTAAAAAGGAAAATTATGATGTTATCCTTCCAACAATCATCGAAAATGAGAAATATTCATATACTATTGATGAAGAACCTGATTTTTCAACCGATTTTTTTGTGGAATTTGCGACATTTCTTGACGCGACAATTAGCAGTCAAGAAACAGCAAAAAAGTTCAAGCCAAACGAATTGAAGGTCGGAAATGCAATAGTCCAAGTAATGAAAAATTGGGAGTCATTCTTTGAAGATGGTGGTAGCAAATATAATAAAAATCAAATTTATGAGTGTTTAAGGTCTTTAACAAACCTGAGTACCAAGGATATTCGTAGTAATATGAAGAAGTTTAAGCTCTTATACTTTAAAAAGAAGCAGGAGCGTCTAATCAAGAATAGCGATGGGGACTATACTCCATCTAAAAATAAGTCAGAATTGCCAAATAAAAAATTGAAATCCTAATATTTATAGGAAAACCTTATGGCAAAAAGAAGCAAACTTAAACTTGAGGTTGACAGCCTTTTTGATTCTATGCACGAAGCTTATAAAGATTGTGAATCTCAAAAAATAAGCCTTCTTACGCAATTGACCGCAATCGAAAAATTAAAAACACAAGCAACAGACTTAGAGGATTCATTGAATATTGAACGAGTGTTAAATGACAGTAAAAAAATCCTGAATGAGGTAATTGACAAAAGGATAAAACTACTGCAAATTCATTCGAAGGTGTTGGTTGGATTCCAAGCTGCGAAAGAAGAGGCTGAAGATTCAGATGTTAAAGCAGAAACAAGAAAGCTTTCAAGCGAAGAGATTAAAAACCTCAGAGCCTCAGTTCTTGAAGAAGCCAAAAAGCAAAACACTTACGACCTACGATGAGTATTTTTGACGGAAAATTAAACCTCCTTAATGAAATTGCGGCTCTAAGGAGTTTGAATACAGGGTTTCCCGAATTAAATTTGGGGAACTCTTTTCCGTCATTGGATAATACAGGAAACGCATTAAACTTCTTGATAGACCTTATAAAAAATCTAATTGGTTTTGAGCAGTTAAAGGAGGAGTTGATACGCTTTTTGACATACCAAACAAACTCTATAGAAGCTTCAATTAAATCAGCCCTTAAAGCAATCCTCAAAAGCAAATTTTCTTGTTCAATTGATGCTACAATTCCTGATTTTCTAATTGATGGCTTAGGCGCAGGGTTTAATGTTGGGGTAAAACAGATAGACTTTTTCGACATTTTGAAAGTTGACCCTGAAACTGTTGCAGGTGAACTTATTTATGGGAACATCGACCAAGATTTAAATGCGTATCTATATGCAGTTTTGCAAGGCAATAGCGGTTCATGGAAGGACTTAATTGTTGTGACATATTTGCAGAGTGCAGTTGTTGAAGGAGAAATGAGGTCTAATGTTTTCAATGTAAAAATCCACTCTTCTTGGACAGGTAAAACAGTAAATGACTTTATCAATAACTTTATTGACAAAGTTATAATCTTCACTATCCCAAATCTTGTCAACAAGATTTTCGACCTAACATTTGGTACAATTTCAAGTGCGCTTGGTAAAAAATCTAACCAGATTTCAAATGAGGTAACATTAGATTTGCTTGTTGAAAAGATTATTAGCTTGCCAGATAGGGTTATAGATGACTCATATTACTCATTTTCAAATGAAGATATTGATTATTTCAACAGAAGAGTGAGTGAATTGACTTCGGGATACCGAATAGTATCAGATTGTGGGGATGCAGAAAGTCGTATTCAAATTGCCGACTTGATTGATACCAATACCCAATTAGTCGAGGCTTCAACCCTAATCGAGATACGCGACATCTTGACAAATCAGCTTACAATTTTATCAAATCAAGCAACTGATGGTCTATCTGAAGAAAATCGACGATTTGGAATTTGGATATTTTTTGAGACTCTTATCAAAGGTATAATAAAGGCGTTGGCGAATGTACTTTTTGCCCCTAAACTTATGATGATGTTTGTAACTTATTTCAAGGTTGTAAGTAATTCTATCGGATTTAAAACTTTTGAAGATTTCTTGTTGGAAAACCGACAAACAGTTATTGATATGGTGAGGAAAGCTATACTTCCTTTGATAAATAATTTTCTCTTGAAGTTGGTTATACAATACCTGACTGAACTTATTATTGCCGATAAACTTGCAAAGGGGGCAGAAGTTATAAAGCAAACAAAAATGGTGACATTATCATTGCTACCAATACCTGAAGAGCTTAGACGGCTTATTAACTCGTTTACTTAATATGGAAGTCGAATTAAATATTGAACAGGTCTTAAATATCCTACAAGGTGTCATAGCCATAAATAAAGTTCCTGCACCACCTGTTGCACCACCACTCATTCTTTCGGGGGGCTTCCAAAGAAGCGGTTTATCTGCAAGAGATATGGCTAAAGAAGTTATTATTAGGATGCAAGAAGCAGGTGCAGTCATCGGACCGTTACCTGATGGAAGTGATAGTATCACCGAAAAAATGGAGAGAATTAGAATGGAGGTGATTGTGAAACATCTTCTTGAAAATGCTAGATTTACAATTGTTTTGCCGCCGGGTATACCTGTTGCTTCAACAGGTACCGGACCTACAGGTCCGGTTGTAACCCAAGGTGTAACAACTTCAATTGCAATCGGCACAGCAATTTTACAATAATTATGAAACCCGACTTTAGTAGTACCATTTCAGAAAAGCTTTCAACAAAAAACGTATTTTTTGGTGAAGTCGTGAGCATTGAAGATAGATTTGAATCAAGAATGATTAAAGTTCGAGTTTATGAGTTAGATTCAAAGGTGGAAAACAATTCAGATTTACCTGAATGTTACCCAATGTTCCCGCCATTCTTCCACTTCGTACCGAAGGTTGGGGAACGAGTAATGATTTTCCTTGATAGGCTTTACCGAGGTGATAAAAATCTTAACCAAGAGAAGAGATATTATCTCTCAACAACCATATCACAGCCCCAAAATATTGAATATGACCCATACCACTATTCTGCTGCATCTAATGAAAGTGATTCATGGCTGAATAGGGACAATCCAATTTCCGAAATACCTGATGCTAAGGGTACATACCCTGAAAAGGATGTTATTGCCATATTGGGGCGAAAGAATACTGACATTCAAATGAGGGATTCAGAAGTTCTCATAAGAAGTGGCAGACATTCAAAAGAAACATTGACTGAATTCAATAGAAAAGACCCTGCCTATATCCAACTTCGCCATGGAATAAATAATGCTTCAAAAGAAGGTAAAAAAAAGATAGTTACCGAAGTTGTAAACATCCCTGCGGAACAGTTAATAACAGTGGTAACAGACACCAAAAACCGATTGAGTATAAAGGTAACAGGGAATAGAGATAATACAATTCTTGAGAGTTTTTCCAAATCTTTCGATAAGCGAGCCAACCTAATAACTGAAGCAAAGGCAAAAATTAGAGAGTTCCAATCCATATATCCAAAGTGGGAACTATCAACAGTTGAACCTGAGTTATCCTCATTCCCGAAATTATTCCCAAACAACCAAACATTTATAAAAAAAGAAGTACAGGTTGTAGAGAAGAATTCATTTGACCAATTTGCAGGTAGTGTTATCAATATAGTTGCAGAAAAAATAAACTTGCTATCACACAAATCTGAAAAGAACTATAATCTTTGTGACCCGACCGAAAATATCAGTGCAGACACCCAAATCGAAATCAATTCAACCGCACATCCAATGGTTAAGGGGGATATTCTTGCAGAGTTTTTAGATTTGGTGCGAAAGAGTATTGCATTTCATGTGCATGGCTATCACGGGATGCCGTCCGTAAAAGATAAGATACTTCAAGACCTGTTAAACTATAATATTGAAAACTTGCTGAACAAAGATATAAGGCTTGGCTAATATTTATATTAAAATGAAGGCAATAATCCGAAAATTACTAAATGAAGCAATAGCGATTTCAAAAGAAGTTCAAATTTCTAATGAAGATAGAGAATTTCTTAGGAATATTTCTTGGGAAGACCTAATTATTGACCAAGTAAATGAAGAGTCTCCAATTCAGCTGTCAATCGATACCCCCCCCCTGCCTAGTGGAGTAAACATCCAAAGTGGTCTTGCGGTTTCCATCCAAGTAATTGCGGACACTCTGTACCAATTACATATTAATATTGCGAACAGCTTGCAAGGTTTAGGTCTTGGATATAAGATTATGAAGGCAATTGTTTACACCTACGGTCATTTTTATGCAGGCAAAGGCAGAATGCAAAACGATTTGGAAATCCCCAAAATGCACAGTAAGCTAACTCATGAGCCTGATTTCACAACAAAATATAGTGATTTAGGATTTATCTGCGTCCTAAATGATAATCCTGATAAAGAATATTTATTGGACTTTATTGGCTAATATTTCATCTTCAATTTACAATTGATTCCGAACTGGTCATTTATGTTGTTCAGGAAGACATAGATTCTGCCTGTGAGATGTTTTTTCTGACTCGGTGACAATTCGCCCGTCTTTACAATAATATCGTCTAAAATCAAGTTTAAATGATAATCAATATTGCAGACAGAACTATGCACCCACAACTCTGTCAAATATAAGTCAAAATATTGTTGCTCACTCAATCCTTCCTCTACATCATCAATGTCAATCATATCTTGGATGATGCTATTAGAATTCTCATTCCAAGACTTCAAATGAGATTCATATTCACTTTTGAAATCGCTGTAAAATTCAGATGTAACTTGTTTGAAGATTGCATTTACTTCAGCTTGCTGTTTCGAATATTCCGGATTTTTTATATTGTCATCATATCCTTGAGCAAATTTACCACTACTTTTATTGTGGTCTAAATAGTGGGCGAATTCGTGGGCGAAAGTCTTCCTCCGCATATCAAATATTGCTGCTAACTCACTTATCAATTCTTCGTTGGAAAATTGATGGTTGATAACAAGATTGATGTGGCATGATTCAGTAGTTGGATTGTGATAAAAGAATCCTTTTCTGCCTTGGTGGGTTTTAGCCCCCAAAGAAGTTGAAAATCCCAAAAGAAATTCCCCATCAAAAGAATCTAAAAGAATGCAGTTATCAAAATTAAATCTGATGGCGATAAATTCTTTTCCTATGTGGACACATCCATTCTTACGAAGTTTTTCAAATAGTTCAGGAGATTTTGAAACCTCCAAAAGAAACTCTTTGATTTCGTTAGAAATCTCCTGAATTTCAGATGAAAATTTAAAATCTCCTTGGCGGTACTGTAATTTGTCAAAAATGGATTCTGACACAATAAGCTTCTTTAACATACTGCGTTGTCGTCTAATATGATAAATTTAATTTCGTTAGGATATGTTCTTTCCTCTTGATTTGATACTGCTTTAAAATCGATGTAATATATCTGTGGTATCAACCATTCGCTATAAAGGTAGATGTAATTTTCGCAAGCACCTATATTAACAGGTGTCCAAGGAATTACATCAAGCTGCTCACTACCCTCTTTCACGTATAATCTATAATACAGATTATCAATAACAACTTTTTTGTTGTGTTTATATGCCTCAAACACTTCAACTACAACCTTTCGAATATCACCCCTTCTGATTTTTTCCTCTCTTTTTACTCCACGATATCTAAACCCGAATTCTTTAGGTGAATAAGTTTGGGTTCCGATTTGATAGTATGAATCACTAGATTTCACTTGAAATTCCTGTTCAGCATCTTTTAATACTCTACCATTTATTTTGATATTTGACCAAACATCTCTCCAAACTGCACATTCAGAAGTTTCTCCGGTTGGAGAAACTTCCAATGAAATTCCATAAACTCCTTTTGTTACACATTCGCCTGTGACAGTGGTATAAACTGTATCAAACTCATCATAAATCGTAACGATAGGATTTTCATCCAAATTTGTTGGCTCACCCTTAACATTTACATAGAGGTAAAGCCAATTTTCCTTTTCGGTATAAAATTCATGCCTGTCATCCAAAATTGGATTGAAATATGTAGTTTCAATGAAAGGCTTAAAAAAGTTTGTGGTTTGAGAACTGTAAAATCCTAAGTATTTGGTAACTCCTTTGGGATTTAATTCATAACTATTGTTAAATGCCAGTCCAAAACCATAATTTGGTGTATCTCCGGTTATTAATTGGTTAACAAGTTCCGTCATGTCAAGTTTAAATAGGCAGTCATCGCATGCCTCAGCTTTACAAGCCAAATATATTGGTTCGCCGGAAAAATATGTATCCCCAGTAATTATCATTGTTTCTGCGGAAAAAGCATCATAGACTCCATCAATCTCCCATCTTTCATCAGGTTTTGCGTAAAACCAGTTTGCTTCCCCAAAAGACGTATTGCAATTCGGGCTAACATAACCATTGCAACCTTCATTACATTCAAAATCATAGCCACATCCCTCCAACCACTCCTGCCTTGTGCGAAATAAGCACAAATCATAGGCTGTTGCAAGACATTCAGTTGTCTTGTCAATAGACCCGAAATATCGGGTTGGTTTAAGCACTAATGTATGATTTACTCTTGATAAGTCTCCAAGTTGGCAATCTGAATACAACTCCCTGAGCTTTTCAATTGGAAAGTGGAAAAGATATCTTGAATAAGTCGGGGCTTCATAAGTCCCACCATAAAAGAGTTCGGTAACGGGATTCTTACCTAGATTAACGGTTGAATCTTTTATTATAACTGTATCTTTATCAAAATAGGTGCGCCAGTACATTTCTTTTGTTTATAAATATATCATTTAACATTAAGTATTCCAATCAATGTTATTCGCTTCACCATATCTAATAAGCTCTTGCTCATTTTCAGGAGACAAATTATTTTCATTGAATTCTATCTAAGAATAAATATTATTGTCATGTAAGTTCCAAGTCCCATCATTATGAATTGACTTTATTTGGTTGGGGTAAAATGGAACAATTTCTGAACCATAATGGACACCGTCATACCCTAATTTCTTTATAACCTCCGTAATTTCTTTGCTTCTACTACCCAAATCTGTTATAAAGTGTAATGGATGGTCATAGGACAGCCCCTTATTAAGTTTAGGGGAAATTCCTAGTGCCTCTATGTTATCTAAAATATATTGTGGAACTCCATCAACATTTTTATTAAACGTTGTAAATTCAAGGATATCCGAAACCATCTGCACTTTGTCAGCTAAATTATCATGTTGGGATTGGTGATACATATCCCATGCTGCCTCCATACCCTCCTTTTGGAATGCTTCAACAAAACTGTATAAAATTGGAATTACTCTTAGTGAATTTTTGAAACTTTGAAAATCTATTGACAAAATCTCCAAATCATCGATTCCGCTGACTCCTGCGTTTTTAAGTTCAATGATTTGCTCTTTACTTCCAATGAATGGATTGATAATTCTTATGAAACATTCGTAAACTACATTCCCATAAGTCATTGCCTCCCCTTTATCTTCCGAAAAGTAAAATCCATATCCATAATGTCCATAATTGCCTGAATGTGCCCCAATTTTTGACAAATCAAAAACTTTTATGTTAGGGTCATTTGTACCATGATAACATATCATAGGAGTTCCTGATTCAGTGGTTATTTTACTTCCATTAAACCACTTTTGAAACTTAGAATCCAATGGAAGTTCACTTTGTTCTCTTAATATTTTTCTTATAAAGGTTTTCATCTATAGGTCGTGTGCAATTGAGGTGTAAATGCAAAATTTCTTTATTGAGGCTTGAATTTCTTCAGGCAATGGGTTTTCACTTGTGTTTAAACGGTTCAACCCCCTTAATAGGTATAATGATTCAGGAACACTTCTTAAATTGTTAGATTCCAACCACAACTTTTCCAAATTCTGCAAATTTCCAATGCTTTCAGGTAGGCTATTCAGGTTATTGCGGCCTAAATCCAACATTTCCAAATTCTGCAAATTTCCAATGCTTTCAGGCAGGCTATTCAAGTTGTTGCCAGCCAACCACAACTTTTTTAAATTCTGCAAGTTGCTGATTGATTCAGGCAGGTTACTCAGGTTGCTGTTAGACAAACCCAACCATTCCAAATTCTGTAAGTTGCCGATGGATTCAGGAAGTCTGTGCAGGTCATTCTCATTCAAACCCAACCATTTCAAATTATGCAAATTGCCAATGGATTCGGGTAGACTGCTCAAGTTGTTTCCATCTAAATTCAACCATTCCAAATTCTGCAAGTTGCCGATGGATTCAGGAAGTGCTGGCAATCCTTTGTTGGAAAGGTCAATCGCAGTTTGTGCAAGCAAAAAACTGAGAGCTTCGGACTTGCTTGTCTGGGGAATGCGTTTGAGATTATCTATCCAAAAATTCAAATCAAAAAGCTCTTCTACCAAGTCATTAATATCAAACTCCTGACCCTGTGCTATCATGATGGCAAGTTCAATATTATCCGGTGTTCCGGATTTTAGAAGACCTGTGAGCTTTGATTTTATATCAAACTCATCTTCCTCTTGTATGTTCCCAAAGAAGCCTTCATCCAAACGCTTCTTCATTATTTCGTTAAGGTTATTTATATCCATTTTTACGCCCATCGATTTATAACAACATTTACGTTTTTATTCTTTTCTACATAAGCCGCAATTTGTGGTTTAGTTCGACTTGTAATAGGTATATTAATTTGTTGGAGGTTTGGAAGGTGAGATATTTCAGGAAGTACATCTAAGTCGCAATCCTCGATGAAAATATCAATTAGGTTAGGGGCAGATTCAATAACTAAATTCCTAAGACCAATATTACCGTTTAATTGTAAACTTTGTAAATTTGGCATATTTTTTATAACCACGGTCTTACTCACTCTTGAATCTGCAACCTTTAACGTTCTGATATTTGTGTTATAAAAGGGTGTTATGTCTGAAGTCCGAGTGTTACTGCAAACAAAGGTCTGCAAATTCTGAAGTTGTGAAACGATACTTATGTCAGATAACGACATCCCCTTTCGAATATGTATTCTTTGCAGATTCTGCAAACTCCCTAATTCAGGTGGTAAGACTCTAAATGTGCCAGACAATGTTAAGTCAACCAAAGACGCTAGTATAGCAACACCCTGTGGAAGATTATTACTATTAACATTTGCAAAATATGCAGATTGTCGTTGGGACATTGATAAAATCCAATCCGAAAGAGCTTGTGAGTTTTTTATATTTGGGATAGAATAGAAAGAATCCTCTAATCCTGCGGGTTTTTGTGTTACGAAAAACTTTTGAAGTTCTATATATTCAGGGAACACATCCAAAGAAATATCATATCCCAAAGAAGCTGAAACTTCAAGGGCAATTTTAATAGTTTCCTTTGAACCACTGAATAACATCTCACGAAGTTTTTGAACTTCTTCGGGGTTATCATCCTCAAAAAGGTTTTTTTTGGCGAATTTTGCCTGTTTTTCGGTTATGATAAGTCTTGGGTTTTTCATTATTATGGTATTCGTTTAAAAGATATTTTACAGTTTGGGAGCATTCTTTGTATGCGTTCCTTTTCAGCTTCAGGAAAATTATTGTTACCCAAATTCAACCCTTGCAAATTCTGCAAGTTGCCGATAGATTCAGGCAAGCTGCTCAAGTTGTTATCAAATAAATCCAATCTTATCAAATTTTGCAAGTTACCGATGGATTCCGGAAGGCTGCTCAGGTTGTTGCCACGCAAATACAACCCTTTCAAATTCTGCAAGTTGCCGATGGATTCCGGAAGGCTGCTCAGGTTGTTGTTATACAAATACAACTCTTGCAAATTCTGCAAGTTGCCGATGGATTCAGGAAGGCTGCTCAGGTTGTTGTTAGCCAAAGACAACGTTTCCGAATTCTGCAAGTTGCCGAAGGATTCCAGAAGGCTGCTCAGGTTGTTGTTACCCAAACCTAACCTTTGCAAATTCTGCAAGTTGCCGATGGATTCCGGCAAATTGCTCAGGTTGTTGTTATACAAACCCAACCTTTGCAAATGCTGCAAGTTGCCGATGGATTCCGGAAGGCTGTTCAGCTTGTTCTCACCCAAATTCAACACTTTCAAATTCTGCAAGTTGCCGATGGATTCCGGAAGGCTGCTCAGGTTGTTGTTATACAAATACAACTCTTGCAAATGCTGCAAGTTGCCGATGGATTCAGAAAGTTCCGACAATCCTTTGCTGTAAAGGTTTATGATAGTTTTTGACAGCAAAAAACGGAGTGCTTCCACCTTGCTTGTCCGGGGAATACCATCAAGATTATCCATCCAAAACTGCAAGTCAAAAAGCTCTTCTACCAAGTCATCAATATCAAACTCTTGACCCTGTGCTACCATGATGGCAAGTTCAATGTTATCCGGTGTTCCGGATTTTAGAAGGCTTGTGAGCTTTGATTTTATATCAAACACCTCCTCTTGTATTTTCCCGAACAAGCCTGATTTGCTCATTCGGTCGAATGTTTCGTTTACTTTTTTTATATCCATAATGACATTAAAAATTAAAAATTCCACAGTTTGGAAGCATTGTTTGTATACGTTCAATTTCAGTATTTGAAAATTTGTTCCTCCCTAACGATAAACGCTTCAATCTACTCAAGCTACTGATGCTATGAGGGAGAGTTTCCAGATTATTATTACGTAAACTCAAATTTGTTAATTGACTCAAATTTCCTATACTTTCGGAAAGAGTGTGCAATCCATTTCCTGTTAAATCTAACATCTCTAATAGGCTTAAATTATTGATACTTTCAGGTAATATAATGAGGTTATTGTGAGCTAAACCGAGTTTTGTCAATTTTGTCAATTTTTCGAAGCCTTTAGTAAGGTTACTCAGCTTGTTGTTAGACAAATCCAACTCTTGCAAATTCTGCAAGTTGCCAATGGATTCCGGAAGGCTGCTCAGGTTGTTGTTACCCAAATTTAACCTTTCCAAATTATGTAAGTTGCCGATGGATTCCGGCAGGCTGCTCAGATTATTACCGAATAAATCCAACCGTTGCAAATTCTGCAAGTTGCCGATGGATTCCGGAAGGCTGCTCAGGTTGTTGTTACCCAAATTTAACCTTTCCAAATTATGTAAGTTGCCGATGGATTCCGGAAGGCTGCTCAGGTTGTTGTCTTCCAAAAACAATGTCACTAATCCACTCAGAATTCCAATGTTTTCAGGAACAGTACTTAGTTGCGTATTGTTTGCATACAATACCCCCCTACTAAAAAGCCAAGTTATGTCTCCAGCATCTCTGCCTTTTTTATTTGCAAAGGATAATAACTCCCCATAAACACTATCCACCAAATCTCTGAAAAGATGAGGTGAAGTCATCTGCTCAACGAGCTTAATATTATCCATATCCCCTGAAGCAAGCATTTGCTTCATTTTTTGGATGTCTTCTTGACTCCAATTCTCGGATAGAATTGGTCTTTGTTTCCCGAACAAGCCTGATTTGCTCATTCGGTCGAATGTTTCGTTTAACTTTTTTATATTCATAAGAAGTTTAAATTTTTACCATTGAGATGCAGAGGAAAGCCCCAATGCTTTTCTGTATCTTGCAATATTACAACTCCAATATCCCGGAGTAGTTTTATCTGTTTTTTGGTCACACTTATGACGTTTCTTAAAGCTTTTTGCAGCTCCTTTGTTATCGTTTCTAACCTTATAACCCTGTGCACCAAATCTCACCTTTTTAACGTTACCCTTTGGGGTTTTGACATAAACTGCAAATTTCTTTCCGCTATATGCTTGCCTAAACGGCTTATTTAATTGCACTTTTTTTCCTTGATATTCAGCCTCCTTAATTTGAAATTTATAAGACTCTCCAACGATGTTTTTAAATTTCTTATGAGATTTCAAAGCTTCGAATGATTCTTCTAATTCACCTAAAATAAAATTTGCAACCTCTTGGACATCATCCGCTGAGGTTGCAATATGGTCAATAGCCCAATTATGTTTCATAAGGAGTTCATCTACTTCTTTTTCGTTAGCAGATAACATCTTTCCTGTAAGATTGTGTATGGTTTGGATATTTTGAAAAAACATATAGTTTTTTGCAAATTCTTCAGATATTAAAACTTTCATTTGATTTCTCTATAAATATATCCAAATGAAAGTTATAAGCTTCTTTAGGAGAAGATATTCGAGTCAGACACATCCGTTCCCAAAAACTTGCACAAAGTTAAACATGTGCAATTTTTGTTCCCAATTCATCGACAGGCTGGGTGCTGAAAAGCACCGAACTCCCATCTCCAAGGGCTGACACGGTGGAACTCACCGCCAAATTTTTCAGATTGATGCTCGCATTCAAATCCCTATCAATTTCGAGGTGGCAGGAATTGCAAGCATATTTTCTCTCGGAAAGTTTCAAACTTGGTTTCTTGTTGCCGCAGTTCGAACACAACTTGCTGCTGGCAAAAAAGGTGTCCGCCAAAATGACTTCTCCTCCATACCATGCTTTTTTGTAGAGAAGTTGCCTTTTGAACTCAAAAAATCCACCGTCAAGGATTGCTGATGCAAGCTTTTTGTTTTTCACCATGTTCTTCACCTTCAAATCCTCTATCACCACCACTTCAAAGTTCTTGGTCAGATAGGTCGTCAGTTTGTGAAGACAGTCCTTTCTTACATTTGCAACCCTTGCATGTATTTTTGCAAGCTTTTGAACAGATTTTTTGTAGTTGTTGCTTTGGTTTTCAGCACTCCTAACAAATCTTCTGCTCACCTCTTTTTGTTGCCTTCTGAGTTTTTCTTTTGCCTTTCTATAAGGCTTTTCATTTTTGAATATTTCTCCATTACTGAGTGTTGCCAAGGTTTTTACACCCAAGTCAACACCAACGACAAGTTCTTTCTTTTTTGTGATAGCTGGAATGTGTTCGACTCTGAATGAGATGAACCAGTGGTCAGCAGTCCTGCTTATCGTACAGTTTTTTATTGATTCAACATCCAAAGTTTCGGATAGTTTTACCCATCCTATTTTTGGTAGTTTAACCTTGTTTCTTTCAATTTTTATGGGGTATTTTGCAGTTCCTTCTAAATAGAATGAATCGCCTCTTCCTTTCTTCTTGTATCTTGGTAATCCTTGTAGACCTGTGGATACTTTGACTCCATTTACAATTTTATAGTGAAGAAGCTTGTATCCGGATTGCTTTTGCAGGCGGTGAAAGTTCTTGTATGCCGTTTCGAGATTTCTAAGTGCTTGTTGTGGGGCACATTTTGACACCTCATAATACCAAGAGTACTCCTTTTTCACCGTTGCTACAAGCCATTTGTGAAGTGTGATGGCGGAAGGGATTGATTTCCCATCTTTGAATAAGTCATTGCAATAGCTCAAAGCCTGATTGTAGGCATGACGAGCTGTGCCTGCATGTTTTGCAAACATCTGCCCCTGCAACCTTGTAGGCTCTAATCTTATCTTTAATGACTTGTATTGCATTTTCTGCTTATTTTATCTGCTATAATCCGAAAAACTTATACACCATGTGGCAATTAATATACCAATGTTTAGAAATGTTACACTCTGTTCAAATATTCTTTAACCGCCTTTAAGAATAAATATTATTGTCCCCCCAATCCCAAGTCCCATCGTTATGAATTGATTTTATTTGATTGGGATAAAATGCCACGATTTCATGCGTTGTCCCATGTATGATTCCATCGTAACCTTTATCACTTACGCTATCACTTAAAAGTCCCTCAAATCCCGAATAAACTTTAACAGACCTGCCACCAAATCTTTCCTTATCATCAATAAAGATTGAAGGACTAACCTCAAGATATTCAGCAAGTTCTTCCATAGAATCAAAGCGTAACAAATCGAAAGGGTTTTCGATTTTAAGATAAACTTCATATAAGTTGCTTCCATAGCCCCGATTGGCTATTTCACTTGTACTAAAATAGTAGCCCATTCCTCGGATTCCTTTATCAGTTGCACTACCAAGTTTTTTGGGGTCAAATGATGAAAAATCGCTATTCGAGCGATGATATACAATTTGCGGGTTGGCGGAATTATCAACAATTTTACTGTCACCAAACCATCTCCAAAAATTAACATTGATATTACTATTATATTGCTCGTTAAGGGAGATTAATTGACTTTTTATAAACTTCTTCATCTTATTTATTGCATATTACAAATAAATATCATATCGGTTCAGCCTAAAGCGTCAAAAGTTCGGCGACAGGCAATAGAATACCTTTAGATGTGTCCTCATCTCCACCTCGCTTATCTCTCTTGGTATTGAGATATTTTCGGCATGCAGCTTTAAGAGCATTGATTTCACAAAACACCATTGTCTTTTCAGAAAGCACAAAGCACCAATAATCAGCTTTTGACGTTGAAATTCCTGATTTTTTCCCATAAGACTCATATTCAACAAAAACATTTCCTGTTTCGGCTGCCCTAAAATCGGTTTTCACTTCTAGTTTGGAATCTGTGAGCATCTTGTGCAATTTCTCTTCACCAAGATTACCAACCTTTAAATCATATTCAAAGTTACTCTTGTACTTCATGTTTATGCGATTTGTAAATGATTCTGGCAGAAAAACATTTTGCAATCCTGAAGCCTTTTCAAAAAACGGTGCAATTTGCTCGATTGAATAGCCTGCTAATCCTGTTCCTATTGCGGTTACCCAAAAAATGAGGTGGGGGTTTTTATTGGCAAACTGTGTAAATGTTTCAACATACTTATTGATTTCTGCAAGGGGTAGGCTTTGGATGTTTTCATCCTTTGTGGGAAGGGCATAAGTATTTCCATATAATCCCTCTCCCATACCATATTTTGCACCAAAAAGAAGAGCAGTTTTTGCAGCCCCTTTCCCATGCTTTCCGGCTAAATTTGAACCAAAAACATATATGTGATTTGTGCTTGGGAGAGATGTGATATTTTCAGGTGAAACTCTAAACTTCATTGAAGTAAATTTTATTGCTTGGGTTATTAGGATTGAGATTGATTAAGGCAATGTTACCAAATTCACCACGCTGATATGCTTTTTCGTCCTTTGCAACGGTTAACTCCTCTTCAGAAAAACCATTTGCAATTGCAAATGATGTAACAACCTGCAAGAGGTCAGCAAACTCATTCAAATCTTTGAATTGAGAATTCTTTATCTCTTCAAGTTCCTCTTTTATTTTAAGGATATATAGGTTGTTTAATTCATCTTGATTTGATATAGTTTCTAATTCCGTAGAACCAAATCTTTCAAGGAATTTTTTCCCGTTTCTTATTAATTTTTTCATTTTTATTTTGATAAATGGATTAGGTTGTATTTGTCTAATAACAGAAAAAAACGTGTTAAAGTTTCAAGAATGTCGAATAATAGCAAAAAAAAAGCCCCTCAAATGAGGGGCTTTTTTTTGCTATCGAAGCTCGCGGGTATCGAATGTTGGGATATTATCCACAACAATACGTCCGTAGTAGTTGTTGTTTACCATTGCTGTCGCGTAGCGAGTCATCACACCTTTCACATTCGTAAATGTATTGAAGTCGGTGAGTGTAGGAGTTAATTGCAACGGAATGTAAGGTGCATAGATATAACCTGTGTCAAGGATAGATGTACCTTTGTGTCCGATGAGGATGTCACCTGCTTTTGCATACGGGTCAACATATACCGTATAACGACCGGAAAGTGTACCAACACGGCGCATACCCAAGTTATATTTGTCATCATCAATGTTTCCGTTAGAAACCATGAAGTTTTCAAGGTCATCAAAGATTGCAGAAACCTCAGTTGAGATTACGAGGAAGTTTGCACCGCCACGCAATGTTGACTTGTGGATTTGAGCCGAAATTTGATTGATACGTGTGATAAGAGTTTGTTTCCACTCTTTCTCAGTGTATTTTTGGCTTCCTTGTGTTTTCCAGCCATAGAAGTTCCAACGTAATACCCATGCTGCACCACGTTTCAATTCGCGAAGAATTTGACGGTCAATTTCCATTGCAATTTGCTCAGAAAGTAATGCAGTTAATTCTGCCTCAGCATCAATATTATGGTATGCGTTAACATCTTGTGCTAATTCAGGACTCCAACGTGCACGAAGTTTGCGAGGTTGAGTTGAAATTTGGACTTTCTTGATGGTGAATGTTACTTCACCCATTTCATTTTCCCATTCCAAATCTTCATAACGTCTCCAAACAAAGGCGATGTCTGTGGGGGCAATTGTTGTACCTGAAGCCGCACCGATATAACCATCAGCAGGTGAGCAAGTGTCACAGTTAGCGTTCGGACCAGTGAAGTCAACTTCAAGATAGAAAACACCATCTGCATCACACCAATCAGAATAGTGAACTAATTGTTGCGCATATTTTTGAGAAACTGCACGGTAGTGCATTGATTGTCCTTGGGTATAAAGAACATTACCGTTAGGGTCTAAAAGCGGGTTTGCGTTAGCCCAAATAGCAGTGAAAGAAGCCAAGAATTCTTGGTTGTCAATTTCCAAACCTTTTCCACCAACACCTCCAAGACGTGCTGTGTGACCTTTGCTTGTACCGGGATTAGAGCCGTCAAACCCGCTGATACCAAATTTCATGTGACGGAGAGAGCCATCATAACCCAGGGCAGTTGTACCTGTTGTGACCCAACAGCCATTTGTGTCAAGTGCAACTGGTTGACCGGTTGCCGTCACAACAGTAAATTTACCTTTTGAGTAGTCATAAGTGTTATCATCGTAGAACTTGGTGTACAATGATTTACAACCTGTATAGGTTGTGTCTGGGCAGTTGTGACCTTCCAAAACGCAAGCGGGCATGCTACGAGTTTGAGAAGTATGGCTTGAGGTTGGATTACCATCACCATCAACACCTTCAACACGGTTCGCAATATCTGGGTAGTAGTAGAACAATACACCGGAAGGGTGGGTCATCGCTTGGACAGAGATGATGTCATTCGCCAATAATTTGGAGAAGATTCTACGAACCATTGGAAATGCTACAGTTTCAAAAGAACCGCTAGATGAAGAGTCTGTTGATTCTACCAATGCACGTGCTTGGTTTTCATACAGCAATGCCATATTATCTTTGACATGCCCCTTAAGACCATGCAACCAGTTCATACCTTCTTGGATTATCTTACCGTTTGAATCGGTTTCCAAGCCTACATTTTCATAGCGCTCAACAATTTGTTGGCGAAGAGACCTTTCACGGTCTTGTGCTAAAGTACCTAATTTATTTCCTGTTAAAAGACTCATTTTTTATTAGTGTTTGTTTTTTTTTTAAAGTGTGGATTTGTAATTCATTATTCGCATAATCTTGTTTTCAGGTTTTTCATCGTCAATCGTGAAAGTTCGCTCCTCTTTTACAATCGAAGGCTTGCTGATTTCGACTTTATCCTTAGAATTTACGTTGATTGGTTTTTTAACTGTACGAGTTTGAAATGATTCAGTCATCATTTGGAAGATAAGATTTGACTCATTTATTGTTTTTGCGGAGTCAAATCGCTTAATGATGTCCAATTTTTCATTTTTTGTCGTTGAATGCTCAGTAAACAATTTGGTTGCATTCATTAAGTTGTTATTAACAATCGCGAGCTTATTTGCATTACTCATCATTTTTTTCAGCATTTCAACGGCTTTTTGCTCATTTTCCATCAACGTTTTCATTTCACGTTGCATTTTCGCTAATTTGCTCTTGAGCATTTGATTTTCAGCAACAACTTTGCTATCATTTTGACGTTTACCTTGTGGAAGTACCTGTTTACGGTTTTTAACAAACTCATAGACTGGTTCTTCTTCGCCCATTTCTTCTTCGGATTCACCCTCAAATTCTCCATCTTCCCCGCCCATGTAATCATCAGAAGGGTACTCTGTTGGCATTGAACTTGCTCCGCCGGAAGTGTTAACATCAAAAGATGATTTTTTCACAATTTGAATAACGGCATTGTCAGGGAGATTTTTTAATGCTTGTAGCACTTCTTCTTCTGAGGCATTAGTCAAATCCATGACATCTTCTTCGCCTCCCATATCTATACCCATATCAGGTGTGTCAAAATCAGGTTCGTCCGCATCAGCACCTAAATCAATAGGCATATCTTCATCAGATTCTTCATCACTGAATTCTTCATCGCCTTCTTCATCGTCTGAATCCATGTCGATTTCAACTTCAGTTTCATCGTCCATTGATTCAAGGTCGTCTACTTCGGTTTCTGCATCAGTGTCGCCTTCTAGTTCTGAACCGGAATCATCTACTTCTGTTTCATCAAATTCGTCAGTTTCTTCTTGTTCACTTTCATCTTCAATAGCCTCATCAATAAACTCTCTGAGAACTGAAGCGACAGTGTTTTCATATATTTTTTTGGAATTAGTGCTAGCTTTGGCAGTTTGCTCATTAAGGCTGTTTGCTTGCAACAGCAATTCTTCCAATTTTAAGTTGCCTTTTGACATTGAAGTAATTTTAAAATAAATATATTGTGTTTTTAAAAAAGTATGATTTTCTAATGATTTCTACTTAAAACCATTAAAAAGTTGACTTATTTTATTCTTTTTTGCAATATTTTGTGTTTCACGATTACGTTTTAGCATAAAATCCCAAGCATCAAGCTTTTCAGTATCTTGCACTAAATCCTCGATGTAGTCATTTTTTGAATCGTAACTTTCCTTAAAGGGTTCAGCCATTTTTTTATCAGAGAACACCCAAGACCCCTTGGTTGAAGGTGTAGTTACAAAATCCCAACAAATTAGCTCGAAATCATCCTGTACTATATTTTTACCACCTTTATTTTCCAAACTGCCGACACCACGACTTGAAACACCATATTGAAAACCATGAATCATATCATGTGCAAGTTTATCTGCGGGATGTGATATAACACCCATTTCAATATATCCCCTTGTTACAGGTAGATATATTTCTCCCATAAGGTTTCTACCTTCCCACCAAAGATTTGTTATCCGCATCGAAACTTCAGGGATTTCAATAACTGCGCTTTCAGGGTGCATAGAATGTCCGGCGGATGCACCCATTTCAACAAGTTTCATATAATTTTCTACTTCACGCTTTAATACACTTTCAGGGTATATTCTGCCGTTACGATTTTCAACACCATATTTTTGCATAACCCCATAAACTTTAGGGTTTTTTAAGTCAAGCCCACTTTCTTTGGCTTCTTTAAGCTCGCGTAATAAGTGTGTATTATCTGAAGTATGGATAACACCTGCATCATACTCTATCATCAATCCATAGCCGGATTTACAATTCCTTGGAAGTACTTTCATTTTGAAGTTTAAATATAAATATTCAACTTCTTACAAATAAAAAAGCCGCCAATTGGCGGCTAAGAACTTTTTCTATTTTTCAGGTGTCATTTCAAAATGGCAATTACTCTCAAAAAAGTAATTATAATACCCTAAAAGTCTGTCGATGTCTATTTTATCCTTTTGCTCAAGCACTATATTCGTTTTCAAATATGATTTTTTACCCAATTTAATGCCTGAGCTTCTCAAGTCAACATCAACAATGAACTTTTTAAACCCTAAAGAAATTGAAGCTTCATACGTTAGTTTCCTTAATTCCTTTTCCAATCCCTTGACAACTGTAAGCCAATTATGTACATCAGCTTTAGGTGAAACCCATCCTTCGAGTTTTAAGTTTAAAAATGAGTCATCCTGCTCTTGTTCAACTCTGAATAACATTGTTTTTTCTTTAATATAGATAAATCTAAATTAAACGAAAAACATTACCCAAAATCGCAAATCTTATATTTCAGTTTAAGCTTTAACGTGCCATCTCCAAGAGTTGGATTACCCGCATTCCATGTACTCAAATAAATTGCAGAGTTTATAGCCTGTGAAGTTACAGTTGCTGTTAATTCAGCTGCATTCGTTTGATTCGGAGTATAGTTAGAGAATGGTGTTATAGAGTTTTGTAATCCACCAACGAGTGAAGACATAACCGTCCCCCCATACTTCGAATCATATATGTATGGTGAGCCTTCAGTTCCTCCAAATATGTATTGAGACGAGTTAAATGTGAATTCAAAGATGCCATGGTAAATGTAATATTTTCCAATTCCGGGTGCCGGTAGTATTTCAATCGGATTTGTACCCATTGATAAGATTTGGGAGGCTGATATATCCATTTCCAAATCGCTCCACCCTACTAATTGTGGGAAACTAGATGATATAAAGGTTAGTAGTTGGGATAGCGTGAATTTACCATTTATACCATTAGTCTGAGAGTATAGTTCTGTCACTCCTGTTGGTGTTATAACATTAAATTCATTAGGTTTTTGTCCTGCCATTTTATTTTATTTTATTTTATTTTATTTTAATTTTTACATATATTCTTGTAGCTTAGTCGCCATATCCATCAATTTCGGTTGGGGAGCGACATCATTTTTATCAAATCTATAGGAATTGTGTGTGTACAAGCCAGATTTTCCGCTAAGTGCATTTTTACTAACTGTAAACATATCATTGTAAGAATAATTTAATGGTATTTCAAAACGCATACCATTCAAAAGTGACCAATATTTGAGAGATTTGATTTCAGAATCTGTATAAATCTCAAAGAATTTATATCCCTTATAATCTAATTCTATAACTCTTTCTCTTGCCACTTCAGCGCCTGACCATGAGAAAAATTTGTCACCTTGCTTTGATAGTGAACCCCAATTACAAATTTCAACTGCAACTGCCTGCTCGTCTAACATTTGATTATTTGAAATTATACCGTTTCGATAAATGAATGGAACACCATTAGCTGAAAATACATTATTTTTACAGCCAATTGATGCTGCCCAATACTGTTCGTCAAATCCTTGGGATACCTTTCCGTTATCGCTGATACCAATTGCTGTTGCAACATGAAACAATTTATCGGTTCTCCACCAATCAAACATACCCCTAGCATTATCCCATCCTGCTGAATGATGCCAAATTATTTGCTTTTTAGGAAAAACTTGCTTGAAATAAAACCCCTCAAATGGAATTTTTTCAGGATTCAAAAGAAGATTATATAACTTCTCATAAGATTTCATTCCAAAAACGCCATCAACTGCAAGACCATATTTTGATTGAAAAGATTCAATATCGCTGAATCCTAATTCCTTCAAAAGATTAAATAAAATATTCTTTTGAAATCCCTGACTTTTATGTGTAATTAACATGATAATTCTTTTGTAAAATTGTAAATTTTAGCGATGTCATGTGCAAAGGATTTGTCTTGGTAATCCATTGACAAAATAACATCTTTTGTTTCGTACATTTTTAATTTGAGTTCAACTTCCTCTGTTTCTTTGATGTGAGAGTCGATGAGTGTAATACAATCACGTTTTGCCGCCTCAAAAATTGCAACTTTTTGTTCAGGTGCAGCTTGGATGATAGCTTCAACAAGCATTTTATCCTTCTTATCAATAACCTTTAGATTTTCAGATAATTGTTTTTGAGTGCTGTCAATTTCTCTCTTTTGCCTCACCGATTCGATTAGATTTTGCTTAACTGTTTTATATGCACTATTAAATCTATCAAGATTGAAAGCATTTTTCTTTTCAAACAAAATTACCCCAATGGCATTGTATAAGGGGTCATCAGATTCAACTTTTGCATCAAATGGATAAGGAATTTTATTGTATTTTATTTCTGATGCAAATCTAATGTTTTCATTGATGTATGCTTCAACCTCTTCTTCGTCCGGAGTACCCCTTTTCAAATTATCAACAACTGCATAAAGCTTTTTTAATTCGCTATTTTCAACAAGCTTATTCAAAAGTTTTGATGTGTTGTGTTTGTCATTTTGTGTATATGACTCTTGAAGTAAATCTGTTAATCCTTGAACTATTAATGCGTAGTTTTTCATTTTTTTTCTTATAAATATAAATCTTATTTGATTTTTTTCATCATGTCTGAAATGCGTAACATTTTTTCTGTTATTAGTTTATCTTTTTTATGATTTTCAAAAGATTCCCCAACATTTTCAGTTGTTTCCGGGGTTTCTGTGGCAGCTTCAGTTTCAGCTCCACCTACAGTACCTGTGGTGGGTTCTTCTAAGCCTGGAAGCGTTTCTGTACCGCCTTCTGTACCTAATCCTTCCTCACCCTCAACGTCTAATCCTAGGTCTGCATCGCTACCTAAGTCTTCACCAAACCCTCCAAATCCACCTCCGCCGCCTCCACCTCCGCCGGAATCAAATTCTGATGAACCTTCCTCACCTTCAGGTGTTGAAACAGGTTTATCACCTGTGGACTCTGTTCCATACAGTTTCAATAGGCTATCGAAGAGGGTTGAAGTTGAAACACTTTCCGCTGCCTTATCAATTTCCGCAGACATAACCCTTTCCATAAATTGTTGTTGTAAGGAAAGCTTAATTTCTTCATCGGTTTTGCCTAAAATTTCTTTCATAGCCTCGGTTACTGACATAGCAGCAATTCCCTTCCCATTTGCGTCACTAACTGCATCTTTAAAAGCTGAAATTTTTGCTGCATTATGTTCAGTTCGCATCATTTCTGATTGTGTCGAAGGATTGTTCAACGTTAATTCAAAATTATGCAACTCATCATCCAAGCCAATAAGCAATAGATGAACCATTGCAATTTTATTTAATTCTTGTAATGCTGCTTGTTGGATGCGATTTATTTTCCTTGAAAAACGAATGTCCTGCATCGCAAGGTTTTTTCCTTCCCCGGCTGTATCCTCATATTGCAAGAATGGTTTAGGAATTCCAAGAGCCGCAAATAGTTGATTTAAGTCGTATTCAATATCTGCGATTTCAGATACATTTGATGAGCCGGCAAGGGTATCGACTCTTGTCCCATCATCCTTCTCACGAATCGGGATGAAGATGTCTTGGTCTACACCCATAACATTAAACTTTAAATCCTCTTGACCAGTTGCGGGGTCAATATGCCGCTTTCGTTTAAATCTACTTGCAATATCCTCCACATAACCTTGCACATCACTAGGGTCAATATTACCGACATTTACATAGTAAATCCTCCTATCTATTGCTCTGAATAGTCTAATTGTACGCATAGCGTCTTCAACAAGCAATAGATTTTTCCAAATCCGTCTTGCCTTTTCCAATACTGAAACACCATAGGGTATTTTTCTGTCATCAACAAGCAACCTGAAGTGTGCAATTTGCCAATACTTAAATTCAGCAATATCAGTCGCTTTCCATCTGAAGATAACTTCATCTTCAGAGTTCTGCAAATAATATTTCATTCCATTTTGATTTGTACCCTCAACTCGTTCAACTTCAATATTAGCCAATTGTTTTGCACCAACAATACCATATTCATCATGAATCTGTAAATAAACAAAATTGTCACCATATTTACAATTTGACACAAAAACACCACTTAAACTATATCCACCTGCTTCATTTTTGGAGCATATCGGGAAATTATGTCTATCGTGTTCTCCATTGAACCCCTGAACTTCCATACAAAACACATCATCTGTTTCATCTAATGAAATCACTGATTTTACCGAAAGCGGAATTTTAACTTCATTAGGGGTTTCAACATTTTCATTTGAAGTCGTCTTGAATGTCATAAGAACATCATCAACCATCAAATCGCAAGCAGACACTAAATCGCCATTTTTTAATAGGTATTCATGGTCGGGGGTTGTGTCAATAAATGTATCGTCCGATAAAGTTACCCTAATAAGCTTTGAATTTTTACGAGTTAAATCACACCATACAATTTTCCCTGAAACAAGATTACCGGTTCCGGCTTGCACAGCATAAGTTTGTAATTGGTCTCCTGATTTTACTCGATTCGAAACTTCTTCAATTGACATCACCCCTTCACCGATTATTGGAATCATCGAATCCTTTCTAATAGGCATATTTCTTATCCACATTGGAAGATTGGTATGGATATTTAACCGATTATAAAACAGTTCCCTCAATTCCTCTTCAACTCTTTTTGATTCAGAGTAGATGTTAAGAATTTTACCATCTTTATTTGGAGTAGTAGATTCTTCCATTAAGATGTCAAGGGCTTGCCCAATAATTGGGTAGTGCTCCATTAATTCATAATCTAAATAGGAAGGGTAGCGTTGTGACTCATAAATGAGTGACTTTTGCTGAATATGCGATTTTACCTTCTGCCATTGTGATTTTAGAAATTTTGATTGCTGCCTCTCTAACTTCTTTGTCTCATAATCCTGCTTATCCTTTGCCTTATAAAACCCACCTTGAGGTGTATCAACGCTCGGCGTATCTGTTAGAAAGCTCTTAGTCAGCTTCTTATATTTTGTTACAATTTCGTTTGACATTTTTATTTTAATTTAATTTGATTATCTGAAAAGCCAACTATAAGCCCCTGTCGGGTCTTGTGCGGAACGATATATTTGATTTTTCTTATCATCCTTATTACTATTTTTCGTGTCAGGAAGAACTTTTTCCATTGGGGTTCTTTCTTCTCCACCATTCCCCGATAAAACAGATAGAATTGCTTTACTTTGAGCTTTCGCTTTCTCCAAGCTTTTAAACTCTGTTTCTAAAATCCATAGTGCAAGAGCTGCCGCAAAAATAAGGTCATCATTACACCCCGGTGTGTGGTCCGGTCGACCATTAACCCAAACAAAAGTTTCAAGTTCTGCAATAAACCTGCTTGACCTAATTATAAAATCGTTAGACTCAATCGCACTTGTGAGTTTACCCACAATTTGAGGTCTTTTGGAGCTTATTTTATACCCTGCAACTAATTTATCATCAGCAGGCATAACATCCGGTTTCTTCTTTAGAAATTCAATAGTTCCTTTGGAATAGTATAAATGGGGATAGTTAAACTCTTGAAGTTTATAAATACAGTTGTCACCATAGCCACCTGTTGTGTCAATAACTGTTAATGCAGAGTATATTCTACCCCAAGAATTTATAATTTCAGCTAAATATTCAGGACGAACTTTAGCTTTATACTCTAAAACCTGCTCCCCCGTTGTTGTATCAATGATAATAATGGCTGAATAGTCATCTGAAGTACCACTACTCACATCAACACCCATAATATACAAGTGTCCTTCTTGTGGTGGTGAAAAAACCCAAAGCCTATCCTCATTTTCATGTTTAGATTCGGGGTCTTTAACATTATTTCTTTGATGGTAGTCAATCCAATCTTGTTCAACAACTGTTCCCGCCGAACCCTCAAATTTTACGTCAAGCTCCCTTGCAATTGATAGTTTATCGTTGTTCAAATCCGCACACATACGTTTATACCAAGGGGCAAAGGGTTTATACCCTTGTTTCACCATGTGGGCGAATGACGAGAGGGTGAAATCTTTCTCAGGTACAACCTCCTCTTTCCCTGTCCCATCGTCCTTCCTCCATACAAGTCCGATATTATATCTTGGGTCTTCATACCATTGCAGTTGAACCACATTGAATTCATTTTCCCCCGCTTTTGCTGCGGCATAAGTCCTGTAATAAAGTTCATCCTTACCATTAGGTGTGGAAATCAAAATCATTTTACCCCCTGTGCTTAAGGCCGCCATTGAGGCTGTATAAAGTTCCTTAGCAAATGTTTCAACGAATGCTGCCTCATCTATAACTAGGAATGTTGGTGTCCACCCCCTCAAAGCGTCAGGCGATGTCGCAACAGCTTTAATTATAGTACCGTTTAAAAGTTCCAAAGTTTCAGTTGAACCCTTACCCTTTATATAACCTTCACTTTCTTTAGTATCATCACAATAATCCCCCCAAACCCAACGAGGAAGAAATCTTAGGAATTGTCTAATTCCCTGAAGAAACTTTTTCGCTGATGCAAACTTATTTGCAATAATCATAATTACCTCAGGGCGTTTTTCATCAGCGTAGGCAGCCTTTACTGCAAGGTAAGCTTGAGTAGTTGTTGACACACCTGTTTGACGCGGTTTGGTTACAAGGTTATGTCGATAAGTTTCATAGGCAGATACAATTTCCTTTTGCCTTGGAAACAACTTAAAAGGAACATAACCACCCCGAGTTAAGTCCACAGTTTTCATATACTTCTCAATAATAAACGAAGGATTCATTAGCCCTATCGCATATTCTTTAAGAATTTCCTCCTTTTTAATCTGCTCTTTCATAAGCAAAAATAGATAATTTTTCCCTTATAAATATCTGAAATAAAAAAAGGCTTCAATTGAAGCCTTTTTTGTTACTTTTCTTTGTTTAATAATTCTATATCTTTTTCATATTCGTTCGCCAAGTCCATCGCCTTTTTTTGGTCTAATCTATCAGCTTCAGCGTCAATTTTAACAGTACCACTTTCCCCAAACATTTGATTTGCGGTTGATTGAGTGTCAGGATTCGGGGTGAAAAATTCTTTCAATTTTACTTCGACGGGGTCAAAATCAGCTAAGAGTTGATACATTCTTTTAATTTGTTTTGAAGGTTTGGAGTCTTTAGCAAGACCCATCTCTGCCAACTTTGAACTGAGTCCCATAAGCTTTTTTCGAATGTCAGATATTAATTCGTCACATTCAATATCTGCATCCTTTTGCGATTTTTTCTTTTCTTCACCAAGAAGCATTTTTCGTACTCCTTCTTTGATTAATAAATTATTTTTCATAGGTTTTTTCGAAAGTTTTATCCCTTATATAGAGTTTATCTTGTATTTTTTGTAAATCCTCACCATATCTAAATATCAAACGATTGTCATAAGTATATTCATCTGAATCAATCTCCCAACCTAGGGCAATTATCCCCTGCTGGCAATCTTCCATTGAAAAATATGGACTCTTTTGAATTAATTCAATTTTCGAATCTAGCATGACACTCAATGCTAAATCCACATATTCCACAGGTGGCTTAGGTTGATTATTACAAGGAACACTATCCCAATCTTCCCCTTCGACTTCATCAATGTTAAATTTTGAGAAAAGAAATTCATAGATAAATGTCCCCTTGAAATTCGAACCAATTTCGTTTATAAATATTAGCTTCATTTGTTATTCAAAATAAAAATCTTCTGTTTCATCCACTGCACTATCATCTCCATCATAGCGACCAATATTTCCAACCCCTGGATAATACTGTGAAAACTTGCCTACTTTCGGGGTTTTATTTCTTTGAGAGTAAACCTCCTCATCCATATCAAACAACAAATCTTCATCATCAACTTCATAAGGATTAAATTCATTTTCATCGTCAAATAGAATGTTTTCAGGCTCATTCTCTTCAAAGTAGAAATCCTCGTCAATATCAGTAAATTCTTGGTTCAATGCACTATCGACTAATGTAAGAATTATTTGACCACTTATCTTACTACCGTGTATTAAAGATTCAAACTTTCTTCTCAATTGATTCAGATTTACATCGATACCGTGAGATTCGATATTATTCTCGATAATAGATAAAAGATGTGGAGTATTTGTAATTCGCCCGGAATTAAAATCGGAAGCTACTTTGAACGCCCAACGGCGTAATGGGTCTTCATTCTCTGATAGGAGCTTTACTAAATCTTTTTTTCTGAGCGTCATCGACTCATTCTGATAATATGCAGCTAACGCCATTTGACGTTTTTTCTCCTTGCTTTTTCCTTGGAATTGAGGGGCTTTTGATTTTTGAAAATCTCTAATGTAGTCTTCAGGTTCATTTCCGATAACTTCATTTACAAAATCCTCTTCAACTTCTACATCCTTGGAAGTTTCAGAATCTTCATCTGAAATTTCAATGCCTTGTGAATCTTCAACTTCTGAAGAATCCGATTCAGGCTCAACTTCCAATCCTAGATTTTCATCACTTTCAGCATCAAACTTTGTATCAAATTTGTTTTCAATGGAATTTTTATCTTCATCTGACATTTTATCGGATTTTAACGCAGAAATTGCCATCGACATCGCAAATTTTGCGGTGTCACTATAATCCTCATCATCATACTCTCTAAGTTCGTATGCTAGCTTACCCGCCAACTTTTGAATCATTTTCTTAGGGTCTTCTGTATCTAAGTCATCAGGGTCAACATCTGCATAGTCATCAGGGTTTTCAGATGAAGCTTCAGAATCTTCCAATCCTGGCAATTCCCCATCGTCATTCAAATCCTCATCTCCGGAAACAGGCAATCCCTCCAATGAATCTGTTGAATCATCGGAGAGACCTAAATCATCAGTTGAATCTAATCCCGGGAGAGGTTCAGAATTTTTTTTTTCGGGAGCAGGTACTTTTAATACATGCTTTGCTTCATTGAGCGTTCCGTAAACTCTTCCGAATTCAATATTCCAGAGATTGAGGGTCTTTTGAGCTTCTGTAATAGTAGTTTTACTATATTTGGATTTATTCTGAACCCCATCAATATAATCAAAATCTTCAACAGAGTTTGCGTTCCGGTTTGTTGCTTTTTTGATTATGTACTTTGAATTTTCCTTAATTACACCGTAAATATTTCCATCGTAAGCAGGGAAAACCAATTCTATATTAGAAAATTGGTCTTTCTTCTCTGAAACACTCATTGTTTCCATTAAGTGGCTTACCTTATTTAATTTGTCTTTTCTTGTTTCCATTATGTTGTAAAAAAATATTTGTTTGAATTGTTTAAGTTTTGTATCCCCATTGAATCTTTAACTTCTAAAGAAATAGAGAATTTCATCCCCAAAGGAATTATTGTGGAGGGAAACGATGAAATGAAGGCAATTATATCTGAATTATTTAACCCCAAAACAAGTTCATTATAAGTCGAACCGTTTGAAAGTTCAGGTATGACATCTGTTAAATTCCCCCATCCGAAAGTATACAATAACTGTGTGCCAATATATAATTTCCAACGAGCTTTTCGAAGATTCGTTTGAGAATCAAAAAACTCTGAAATGTTCGTCAATTTAAAATCTTCAAAAGATAGTCTAGCAAAGGGTTCATCATTAAATTTAATGTAACACACTTTGGCACAGATAATATTTTCAGTGATTTCGGGTTGACGATTACAGCTCATTAGGTTGTATAAACTATCAAAAGAGTATTTCCATTAGGGTCGTATGATGTTGTATTTGTAATAGGCTTGTTACTATTTGTGCCGAATTCAAAAACCTTACTTACCACAGGTATACCATTAATTATCATTGGATTAACCGCACTCATTGGGTCAGATGGGTCTACACCGAGGTTATAAATTTTATAATTATAGACCCCCGATGGAATTGACCCAACGGTAGTTCCTGTTATTATAGTTTGGTTAACACCATCTGTAATTTCATTTATGATTGTGTCTAACAATGAATACAAAATAGTGTCCCCTGATGTTCCACCTCCACCATTTGTAACTGTGCAGCACGGCACAGGCGGAGTTCCGCCATAAATATCCCAAGTTTTTCCTTCCATTTTTATTAATATAAATCTAGTTCTCGATATTGTGAAAATTCAGGAGCATCAGATTTTAACCTGTACTCAATTGTTGATTTCGGTATTCCAAGCACTTTCTCTGCCTGCCTAAGTGAGTTAAATCTTCGACCTAAAATCATATACTTACCAAGTCCAGGACGTATTGACTTATCTTCATCACCTTCTTTTTCAGGTTCAACAGCTTGCTTTTTCGGCTTTGGTAAATCATCTTCACTTGTCCCAACAGACATCTCTGAATCATATATTTCAGATTTCATCAAGTCTAATTTATCAAGAAATCCCATTCGACGTAACGCCTTAAATGCAATATTTTCTGCTGAAAACTCTCCTGCTCCATTCAATCCCTTCTTTCTTAATGCTGCAATCTGCGCTTTAATTGCATTTATATCATCTTCAAGCCCATAAAGGTTTCCCATTGTAAATTTTCGTAGCAAGTCTGCGATTTTACCATCAAAAAAATCAACATATTTGGAAATTAATCCTTGGTTTAAACTAATATCGACCCTTTCAGGCTTTTTTATCCATTTATCATAAAGTACCGAGTATATACCACCTGCGACTAATTCCTCTTCAGAATCTTGAGCGTATAATTCAACGGGATAATCGTTTATTTTAATATCATGCTCAGTATTCCAAAGCTCTTTTTTCGACCAAGTAAATTCCTCGACAAGGTCTTGATTTTGAGAAATTTGTTTATATGGAATAACGATATGTAAATCAACATCTGAAAATTTTGACCAATTATAATTCGCAAGAGAGCCTGTAAGAATAATATCTTCTAAATCAACCCAATCGATTGCACAAAATTCATAGAAATCTTTCCCTATTTTCAGTAATTTCTTTCTGACTTCAGGCAACATTCTATCACCTGCACCAAAAATATCAGGGCAAAGCTCATCTTGCATTTTAAAAGATGATAAATTAACATCTTCGAAAATTTTTTGGAGGATAACCTTTTTACCTACCTGTTCACTAACAAGAATACGCATTACAACTTTCTATATAAATAGCCTAAAATATTAAAATATTTAAGCAATAGCATATACTTTTGACTTTTCTTTATAATAAATTGTTTAGGACTCAAAAATATTGTGATGTCTCACTTAAAGAACGACGAGTTCAGTATTTGCGAGTCTATATATAGTTCAGTTTTTTCTTTTGCAGTTTCAAGGAGTTTTCTATCAACAGTATATAGGAGCGGCAGCACATTCGGCACATATAATTGTAAATGCTTTATATTGCTCTCTTTACAAAGCAACTCTTCATGTTTAATAGAATAATATCGTATTGCTGCCCCCAAGGTGTCAATCAGTCTTATGTTATTGTTAAAAATATTATCTTTCCACGCATCGGAATATGGTAGCTTAAAAGGGTTGTCCCAGGAATATAGCGAAACCATTGACTCAATTTCATTTTTGTCGAAATATCCCTCTTCAATCAAATACCCACCTGCGCCTGCTGTGCAAAACATGCCCCCATCAATTGCCCATGCGTTATCATCATCCCTTTTGTTATTTTTTGACTCCCAATAACTGCCATTAAATTTTACGGCTTGTGCGGCTAATTGAATGTGTGATGATAGAGAAATTGCATCAAGGGCTTCTTTCCAATTGCAGTTTTTTAGATTAATGACTATCGGATTACCAGACCTCGGTAATACTCCAACGACATGAATATTTGGAAGCGATTCATTATTTTTATATTTGATGAACATTTCTTCTGTAATATATTTGGTTAAAAGAGGTCTTATATCTTGATGACCAAACGAATGAATGTGTTTAAATGCCTTTATTGGAAGATAGCTCAATATTGCTCTAACAACTGCCCATAATGACATTTTCCCCTTTTCGTTAACTGGAGGCTGAGTAAAAATATCACTAAGTGATACATCAAGCCCCTCCTCAATCATCTCTTTATGTAAACCAAGTACTAAAGGAAGAGCTGCAATTGATGATGCAGATATCCCAATTATATCTGTTGGCTTATAGCCTGTCGAGTATATTTTTAGCATCCCAACTACAAGTTGTATAAACTTTGTTGAGCCACCTGTTACACTTAAAATCCTTTTTTTATTTGTATCCATTATATAATTCGTCTTTAATCCAATTCCTTATCGATTTAATGGTTGTATTTCCGTCAATATCAACAAATGGTATTTGGATATTCAAATAAGCATTTATTTGTGAATTAACTTCACTGTCAATAGCATTCTTCCATGCTTTTGCATCACCTATTGCAACATAGTTATTGATATATGGATTTACATAATGTTCATAGATTGTTTTGACCATTGGTTGAATTGCCGTGCCGTCAGCTGATGCAATCATTTGATTAACCGTTCTTACACGTCTTGCATACTCATATTCCGATGCCTCCGCAGCTTCAAATCTTCGCTTATAGGTCTTCTCTTTTACGACTGTACCATTTTTATCATACCATTTAATTTTCGAGTCTAATCCAGTTAATCTGTTACCCTTTTGAAAATATAAAATGTCACCCTGCACAATTCCTGTTAGAGAATTTGGATTATAATTTACAATTGTTACCCCCATCTGGGGGTTAAAAACCACACCATTAACGGTTAATGCTGCTAATATAGTGTAACTGTTACTTGTATCGAGAATATAATGAGTTTGTGCAACTTCAACTTCAGATGTGAAATCTCCTCCTATATAAAGCTGATTTGAGCCAACACCTTGTATGGGGATATTGAACTCTCTAGGGGAAGTGATATCTTGGAATTCTTCTCTAACTGCAAGTCCAACATATTGCTTTTTCGGTGAAAATCCACAATAGAATTCTTGATAAACTTCAATACCCGAAACATACCTTGGAGCCTTTTGATATAACCCGATTATTGTAAAATCCTTGTTTGAAGCAAGTTCGTACACTGACTCATCAATCTTTGAATCAGAAAAGCCAACAGCCTTTAAAACTTGTATTTCATTATCTATCTCATTTTTTAAAAATGGATAAACCTTTAAGTCGTAACATTTTAACATATTATATCTGTTTTCCGTAAATTATTAAATCTCTAACATTTGCCCATTGTGAACTAGTTGGTGATATCCATGTAAATCTTAAACCAGTGCAGGTTATATTCATCCCTGACATGTCAAGTGTTACGGTGTTAATATCATAGTTGCCAATATCATTCCACGTGCCATCAAATCCAGTTGTTGAATCACTACTGTATTCTATTTTAAATACAGTTGATGGGTATTCTCCTTCATATCTAACTGAGGTTATCAAAGTTTCTTGTGAAGTTAAAATACCGCAAACATGATTTTGTGCTTGGTTTTCTACTGAATAGTGTCTTGTTCCTATATTTCCATCAAAAGCATAGGATGAATCATAGGATACTGAACTATTTGAGCTTGCAAATGAAGTACAAATATATCTATCACCAACAGCAGATGCAATTCTTAATGGTAATTCAACCCCATTTTGAATATTTTGAGAAACATTATACGCTAAAATGTAGATATTCCAATCTGAAAGAGCCCAAATAGCATCAAATCCTGATGGGACACTAACACTATTTGTTAATTCATACTTGATTACCTTTCCATTTTCTAGTTTTACAGCTACGTAATTAAACATTTTAAAAATTATTTGAGATATATCTTTCTACTTTGTCTACATTTATATTTCTTGCTACAGCTACTGCACCAACACCATTTCTTGCGTTTAAGATTCCAAATGAAAAATTAACAGTTGCCAATGTTGGATATGTTACAAGGAAGTTAGATATTGTATTTGTTGAGGTCGTTGTACCATCAGTTGAAATAAATGTTAAGTCTAATCCATTCCAATCAATCATACCTTTAACAAACCTTCTTGAAGTACTATCGTATGGAATTGTCGTATCAAAGATAGACTCTGCTCCAGCAACTAGAATTACATACTTCAAAAATGAAGTTTCAGAAGTCCGTGGAGGTCTAAAATAAATTCCAGTTGAAGGGGTTGCGGTGGCAAAACTATTTAGAAACCCCCAACAGTGTAAAACGGGGTCGTTTGTAAAATCGACTTGACCGCCAACAAAGCTTAATTCAGCAGAAAACATAAATTTTACAGTAGTGAACAATCGATAGTTCGCATTTGTCGCGATAGCTGCCCTTGAATTATTCGCTGTTGTTATCCTAACACTTGATTGCCCAAGCCTTGCAATTGCGGATGCTGAATTCCAATTTGATTGTTGTTCAGGAACTTCACTTGCCACGCTACCGCCAGATGCTGTACTACTAGCGAATCCTATGACAAACCCAGTTGTATTTTCTACGAAGTTTTCAATTTCATAAGATGGCAATTTAGAGTAATCAAATTGACCATTCAAAAATACATCGGATGTATTTGCCTTAGAGTTAAAAGTATTCCAATCTGTAGAGTTTAATAATCCCGTTTGACCTGACGAAGCAATATCAATAGCATGGCTATGGTCGGAACGTGAGTAACTATTCGCAATACCAACTGAATTTGTTGAACTTCCACCCAGGTTTGTTGTCGGGGCAGCAGTTGTTAAAGCATCTGCCCCATTTGGTAAGTGTCTTGAAGCATGATTTGAGACATCTACCCCATCAACAAGATTAACATTTGTAAGATTATTCCCGCCTAGGTCGAGATTCCCTGTAAAAGGTCTTGTGCCATCAACTAGAATATATTGTGGATGGTCATCTGCACTTAAGTCTGACAATGATGAATGCGAGGTAACAGAGGCTCCGACCCCGGGTACAAATGAAGGTCTTGGACGCAAATCATATACGGAAGCCGTAGTCCCTGTTGTTGCATCAGTTATGATACCTGCTACAACAACTGTTTGCTCTCTAAACCAAGTTGGATAAAGCGAATTGGGGCTTGTAGCGGCATCATTTTCTGTTGCAAAAACGTCTTGGCCAACTACCAAATAGTATTTATCATTAACTCCGTCATTTGTAACAAACAGTGTATGCTTTACAAAGGGTGTTAATAGAGGTACAGAAGCAAGCGTACCTGAATTGTCATCGTAAAGGGTATTATCAATGGTATTTGTTGCTGCCCCTTCTATCCAGGTATTAGGAGCTAAACCTCTGTAAATTGGGATAAAATTATCTGTGAAGATTTTTCCATTAAAATTCACTTCAATCTCACCTAAATAATACTGTCCTCCTAATACTTCAATTTGTCGTGATGAATTAGAATATGTCAAACCACTACCATCTGCAAATATCGGCCCGAAGATATTCCTCATTGCCTTTGATATTTTATTTGCTGTATGATGCGCATCAAATTTAGCTTGCTCAATATATTTTATTCCAACCCCTGTTGTAACTACTCGACCTAAAATGATGTTAGCAATTGTTGAGGGTCTTGAAGCATTTGATGTTAAAATACCATTTGTATTATAAAAGATATAAACGTCTTGATTTGCAGACAATGCTATACTATCACCCGTCCAATCAAATCTTTTATAAATATCCGGCGGCACAGATGCGTCTTCAACATACCCAACTCCTGATGCAACATTAACAATGAATCCTCCACCATCTGACAGTTCACCTCCTTCTACAAGACCTAAAGTCTGAGCCTCTATCAGAGGCTTGATATTATAAATGTCTGAGAATTTATTACCCATCCATAAGTCACCTAAAGAAACAGTACCCTCCCCGGTAATATCTGTCATAAGTAGTGATATAGCACTATTGGCGTTTACGCTGATTTTATCCTTAGTAAAAAAACCAAATATCGAACCTGTGGTTGATGGGTGGTCTATTTGGATGTCAATTGTATTTGCCCGCAATGAAAATGCTCCAGTATAAATTGATATTCCAGCCCCTGTATTTTCATTATATACCGCAGTATTGAATCCCGACAAAGTTACAGAATTTAAGCTAACTGTTGCACCATTATAGGCGTGGATACCATACCCCAATAAAACAGTTTTCACTACTGTAAGGTTAGCGGCACTGATTTGAGCCGCAGTCCCGTAGACTTTTAAAAAATTCGCTCCATTTCCTGTATAAACAAAAGTGTTAAATGCAAATGTGGAAGGAGTTGCGCCATTACTTATAATTTCAAACGCTTGAGTAAAATTGGATGTTGCTTCAGCCGAACATCCATTAAAAATAGAAACAGCACTACCTGATGTAGAGTTTTGCTTATAAAAACAATAGTTTGAACCAAACCTAACTTCATTACATCTAAAAACCCCCGAGCCCCCATTGAAAATAATTGCACACTTTCCTGAATTAGTTGCACCTCTTAATTGTAGCCTGAATAATCCGGAATTACCTGTTGCTAGTATAACATCCTTTGCAGTTGAATCAACTTCAATTATTGTGGAAGTTATAGATTCTCCAACGACATTGACGTAAGATTTCATTTGGATTGTGTCCTCAATAAAAACACCTGAACCTACTTTGATTGTGTAAACTTTTGTTACACTATTATCGGATATACTATCAATAGCATCCTTTATTGATGTAAAGTTTCCACCTTTTTTTGCAACAGTTAAAACTTGCGAGTCGGTATTCGTTATAAAAAAAGTAGAACTTGAATCAATGAAAAATTTATCATAATCGGTATAACCCGAAAAATTTCCAGTTGTTGAAGGTTCAAACACATAAAAGTTATAGATATTATATCGGAATGTACATGTTGCTGCTTCAAGCTCAGGCGAAGTGCCAGAACCCATATAAATCCCCCATTCAAATCCTTCAATTTGTACATTTCGTATTCGATAATCACCACCGTTTACACTATAAAATCCATACCCTGAACCTACACTAAACTGATTGATGAGTGAGCCTGTGTGAAAGCTTACGAATACATTCTCTCCATTTGAAAGAACATTACAATATGAAGCTTGGCTTTCAACATTATAAATATAAGTGTTTTCAATTGATAATTCGGTTGTATTTCCTGATGAAGAATATGCCTCGATTCCAACAAATGTTGGGTCGTCAATACTAACATACTCAAGATATACAAATGAATCTGCTAATGTTGAATCTACCCTTATTGAGCTGAAATTATTTATTAAATATACTTTGTGTAAAATTGCATAAGCCTCAGCACTATCGACCGAAACCGCAGTATTTCCTGTGACATCAATAATCTTAACAAATGAAATAGATGTCAAATCTCCCAACTCAAAAAGAACACTATTAGGGTCGTTTGGGCTAATGATAACCCCCTCTTGTGATTCACCAAAAATAGAAACATTTGAAGCAAGGCTAATCGTATTTTCAAAGTAGTGCCCCGATTCCACCCAAACCGTTATACTTTCACCTGAAAATGCTAACAAGTTTGCTTCAGTAATACCCTTACCTATTGTTTTAAAAGGGTTTGAGATTGAGCCATTACCTATAACGTCATTACCATTTGGAGAAACATACAATGTTTTAGAAGGTTTTTTCAGTGCTAATGTTAAATCCTTCTGAATATTATGTTTTAATAAATGCTGATAAATATGTGACATAAAAATTAAGCTACAGAAATATTTGTTAAATTATCCTCAATATCGTAAGTGAATGATTGCGTCAATACAGTTGTAACACCTTTCTTATACGTAATTGTATCAACCAACACACCTGTTGAGCCTGTCACCCAAGTGTAATCAACCTGATTGCCGGATATATACTCCCAATTTCTATAAAGTTCTCCAAGGCTCGAAGGATTAAATAGTTCCAAATCCAAAGAAACATTAGGTTCAGGAGATACTAAAGCCCCTGTACTAGTATTGTACCAAACATCTCGAAGTTGATAATCCAAAGTACCAATGAAAACCAGCCTCTTAAGGACATCTCCAATCGAATATGTTACACCACTATTCACACAGATATAGTAGTCAGAACTTTGTATTAATTCGTTATCGTTGGGCATATATATTTTTCTAATAAATATTACTCTTTACCTAAAGATTCAATAAAAATTTTTAATTCGGTGACATCTGTTTTACCTTCAACCCTTGTGAACTTAAATTTACCTTTCAAAAGAGTATTTAAAGCCTTCCCTTGGCTTTCTGCAATCTTAAATCGCTGAAAGGTATAATTGCTAACACCCTCATAAACATATTGACCCCCATCGTCAAATATAACAGCAAGAAGCATTTTTTCCGAATCATACTTGGAAGCCAATATGTTAGTTGATTTATAGTAGCAAGTAGAGGCGAGTTCAGTTTTTTCTTCTAATAAAAGCATGGTTTTTTTACCATAAATATCAGTTATATTAAGATAAAAAGACTATTTATAAAAAACACTCCACATGACTACGTTCGATGATATGGCAAAATCCTGCTTAAAAAAGGCAGAAAGTTACGCAAGAGTACAAGACCGTGATAAAGAAATTCGAGTTTCACACGTTATTTTTGCAATTCTGAATGATAAGAAATACAATATTGTGATTGATGTGCTAACAGAAATGAATGTGGATGCAGATTTACTAACCGATAGTGTTGAAGTAGTTAGGATGGAAAATGTTGAGCGGCAAGAAACTAAACCACAAACAATTAAAAATGGTAAAGAACTCGACGAAATTTTAAATTATGCTCTCGAAAATACTATAATTTTTGACACAAAAGAAAATGCGAGTATAATCGATATTTTTTTAGCCTGCCTCGAAATAGATAACGAGCTAACAGAGACGTTTAAAGATTTCCATGTAAATTATGAAGAATTTAAAGAAATAGCAACCGATTTTGAGGCGAATGAATATGAAACAGAATATGAGGGAATGGAATTTGTTGAAGCCTTGACATCTTCACAGTCCAAATCAACAGGTAAAATAGACACTGTTGAGAAATACTGCCAAAACTTAAATAAACTTGCAACTGAAGGGAAACTAGACTCCTGTATTGGTAGAGAGAAAGAAATCCAGCAACTATATAGAATTTTAACTAGGACAAAAAAACGAAATGCAATTCTTATCGGTAGGGAGGGTGTAGGTAAAACCAACTTAGTTGAGGGGTTAGCTTACAATATCGTAAAAAATAAAGTACCCCAAGTTCTATCAAATAAGACAATTTATTCACTTGATTTAAACAGCCTGATTGCTGGGACAACCTTTAGGGGAATGTTTGAAGAACGAATTCAAAAAATCCTTGAAGAATTAAATTCTAATGGGAATGCAATTCTATTTATCGATGAAATTCATAATATTGTCGGTGCAGGAGCTAGTGAAGGTGTACGAGATTTAGCAAACGTCTTGAAACCGTATCTTGCAAGGAAAAGCTTCCAAGTCATTGGTGCGACTACACTATCTGAATATCAAAAGATTTTTGAAAGGGATAAAGCATTAAGTCGAAGATTCTCTGAGGTCGGAATTGATGAACCATCAATTGAAGACACAATTCTAATCCTACAAAAGGTTAAAAAGGGAATCGAAGAAGCTCACAATGTCAGAATAAGCCAAGATGTGATAAGGTCTTGTGTAGAACTAAGCCATAAATATATGCCTTATCGTATGCTTCCTGACAAAGCAATAGATATTTTAGATGATGTATCCGCAAAAGTCAGAATAAATAATTCTATGGATGCGGAATTAAGCCGATTACAAAAAGAATATGAGATTATTGAATCCAAAAAAGTTGACATAATCAGAAATAAGACATATCACTTAGCAGAAGAAGTAAAAAAGGATTCCCAAAAACTTCTTTCGAAGCTTAAATCCCAAAAGAATAAGAAAAATACAGGGAAAACAATTGATATTTCAGTTGATGAGGTCAAAACTATCATCCATGAATATACTAAAATACCAATTACAAATGATGGTATCAATATTCAAGAGCTAAAATTACATTTGAAGGCAAATGTCATTGGACAAGACCATGCGATTGATTCAATTGCAAAGGCAATGATGTTGAATAAATTAAATTTAGATGATTATGAAAAGCCAATTGGCACATTTATGTTCATCGGATTCTCTGGCGTTGGAAAAACTGAAATTACGAAGCAAATTTCAAAATTTTTAGGAACAGAAAAAAGTCTCATTAGAATTGACTGTAGTGAATATTCTCATGGGCATGAAATTACAAGACTTGTTGGTGCTCCACCAAGTTATGTTGGATATGAAGATGGAGGTATCTTAACAGAAGCTGTTAAGCGAAATCCTTTCTCAGTTGTGCTTTTTGATGAGATTGAAAAGGCACATGAGAAATTATTTGACCTTCTCCTCCAAATCATCGGTGAAGGAAGATTAACCGATAATAAAGGTGAAACTATCAACTTTAAAAATACTGTCATTATCCTAACATCAAATATTGGGACAAAAAGTGTAATACAGTCAAGAAGTGGCATTGGGTTTGGCGATGCGGTACAAGGATACGATAAGGCAGTTGTTGAAAAAGAAGTTAGAAAGTTTTTCAAACCAGAATTTATAAATAGATTAGATGAAGTTGTCCACTTTAATATCCTCACTAAGGAAAATATATTTACCCTAATGGATTTAGAGTTCGCTAAGTTAGTGAAACAAGTTCAAAAACATGGAGTTACACTTAAAATTTCAGAAGAAGTAAAAGAGTATCTCTTTGAAAAAGAATATATCCCTGAATATGGATTTAGACCATTCAAAAGATATATCAGCAACGAAGTTAAAACACTCATTGCAGAAATTCTTTTGGAACAAAAACCTAAAGAAATAAAAATTTCATTGGAAGACCAAAAAATAAAGGCGGTTATTTAACCGCCTTTATTTAGTAAATCTCGAAGTTTTCGTCATCTTCAATATCGCCGCCGAATTCGTCGTCAATATCAAATCCCGATTCAGGTGTGTCCCAATACTTATCAAGCCAATCTCCTTTAGAATCCAACTTTTGGAATTTTCTCAATTCTGAAGTTGGATTTTCTTCATAGTACCCAAAATCATCCTCGGTATCTAATTCGTTTATCATGTCGCCGTCTTCACAGTCTTCACAATCTGATTCCAAAAAGCCATAATTTTTATCCTTGTTCGAATCCCATTCAGAACCTAAATCATAGTCGGCATCCATATCGTCTGAATAAGGTTCATCATACATAGGGTCATAATCGTCACTGTAAGAGTAATCATCAGGCTCCGGCATATCCATTTCAGGTGCACCTTCTACATCAAAATCAAATGAAGGGTCTTCATTTCTTCGGAAAGCAGGTTTTCCCATCGAAGGCATTGTATCAGCCTTATTACCATATTTTTGGAATTTTGTCATGGATGGGTCACCAAAATCTTCAGCCATTGGGAAATCCATCATTTCCGCAATTTCGTCATACATTTCAACCATTTCATCACCATGACTTTCATTTTGATGTTTTCCATAGCACGATTCAAGCTGTAATTGAGGGTTTTTACCTTTTTGTTTTGCCGTCTTCTGGATATTCATCATTTCGAAAATCAATGATTCCGGAAGTTTCAATTTGCTTGCAGTTTCCTTAATTGCAGCAGCATTGGATTTACCTGCAAATTTACTATCATTGAAATATTTTTTTATCATCGGAACTACGATTGCACCATCATTCTTGAATCCCTCATAAACCTTACCCTTGAGGCTTGATACAAAATTGAATAGACCTCTACCTGCGGATTTAGGATTTTTTCCCTCCTTGATGATAGATTTTATTTTTTTGATATTCCCTTCATTCACACCATATTTTTGCCCGATTCTATCAACAAATTTTAAACCGTGATATTCAGTTTTACCCTTTAAAGAATTAACAACCTCTTCAATCAAATCGACAACTTGTGATTCGGTCATATATTTAGCATTTTTAAGCTTTTCCTCAAGTTTAAATCCTAAACCGAGACCAATACCTCCCTTCTTTCCAACTGCACGCTTGTATGGTTTATTCTTAGTCTTTTTAGGGGTCACATTAGGGTCTTCAAAGCCTAACCCCAATCGCATCACTTCGCGACCTTCCTTAATCTTCTTTTTAAATTGACCAACAGTTAGTTGCTCAACAACCACAGGTTTTTTATTATTAAGCATTTTCTTAAAATCTTTTGCTGTAAATTCCATTATTGGCTTCATATTTTTACCTTTATTTTTATTTTCGTTTAATTCAATCCCATAACCTTGTGCCCCCCTAATAACATCTTCTCCATGTCCTTTACTTTGCAAATACTCAACTGTGAAGTTATATCCGCTATATTTTTCCCAACTAGCGTTGGTATATTTTGACACAGGCTCACCCTCAGCTTCAGTTTTTTCGATAAATTCAAAAAGCATCGATGATTCTTTAAATTTAGAAGGGTCATACGCAGGAAGAAATGTCAAATAATATTCTTCATTATAATCAACCGCATACACCGGACCGTTTCCACCATAAATCATAGCCTGCAATTTATAAATACCAGGTCCGCCTAATTGATAAACTTGTTTATCATCAAAGTTAGCCCAACTCATTTTATATACCTTGAATTGGCGGTTAGCCTTTTCTATAAGCTGATAATACGCAAGATTAGACAACTCGTTCAATTTACCTTTTTTTGTAGTTTTATTTTGTTCATATAGCCCACCTTGAAAACTTTTTAATCCTTCAGCGAATTGCTCATAGAAATTCTCAAAGAAGTCTAAAACTTCAATTGCAAATGTTCGATTTTCTTCACGGGCTCTAGTATGCCAATAATTATGTCGGATATTGTCTAATTCACGCTTTGCTTGATAAACTATTGGTCTAAAGGTAGCACTCAACTCTTTCTTATCCTTATTAGACAATTTATCGTAGTATTTTAGTGTTGATTGATAGTCACTAAAATTACGTCTTGCTAACTTTATCTTACTCCTGAAAAAATTGTAATTGTGTACCACATTACTCATTCCAAATTGTCGTAAAGCTCTTTCATCTAATGAGGCTATAAAGTCGTCAGCATGTTTGAACAAACTGTCAAAATATGATAAATCCATTTTATTTTTCTAATAAATATCACTTTCTTTTTCTAAATGTCAAAATCGGCTTATACAACCCGACTTGTATAGTAGGTCGGATTTTAAAAGTATTATCGTAGAGAACTGATGCACCGACCCCCACTCCGATACTTGCAATATCCTTTGGAGGTTTAATGTTAAACGTTTGTGCAGTTATGTTACTGTTAGGGTCGTCAGATACAATGGTTAATCTCAGTTCCGGCCGCTTGAAAACATTTGGTTTTACATTATGTGAAATTAAATTATACTTTGCACTGTAAGTATAATTATAACTCATTTTACCATTTTTTGTGTCAACCTCACCACTCAATTTCAAATGTTTTCCGGTTGTATCAGCGAAAGCATATCTATCTAATGTATCGCTGATTTTAACAACTTGAACTTCCCCTTTGCCGGATGATGTTGTTGTGATTACAATCGCAGACTTCAAATCATTTAGTTTTATCCCCAAAGAAGCTAATTCACTTCTCAGGGCAACCATTTCAGCATCATTTGAATTCTGAATCGTAAATGGTACATATTCTCTATTAGTATGTTCAATTATCGCCCGACCTTGATTATCAATTCTTTTAGAAATTATTGAATCCCTTTGATTCAATTCTTTCATCAAGTCTTTAGGAGAAAACTTATCATTTTTTCCAAAAATAAGGAAAAATAGAATAACATAAATCGGTAATGTTATTATCAATGGCTTTATAAAATCTTTCACTTGTTTCTTTATAAATATCAAATGATTCTTTGAACTCTTTGGAATTTTTTAATGTTCCTAAGAGTTTATATAGTATTAAAACCGTTTACACAGAATTGTGAAATTGGGTATAATTTTTGTGAAAAAATATAGATATTGCGATGCAATTAGTAGAACAACATACAATAAAGAAATCGGATGCGAGGTACAAAGAGCTTTTGCAGATATGCCACCTGTCGAAGAATTTGTACAATGCGGGATTGTATGCTGTCAGACAGCACTATTTTTCGACAAATAAGTTTCTCACGTATTGTGAGTTGGTGAACAAGTTCACCTTGGAGAAGAATGAGGACTATTGTGCTTTGCCGCGCAAGGTCTCACAGCAGACTTTGCGGATGGTGGAGCAGAACTTCAAGTCATTTTTTGCGGCAATGAGGGCAAAGAAATCCGGAACAAACAACCGCAAGGTCAGAATCCCTCACTATCTTGAGAAGGACGGGCACTATCTCACAGCCTATACCAATCAAGCAATTTCAAATAAAGAGTTGCGGAGCGGTGTTGTCAAGCTTTCTGGTGTTGATGTGACCATCAAAACGAACAAACAGTCAATTCAACAAGTTAGGATAGTTCCGAAAGGCACACATGTTGTTGTTGAGGTCATCTACAACATTCCGGAAGTTGCTAAGTTGCAAGATAACGGCAGGTACGCATCAATAGACCTCGGGTTATCGAATCTTGCGACTGTGGCATCAAACTGCTGCAAGCCGTTCATTTTGAACGGCAAGCCTTTGAAGTCCATCAATCAATTCTTCAACAAGCGGAAGGCACAACTGCAAAGCAAGTTGAAGCAAGGAAGAAAAACAAGTAAAAGAATCAAGGCTATCACGCAAATCAGGAACAACAAAGTTAAGGATTATATGCACAAAGCTAGCCGGATATTGGTTAATCAATTAGTCTCTAACTCCATCTCGATGCTTGTCATCGGGAAAAATAAGGAGTGGAAACAAGAAATCAATATCGGCAGTGCAAACAATCAGAATTTTGTTGCCATTCCTCACAGCACATTTGTGGCGATGGTCAAATATAAGTGTCAGTTGGTTGGTATCAAAGTCAAAGAAAGAGAAGAGAGTTACACTTCAAAGTGCAGCTTTCTTGACAATGAGCCTATCAAAAAGTACGAAAAGTATGCGGGCAAAAGAGTGAAACGAGGACTCTTTGTATCAGCATCGGGTAAACAAATCAATGCTGACCTTAATGGTGCATTGAACATCCTGAAGAAAGAAGTTGGGGAATTTCAGTACCCAATAGAGGTGTGTAGCACGCCAACGGTTTTAACCGTGAAACACAAATCTTGAAATTCATCGAATTTTACAGCTTTTTGTAGCTATTTATATGAAAAATCAAATGAAAGTTTTATTATCTGAAGCAATTTACAACAATATCAAAAGAAGATTAAAAACGCTCAAAGAAGATTATGAAATTTCTAATGAAGAATATGAAAATCTTCTAGAGATGTTTATGTCTTTTCAAAAGACAAATATGGAGATTGCTGAAGAAATTGCAAAATCTTCGGGGATACCATTATCAAAAATTATATATGATGTTTTTGGTAAGATAGGCAGTGATATAGACCATACCATAGATGGAGTTTTATGGTATGTAGATGTTATTAAGAATGAGGTGACATTAGATAGTCGAAACTTGAGTTATATTCCACGTGGATTTTTGAATATACCGACAATAAAATTTCTTGACACAAGCCTAAACAATTTATCTGAACTCCCAAATGAAATTGGGAATCTTCAGGATTTAGAAGGACTCTTCCTCATGAATAACCAATTAGCATTACTACCCGATGCAATTGGAAATTGTGAGAAATTACAATTTTTCAACATAGCCAAAAATAAACTTAGCAAGTTGCCTAAAACATTTTCTAAATTAATCCATATAAAGGTTCTCGATTTACATAAAAATAACTTCAATTATTTCCCAACAGAAATTTTATCATTACCAAAAATATCTGAGTTAGACTTATCAAATAATAAAATAACAGAAATTCCAAGTGAAATTTCAAATCTTGACAAATTGAAAGATTTATATATGACATCAAATAAAATAACATCTATTCCTGAAAGCATTGGGAATATGAGGTCTTTACGCTATATTAATTTTTCGAACAATAATATTTCAGTACTCCCTGAAAGTATTTACAACTTAGAATACTGCTCATTTGATTTTTCTATGAATCCTCTTTCTCCTGAAACTATTGAAAAATTAAAGAAATATGAAAGCGAAACTAATCTCAATGTTGCAATATAAAATGAATACAAAAAAAATAAATGAAGTAATGAAGAAGCGTTTGGATGAAGGCTTCTTTGGGAACATACAAGAGGGAGATTTAATTAAAAAAAATCTTTTTGAGGATGATAATTTTGAACCGCAAATTCGAGAACTTGTTAGGTCAGGAGATACTGATAATTTACAGTTGGCAGAACAGTTAGCACTAGGTTTTAACATAAATATCGAGGAAATAATCCTTGATGAATGGGGGTCTTTATTAGGTCAAATAAATTACACCGGAGGGTTGATTAATGGTGTGAAAAAACTATTCAGGTTAAATACACTTTACCTTTCTGATGAAAACTTTTCCGAACTACCAAAAAATTTGTGCAATTTACATTCATTATATAAGATAGACCTTAGTAATAATGAATTAACTTCTCTTCCCGAAGATATAAGCAATTTATACAACTTAGAATATCTAACACTCTCTAAAAATGGACTAACGGAAATTCCACATGGAGTTTTTATGTTAAATCGCTTAACTGAACTTTATTTAAGACAAAATGCAATTCAAGAAGTTTCCCCAAGAATTGGAGAATTGGAAAACTTGAGAATACTCAGTTTGCAAGATAACTATATCACAACTCTTCCAAATGAAATAGGACAATTACAAAATTTAGAAGAGTTTTACTTTACAGGAAATGAGATTTCGATGTTACCAGAATCCTTTTCTAATTTGGCAAACTTGCGCGAGTTATCGATTGGTAGTTCAGAGTTGGATTTAGGAAATCTTCTTTACCATTTAAAAAATTTAAAAAAATTGAATGAACTAAGCCTCTTTAGAGCTTACCTAGATTTGGATGGATATAGAAAGATTGCAGCCTATTGTGATAGTGAAGGAATTAAGCTACGATAGTAATGCAAAATCAAAAGATATTTCCATATTTCCAAAGAATTGACGACTTCATAAGAGATTTATTACTTCTTCAGAAATCGTCAATTCGAAAGATACTTATCTATGTGAGCGATAGAACTGCTGACAAAACTACTATTGTCATAAATGCAATTTGCAATGAAGAGATGAAAATTTCAATAGAAGTTGAAAATTCTTTAGGAAATGATGTTATTGATGAATTTTATAGCGGATTGAAGCGTTATATAAAAAAACAAATTAATATAAAGATTGAGGTTGTATGAGGTTAATTTTAAAGGAAGATAAGGCAAAATTACAACTTAGTGAGGGTATGAAATATCATTTGGAGAATAAACTTTCTTTAGATGAGTCGGAATTTCGTATGGGTTCTATTGCATGGTGTGACTTGGTAAATGAAGTGAGAAGTCTGTATTTTGGAGGCTATATACTCATTAGTGAGGCTGAAAAAGCAATCATAGAATCTAATGCAGGCTCATTTGGTGAATATAATGGTGAAGATGTCCCATTAGATGCACCATTTCCTATCGATGAAGCCGGAAATTTTGCGGTTTTTTGTCTTAATGAAAATAATGAAACCGTCAGAGTTGTTTTTTCTGAAGCTAAAGACTCATTATTGAATGAAATTGAACATATAACAGATATTGAGTCAAAATATCCAATTTCAATAAACGTCAAATATCACATATCAGATGTTCCTGCGATTTATATCCAAAGTATCATTGTCGATAAGGATAAAAGGCGAGAAGGCATTGGTTCTAAAGCAATGCAAGATATTATAGATTGGGCAGATAAAAAACATGTAATTATTACATTAACCCCTGAAAACACATTTGGGACACCTGTTTCTGTTTTAGAAAAATTTTATAAGCGTTTTGGCTTTGTTAAAAATAAGGGTAAGAATAAGGATTACAGGTTTTTGGGTAGTTTAATACGATATCCAAAAACAATTAGCCTGACCGAATCTTTAGATAAAACTAGTTCAATAACTGCATACCACGGTTCAAATGTAAAGCATAATTCTCTTGTGACAGATTACGTTGGCGGCGAAAATGCAAATGATGAGCAGGGTCCAGGCTTATACTTCACAACTGATAAGGCTGATGCAATGAAATATGGGGCATATCTTTACACCGTCAATCTTACATTAAAAAATATCATTTCTGATAGGAAAAGAGTCTCTAAAACCGATTTAAATCTTGCTGCCAAACTGATAAAAAGCAAGGATGAGGAGACTTGGCAAAGTATTGCACAGAATTGGCACATGAATCCTATAATAGGGCTAAAACAAGCGATACGAGACAGCGCAGATGTTGATAGCCAAAAGGATTTCTTTTTAAATGTATGGTATGATTGGTTTTTATACGATGCCAAATCCTTTGTGGATGGTATGGTGAATTTAGGATTTGATGGGTTGGAGATAAGTGAACCATACAAATCGAGCTGGGGGGCGGCAAGCAACTTTAAACATTATATTGTCTATAATCCAAAATGTATAATAATTCAATCTATAGATACTGTTGATATGATGAATGAAACTGTCGATAACTATAAAATGTGGAAACGCAAAAATGTCACATTGCGGGGGATTAAAACCCTTGGTCAGCCAAATAATGTAAGCGGTCAATTTGGTAAAGGACTTTACACCGTGCCACTTAGTAATAAGTCAATGGCTAAACAATATGGAGATGTTTACTTTGTGGTAAATGCCGTCCCTAAAAACCCAATTGTTGTAGATTCATTAAATGGAGCTGAAATGTGGAGGCAGAAGTTAATGATTGACTTTTGTGAAAAACACGGACTTCCATTTGACATCCGACATTTCGAGGCAAACACAACCATTGAAGATGAGATGCTCAAATTAGGTTATGATGGCATAATCATAAAGGGGCGTGAAATGGTAAATTATGCTCCTGAAAATATCAGATATTTCAAAACAGAATCGGAGCTAGTTGGATATTATGAAAGAACATTTGAAACATTGTAACTTCTTTGGAGAATGGATATTAATAATTTAAATGAAGTAATGAAGAAGCGTTTGGATGGATGTTCCTTTGGGAGCATACAAGAAGAGGAAGTGTTTGATATAAAATCAAAGCTCACAGGTCTTCTAAAATCCGGAACACCGGATAACATTGAACTTGCCATCATGGTAGCACAGGGTCAGGAGTTTGACATTGATGCTTTGCTAAATGAGCTTTTTGACTTGCAATTTTGGATGGATAATCTTGATGACATTCCTCAAACAAGCAAGGTGGAAGCACTCCGTTTTTTGCTGTCAAAAACTAGCATAAACCTTTACCGCAAAGGATTGTCAGCACTTCCGGAATCCATCGGCAACTTGCAGAATTTGGAATGGTTGCGCTTGTATAACAACAACCTGAGCAGTCTTCCGGAATCATTCGGCAACTTGCAGCATTTGCAAGGGTTAGATTTGTCTTATAACAACCTGAGCAGTCTTCCGGAATCATTCGGCAACTTGCAGCATTTGCAAGGGTTAGTTTTGTATAACAACAACCTGAGCAGCCTTCCGGAATCCATCGGCAACTTGCAGAATTTGCAAAGGTTGTATTTGTATAACAACAACCTGAGCAGCCTTCCGGAATCCATCGGCAACTTGCAGAATTTGAAAGTGTTGGATTTGGATAACAACAACCTGAGCAGCCTTCCTGAATCCTTCGGCAACTTGCAGAATTTGCAACGGTTGGATTTGTCCGGCAATACGATACCCACAAATGCAATAAAGAGGTTGAAGGCTATACTTCCAAATTGTAAAGTGGAATTTTAAATAAAAAAAAACCATGAATATTAAAAATTTTATAAAGAAGCAGTTAAATGAGGCGCTTGGTGTTCCGGATGAAATATTATACTGGGGCAAGCATTTCTATGAAAAAGTTTTGGAATTCATAAGAAAATCCAAAACCTTTGATGATATTTCGTATCAACACAAGATTCCAGGGCGATTCAAAATAGGAGATTATTCATTTGATACTATTGATTTCTCTTTTGATTTCACACCTATATCCATGTCAGGAGATGAAAATTATCGATATTTAGGGATGTATTTTAGACCTTATGCCCAGACTGTTGCACCTCCAAAAAATGGAAAATCATACAGGGTTAAATCTCATAATCCAACAAACCAAATTACGATTGGAATTAATATTGGAATAAATCCAGGGGTTAAAAAGTCTTATGACTCAAAAGAATTTTACGATTTCATGTATAGTATAAAAAATGATGCGATATCTCATTTAACACATGAAATGGCGCATTCTTTTGATGTATCGAAAAAAAGTGACCGTCCAGCAGGAGAGACTATCAAATATGGAGCAGTGAACTCTGCATTAAATGAAAGATTCAATATTGGTTTATTGAGGAAGTTTTTTTTCTTGATGTATTATACACATAACATCGAAAATGCAGTTCGTGTGCCTGAGTTAGCTGCAAAAATCGTTGAACAGGGTATAACTCAGCCTGAATTTAAACAGTTTTTGAAAAAAAGTGAAGCCTACTATGAATTAGAGAGTGCTAAAGAGATGACCTATGAAAAGTTGCTAGATTCAATCGCGGCACAATCTGATTTGGTTCGTGGTCAATTAGCTAAAACTCACGGTTATGAGGTATTGCAATATAGCAACGATGATATAGCTGAACTTATTCTTTCAAAACTTTTTGAGTTATTTAAGTCTAATACAACAGGATTAGCAACTTCTTTTTTGGGTGTTGGAGGAAGTCAAGTAGAGTATCTAAAAAAATATCTAAAGAAGTCTAAACTCACAGGAAGTTATGAAGATTTCTATAGACATGAAATAAAGCTTATGAATAGAGCTGCTGAGAAGATGATGAAAAAACTTGCAGGACTCTACGCCTATATCCCCTTGATAACACAAAACAACGATGATAAAACTGAAATCGAAGCAGATGAGCAGGTGGATATGATTTTAACCATGATAAAAACAGGAGATATTGGGAATATTGAACTTGCATTTGTGATAGCTGATTCAATTGATATTGACATCGAAAGTCAAATTATTGAGAAATATTTCAAACATGAGCTTACGAAGAATAATATCCCTTTAACACGTGATGGGCTGAAGAATTATTTTGAGAAAAAGAAAATCGGTTTAATCTAAATAGAAAGGCAGCCAATGGCTGCCTTTTCTTTTAGTACAAGTGAATTTTTAAGTCATTGCCTATATATATGCCATCAAGCCAAAATTCGCGTTGTTTTAATACATTTTTTATTTGTGTTTTCGCATCATCTGTAAGGCTGATGTTGCCATTCAAATGGAAACTAGCACCCCCTAAAGCTTTACCTGCGAATGAACTCCCAATTTCGTTGTCCCAGTTTTCACCATCTTTACTCCCACTTAATTCATATAGGACATCTGGAGTAAGTGATAAAAGAAATCTCGATATCAAATTCTTTATTTTAACCTCTGATTGAGAAGCTATATTTGAAACATTTAAAATTTTTGTAAAATCAAAATCCTCACCTTGGATTTCGATAATGCTGTCAATCAAATTTTCTTCTTCCAACCAAATTGCATACTCAAAAAAACCTTTAGAAATTTCATCTATATCAAATCCAAGTTCATCAATTATCTCTTGAATAATCTCCTTGATGTCTATTCCTTCAGCGGCTGCAATTTCTTTTGCAATTTTATAATTATCGCCTCCTGCTTTTATGAGATTCTTTAGATTCTCATATTCTTCATTTGAAAGTTCTTCTTTCAAAAGCTGTAATTAAGCTAACTTTTGAAATGCTAGCTTCATTTGGGATTCTGTTATTTTGATTTTTGGAGTTTTCATAATTAATTTGGTTCAAAATTTTGCATTTATAGTGCAATTTGGGAGTGCCACTTTCAACCTTCTTAGGGTATCTGTTGGTATCGTATTGCCGGACAAATCCAACCATACCAAATTCTGCAAGTTGCCGATGGATTCCGGAAGGCTGCTCAGGTTGTTGTTACCCAAAAACAACCTTTGCAAATTCTGCAAGTTGCCAATGGATTCCGGAAGGCGGCTTAGCTTGTTGTCACGCAAATACAACCGTTCCAAATTCTGCAAGTTGCCGATAGATTCAGGCAAGCTGCTCAAGTTGTTATCAAATAAATCCAATCTTATCAAATTTTGCAAGTTACCGATGGATTCCGGAAGGCTGCTCAGGTTGTTGCCACGCAAATACAACCCTTTCAAATTCTGCAAGTTGCCGATGGATTCCGGAAGGCTGCTCAGGTTGTTGTTATCCAAATTTAACTCTTGCAAATTCTGCAAGTTGCCGATGGATTCCGGAAGGCTGCTCAGGTTGTTGTTACCCAAACCTAACCTTTGCAAATTCTGCAAGTTGCCGATGGATTCCGGAAGACTGCTCAGGTTGTTATAAGACAAATCTAACACTTGCAAATGCTGCAAGTTGCCAATGGATTCCGGAAGACTGCTCAGGTTGTTGTTATACAAATTCAACCCTTGCAAATTCTGCAAGTTGCCGATGGATTCAGAAAGTTCCGACAATCCTTTGCGGGAAAGGTTTATGCTAGTTTTTGACAGCAAAAAACGGAGTGCTTCCACCTTGCTTGTCCGGGGAATATCATCAAGATTATCCATCCAAAACTTCAAGTCGAAAAGCTCATTTAGCAAAGCATCAATGTCAAACTCTTGACCCTGTGCTACCATGATGGCAAGTTCAATGTTATCCGGTGTTCCGGATTTTAGAAGGCTTGTGAGATTTGACTTTATATCAAACTCCTCCTCTTGTATGCTCCCAAAGAAGCCTTCATTCAAACGCTTCTTCATTATTTCATTAAGTTTTTTCGTGTCCATTTTAGATTTAGATTATACTGTTAAATATCTTTAAGGAATTGAATATTTATAATAAAAAATATATGGCAGGCGAAAAACCAAATAATTTTCCCGTTCGTACAGTTTTAGACGGAACCGAAGAAGTTTATACCCAAACAAATGATGTACCTGAAAAGTTCACTACCCAGCAAATTGCGGATTTAGGGTGGACTGAAACTATTGTAAGTGTATCAGCAGTTGAAATACAAGGATTGAGTTTATCTCCTAAAGACTTACTCCCAACTCCAGGGTCGGGCAAGTACTATGAGTTTGATAAATTCATTTTTGAGTTCGACTATGGAACAACAAAATACACATCCGGTGGTAAAAATGCCTTTATCATAAGTCAGGGTTCCCGAATCGCATCAGTTGATGTAACTTTGGTAACGGGGGATAGTGATAGAGTCGCAGTCGTGACAGCGTATATTCCTGCAAATGGTGATTGGGGTGGAATTGGGGGTGGTAATCCACAAACAGCAGTGTTCTCTCTTAATCAGAAGGTGACGTTGGGGATGCACGATGTGCCAACCTTAAAAGACGGAAACGGAACTATGCGGATTTTGATGCGATATAGAGTTAGAACTTTCGGTTTTTAAAAAAAAAGGCGGCTTAAAGCCGCCTTCTTTCATACCAACCACGCCATCAATATAATGACAATCGCGTGAAGATATTGGTCTGCCCCAAAAACAACCCAATGCCATTTATTAGTGGGGGACTGAAGGGGCGGAATCGTTATGTTTTTTGCGGTTGAATTGCTTAGAATTTGAGTAGTTTTTGTCATCCATTTCAAGGCTTCCACTATTTTATAAAGAGGTATTTGATTTACATAACTCTGCTTTAAAACTATTAAAGAACCGAATTCCTTCAAAAGAAATTTCTTAACATCAATTGGATATCCTACCAAAATTTGCACTGCTAAATCAATATTTTCTTCACCTACATAGATGAGATTCATTATTGATTCATATTCATCAATTGGAAGATTTACATTCATTTTTTGATAATAAGATATTCTTTTGAAAATGTTCTACCTTCAATTTTGAAGATGTATGAGCCTGCGGGATAATTTTCCAAAGAAACTATTTCATCATTTGAATTATTAAAAATTTCCTTTGAAATTACTATTCTTCCCAAGATGTCATAAACTTCTAAGGAGGCAGTTCCTGTATAAAAATTTCGAATTGTTATTTTACTATTGGTCGGATTCGGAAAAACCAATATTCCGTATTCGATAGGATTATCGACGGCAATTGCGGCAATATCAGAGTATGAATCGCGATTATTATCAACCCATTTCAATCGATAATAGGTATAGCCATTAGATGACGGGTATCCATCTATAAACTCGTAATCTTGACGGGTAGTACCGTTCCCTTTGGTTTCAACCCAACCTATACTATCAAAATTGATTCCATCATAACTCCTCTCAACTGTAAATCCGGGGTTTAAGTATTCAGAAGCCGTTGCCCAAGAAAGGTAAGCATCTCTGCTATTTTCACGATATTGAGCTCCAAAATGTAACAGTTTAATTGGTAGAATCGGGGAACAAGAAAGGGAAGCCGTCCCACCCCATGAAAGTGTATATCCGCCTCCCGAATTTGCAGACCATTCATCAACGACCATGTAATATGTTTGACCTGCAATAACATTCATTTGAGCTACAAATGAGTTTCCTGTAACATTTTCAATGTTGTCAATTGATACTGCATCTGAACCAGTATTCCCTGTATTTCCCGAATCTGAACATCTGACCGGATTACCAAGATTCCCGCAAGTGACATTCGGCCCGTAAACTGCAAAGTCATAGTCGTCAGTGTTGATAGTCGGGTCGATTAACCAGTTTAGCGTACCGCTAGATTGGACTGTTAGCAAATACCATTGTGTATGATTTTCTCCTCCCGCAGGACATGAATTTGATGGGCATCCCTCTGCAAGTAAGCCTGGACTCGTTGCATTCCCTGTAATATTACTATTCCCACAGACAGGAATCGCTCTTGTGCAATCATTAGGGTCTATTCCGTTGGGACCGAATCCCGGAGTGGCACAAGGCACACAGGAAAGAGAAGCTGACCAACCTGCATCATTAATTGTTGCATCGCTTGTGAAGCGGAATGTTAAACATCCGCTTGGATTATTTGCGGTGTAAGTAAACGGTACTGCCAGTACTCCTGTAATCCTACCTGTTACGTTATTTGCAGGTGGGGTGGTAAATACGGGCGAATTTTGAGTAGCGCCATTTCCAATTGTTAAATAGTCGAATCCACTTTCGGTTCGAAAGCTGTTAAATGTGACTCGAACACATCCACCAATCATACTGGGGCAAAAAACTCTATAAAGTCCACCTGCCACATTGTTTGCATAATTACCTGCATTTCCTCCATTATCGAAGTATGAGCCTGAACAGGTCGAAACGAGACAGTTTGTTACCCGTTCCCCTTGTATTCCTGTCGTTCCGTGTAAAAAAATTTGTCCATTAGCTGAAAAAGCCGCCAATAAAATAATAAATAAAAGTATCATAGTTTAAATGTTTTACTGTTTTCTAGTTTTTTAAAATCCGGGGTAAATTGAACGCCTGATAAGTTTATTCTATTGAATGCGACTTCAACATCCTCATCTGTCCCCTCATAAATAACACAAGGTAAATCCATATAGCGAAATTTTTGCCACAATTCTACAAATGCAATTCCAATGTTTTCTGTAAGTTCAGGGTCATTGATTAGTAATGAAGAGTTGATTGAACCCCCGCTCCTTACTAATTTTGCATATTCGAAATCTTTTTCATCTAAAGAAAAATCTTGGGTCAGGGTGTTAAAATATACTCCCTTCCCCATTATTACTTCCAAAACTGTTCTAATTCGGTGTTGACCATCAATAATCTCGTACTGAAACCCACTCAGTTTACGCAACTGTATAAGTCCAATTGGAATCCCCTTTGAAATTGAATCAATCAAAAGAAGCTTTTTTTCGTCAGACCAACAATATTCTCTTTGGTAACTTGGAATCAACAATAATTGATGTTCCGCCAAATTCAAAAATTCAGTCGTTGACTTTTGCGATAATTGTACTTTCATTTTGTTTTTTTTTTCGTCAAAAATGTATTTTACAATTCGAGAGTATCGTTTCTATAATTCTCTCTGCTTTGGAAAAAATGTTGTTAGATAAATATAACAGTTCTAAATTGTTCAAATTTGCCATGGATTTTGGCAGACTACTCAGCTTGTTATCAGCCAAATCTAACTCTTCCAAATTCTGCAAGTTGCCAATGGATTCAGGAAGGCGGCTCAGGTTGTTGTTATATAAATCCAACCCTTGCAAATTCTGCAAGTTGCAGATGGATTCAGGAAGTGCTGATAATCCTTTGTTGGAAAGGTTTATGATAGTTTTTGACAACAAAAAACGGAGTGCTTCCACCTTGCTTGTCCCGGGGATACCATCAAGATTATCCATCCAAAACTTCAAGTCGAAAAGCTCATTTAGCAAAGCATCAATGTCAAACTCTTG